TACTAAACATATACATTCCTCCTACTAATCGGGTGCAGGATAAACTCCCTGCTTATTAAGAATAAATCTATCATCAAACAGAATACAGTCCATAGCTTAAAGAACCATGGTATAACAGACCACATAGTAAATGCCATACATGATTCAATCAAGAACGACATAACCATCCATGACTTAGCACCAACACTTACCGACTGTCTATCCACAACATCACCTCCTAATGGCGGGCGGGATTACCTTATGATTACAACATCACTATATAGTACAATAAGACATAGACAACTATATAGAGATAGACCATATAGCATTACCCCATACAAGATAAGCTAATAGAACACCTAACCACATAGAAGTACCTATACCTAAACAAAACCATATAGCACATTTATTATAATTATCCATACAACTTTCCTTTCATAGGTGTATTTTCCACTTTTACCTCTTATTATAGTACTTATGACTTTAGTCATTAGTCACCCATAATATAGGCACAAGGTACAAATAAATAAACATAACCTCTCAAACCCTTGGTACGCAAGGACTTTTTACTACCAGTACCCTCAAACATTCATTGTGTCTTACCTAGGCCCACTTTTAGTGTGTCCATTTGTTACCTTAAGGTTAAGTAAGTTACCATGACTTTATGACATCCAGAGAGAAAGGGAGTCACCTACACGGCGCTCCCTATGCGTTCCTCTATATAGTCTCTGTCCATCTCCATCTCCATAGGATGGCTTATATAGTATTCCTCCAAGCGGCGGCGTATCTCCACTGGACCTTCTTCGGTATCACACTCTGGTAATACAGGGTCCTGTACTATATAGATATCATTGCCTATATAAGAGATGAATAGCCCGTCGGTGCCCAGTGTCATCCCTTCCTTTAATACATACATACACTTATCAATAAACTCTTCCATTCTACCATTCCTCCTATATAGTACTACTTATGCCTATTAGCTAAATCATATAGCATTATGACACCACATATGAAAAACAATGCCGCCACGTATAACACTCTATTCTATATAGTCTTCCTCTCCCTATATAGTTCCTGCTATATATACCATATACCTATATAGTACATGATACTCTCTATATACATCCTACCTATTAATTCAATTCAATTAATCAGGCGTAATACGCCCACCAGCGAAAGCCTCCTCTAAAGGGGTCCCCCCACAACTTCAACCAGCCGAAGGCGAATAGTCAGCCGAAGGCAGGTCCTCCTATATAGGGACTCCCACACCCTATTTGCATATGGCTCGCTCATCGCTCGCCATCGGGCTTGCACCTGCTACCGCAGGGTCCGATAAAGAACGGGGCCTCTATAGCTAAACGCTCCCCGCGTGCGTCGGCGCAACAAGTTCGAATCTTAAGGGTCCCCTTCCCATGCGTAAACTCCGTGACAGCTTCCCCCCATTCACTTGAACTTGTAACGCGCCTCCTACCAGTCAAGCTTGGCCTCGCTTCGCTCGGCGTATCGGGCGGGTATATTCTCCAGCGTATATAGATAATGTATAAAACTAGCAGCCCATACAAGTAATCATCTCCCTATATAGTAATAAAGGAGGCCGAAGCCCCCATGGTGACAATTACTCTGCTACAACTCCCCACATGTCAAGACCAGCATCATACTGAGCAATAGCCATGATTAATGCAAGAGTTTCACGAGGTACAACCAAGTTAGGAACAGTTTGGAATACCCAGTTGCCATCAAACTCCATATCCAAAGCGTGTGATACAGATACTTCAGCGTCAGCATGTTTCTTCTTGCAGCTTGTGCAGTATAGGTTACCAGTGTTGCCTTTGAATTCTTTACCGCAAGTACAAGTAGCTTTCACATTGATTTCATTAGGTCTCCAGAAACCGAATGCAGGACGAAGGCCGTTCTTTGTATCCACCCATCCAATAGAAGTAGATGCAAGGTCAGAGCTAGAGTTAGCAGATGCATTCTTGATTGGGAACTCCAAGATGTTACCATTAGCTTTGATTTGGATTACCACAGTGATGTCTGGGTTGTTACGAGTACGAGACACTTCACTTGGGTCAACCAATACGATTTGCTCAATACCTAGTTCAGCATCAGACAATGTTTCAAGGATTCCTTCTAATCGGTTTAATACAGGGTATAGTTCAGCATTCAAGTACCAAGGGCCTTCAAACTTCTTGAATTCATTCTTGATTGATTCAGAGCGACCTAGACGACGACGACCTTCAGCAGCAGCAGGCTTAGTATTCTTTAGTACACGGCTAGTAGATTTACGGTTTGGTTTATTCATTTCAGTTTCCACCTTTTCATTAGTTGTAGTTTTAGTTTCTTTTACTTCAGCTTTCTTTTCTTCTTGTGTAGCAGCACCAGTATTTAAACGACGACGACCAGCAACCTTCTTTTCTTCTTGTTTCATTTCAACTTCCTCCTTAGTGTTTTCAACTTTGTTTGCATGTTTAGCCAAGAACTTTTGTGCAGCAGATGATTTAGCGATAGTAGCAGCTTTCTTTTCTTCAGGTGTAGATTCAACAGATACAGTGATTTCAGCAGTTTTAGTAGTTTTCATTAATTCCATCTCCTTAGTGTATGCTTGGTTTAGTACAGCAGCGATTGCATTAGCAACATTGATATCATCAGATACTACAGCGATGGACTTCTCTCCGCCGTTGATAGCTTCCATCACATACATATCAACAGCTTCTTCAAGTCCGTTCTTGCCCTCAGCAGTAAAGTTGTTAACAGTCATTTGGAAGTCTTCAACAAGAACATCAACACCAGCTTTAACATCTTCAGTAGTTGCTACGAATTTTACAAATTTAGTCATGATTAATTACCATCCTTATTATTAGTTATAGTTTTTTGGTTAAATAAATAAAGGGAAGCCCGAAGACTCCCCTGTGGTATTGCTTATAGTCCTAGAAGGTCAGCGATGTAGAACTTCACATCATCACAAACATTCAAGGCTTCTAGTGCAGCTTTAGGGTCAGCATCACGTTTCACATTGCTTACAAGAGAAGCATCGCGGCGAGAACCATCAGCAAACACATAGTAGTTGTTTGTTAATTCGATTTGAAGCATATGCTGTAATGCACCAGTAGCAAGCTCCACATCTTTAGCGTCATCACCAACAAGAACGAAACGTTGACCGCTTTCGATGACACGGTAGACATAGTCCATAGCCTTGTCATTCAAGTAACGAGTGAACTCAGTTGGCATTAAATCTTTGTAACCCATACCATAACCGATTTCATCTTCACGGTCCATAGTCTCACCCATAACCCACTCCACTTTGATTTCTTCTAAGTGAGCTGGAGCTTCGATTACAGTCCCATCTTCTTGCTCTACTTCAAGAACCACATTAGTAGTATCGAAGAAGTATGGTGCGAATGCTGGAATCTTCTTAGACTCTTCACGCTCTTGAGCACGAACGATGGCTTGAGCTAACCAGTACACAGCAAGGTCCCACTTATCGTTCTCAGCATCAGTTAAACCTTCAGGCTTGTTATCAGCTAATTCGAAGATTGCTTCTGCTTGAGCTTCATCAAGTTTCCACATGTTGAATGCAGCAAAGAAGATTTGGTTGATTTTCTTCATTACATCATTGTGACGAACATCTTCTGGCATAGTTGGCGCAACAAATCCTTTATCTGAGTATTTGAATACGTGTGGTGCTCCGTATACAGTTAATCCAGCAGATTTAACACGAACAGCTAATGGCTTCTCAACTTCACCAGGGAACTTAGGCACCCATAGTTTCTTACCTTCTACTTCAACATATGTTTGAACGAATTGACGCTCAACTTGTGGAAGCTCTTTGTAGAATGGAGAAACATAATCAGACTTACCTTGCTCACGTAATGATGCACGTTCAGCTGCTACCTTACCTTCAGACTTAGGAGTGTTGCCATGGTAGTGAACACAATCTTCAGCCGCACCTCTTGTACCTTCAGCACGGAATTCAAACTTGTTGATTGCTTCACCTTTCATTAGGATTTGATTGTGACCAACATAACGGATTCTTCCTTCTGCATCACGATAGTCTGTTTTCTCGAATTGCTCAGCTTCGTTTAATGCAAGTGTTGCTTCAACATCCACAAACTTCTGAGAAAGACCACAAACAACGGACGGCAGGTTGCTACCCACTTGAGCCAATTCAAGGATGCTTAATGGATTCAACACAGAACGAGACTTTCTTGAAGTATCCAAATCACCGTTTACTTCATCACGTTGGAACAAACGTACACTGTGAGCACAAGTAGTACAAAGCTTATTGATGGCATGGATATTACGCACATCTTGTTGAGCAAACTCACCAGTGAACACTTGGATATACGCAGTTACCTGAGCATTGAACCAAGAGTTGTTATCAGCTACATACATAGACTCATCTTTGAAACGTGCATTCTTGCTGTTGATATAACGTACATCAGCAGTCTTGAATACAGGCCATGGGCGTCCACCATTCTTATCAGCATCAACTGGAAGGTTAACTCTTGGCTTACCGTCTTTACCTAATTTGATTGGTAGTACAATATAGCCTTTACCTTCAGCTGGTTTCATAGAGTTGTTACGTGGCTTAGTGAAGTCAGCATCATAAGCAACACGATTACCTTCAGCATCATAGCCATTGAAGTCTAACCATTCAACCATACCCATGCGACCAGTGTTTGGATTTGGCAACTTACGGTTGAAGAACTTGATTTGCATATAATCCTTAGGAATACGCACAGTTACTTCACCGATAATTGTTTGCTCCCACTTCTCACCATTCTTGTTCACACCTTCACTGTGACGAACATACTTACGGCTACGAATCTCTTCACGAGTTGCTTCTGCTTTCTCAGCATAGAACCAGATGTTTTCCACACGCACACCAAAGTCACCAATGCTACGGAAGTATTCATTCTTAGAATTGTTCACGTTGTCCAGCATAGCTTGAATCTCATTTGACAATCCACCAGTATGAGATACGTTAAACTCATTGAATGCACCTTTCTCTAAGTGCTTAGAGTTGTTGATTGCCTTTTGATTACGGTAGTTTACTTGTTCTTGTTCAGTCATAGTTTGAACTTCCTCCTTTTGATTTGTTTCTGCCACTAGAGTCTCACTAGCAGCAGATAATTGACCAACTTCACCTTCAACTTCTACAGTTTCAGCAACAGGACCACGAAGAGATTCCATATCAGCCGCGAAATCTTCATCGTCAATATCCATTTCAAGAGCACGAGCGAAAAGGTTAATCTTAACTGCTTTAGTCATACGAGTAGTGTGAGCAACCATTAATGAATCAAGAGCTTCGTCAAGCATAGCAACAGTTACATTACGTCCAAGACCAGTTACGAAAGCTTCGATTTCAGTAGCAGTTTTAACTCCAGCGTTGATTACCATTTCGATTACAGTTGCGATAGTAGTGTTTGTCATTTTAAATTATCCCCTTTTGATTGTTAGTTTTTTATGATGGCCTCTCACCCATCTGTGTCCTCACTGTTAAACCAACCATTGACTCTCCCGACAACGACAATTATTTATCTATTAATCTGCTAGTGGTGCTTGGCGGCCTAACTTACGACGACCACCTTTAAGTGGAGCAGCAACACCTTCATCTTTCTTAGTCTCCATCTTCACCACGTTTTCTTCTTTCTTTGGTTCAGGCTGTTTAATCTCGATGATTTCTTCCTCTTCATCTTCTTCCACTTCACCAAATGGATTTGTACCGAATAACTTCTGAGCTAACATGCCCAACATCTGAGTTACCTCAGGATTCACAACAACATCAGCAACAGCTGCTACTTTCTTTGCCACTTCTTCATCTTTCTTAGCCTGAGCTTCCAAACGGTCATCCTCAAGGATAGCCTCAACGATTTCTTCATCAGTTGGAAGATTCACACCAGTAGCCTGAGCAATCATTGAAATCTTAACTGCGTCAACACGTTGTTGCATTTCAACGTTATTCAAACGAGTGTTGAACTTGGCAGCAATACCATCAACTTTCTTATTAGTTGCAGGCATAACTCCTTTAACAGTAGAGCCAACAGTTGCAGCAGTAGACTTAGTAGTATCCCAAGCCTTGTTAGCGAATTGAGTTGTAGCTTCAACAGCAGCACCTCCGTTATTTCCTAGTGCTGATTTGAATTGTGATAATGTGAATGCCATGATTATTTTCTCCTTTCGTCCCGCCCCTTTTTGGGCTGCCAGACGTACCAATGACTAAGTGACAGGGATAGACAGATTTATCCCAACAACAATGACGGTCACCTCCTACGCCATACAAAAAGGAGAGCCGAAGCTCCCCCTGTCATTACTTTATGTCACCATAGGCCCATTTAGTTAACCAAGAGCCAAGGCCGCCAGCACCTTTCTTTGTAACCTTCTTAGTGGTATCAATTGCCTTAGCTGTCCTTTCACCAAGACTCTGAGCTAAAGCACCACCACTCGTTTGCTTAGCCACTTGGTCAGCAGTCTTACCAGTACTAGCTTGGATAACAATATCTAAAACGTCATATGCACTCATACCAGATGGGTCCATACCAACCTGCTTTACCATAGCGAATACAGACAATAGTTCTTTAACCTCTTTACGCTTCATAGCAGCACCAGCAATTTCTTCATCTAATGCATCAGGGTCAGCAATGATATCATTAAGAATAGTAATGCGTTTCATTAGTCTTTCCTCCGTGAAGCTTACAAACTCTGAACCTAGTAAATTGATTTCTTTTGACATGATTAATTCCTCCAATTTAAAATTTAGTAACATAATAAAGGGAACTGCGAATCGAGCAGGAAACAGAACAAACTCTCCCCGTCATTTAAGAAACCCCGCGACGGGTGTTTCTAACTACGTTAGGCTCCCACCCCCTTTCGGTAGGTGAGTAAAAGACAGACGACCTGGGTACTTGCTGTTGATTGCTGTTGCTTCAGATGTTTGTACGTGTTGTTTCATGATAGTTTCCATCTCCATTGCTTGTGTTGCTTCCCCAGTAAACCCCCGCCAACCATTTCTCCTCTCCCTAGTGTAACTCTGTCTGTATACATCGAGGACAAACTTAGGCGGGCCTTGCACTTTTACCAACTCCTTTCATACTATGCTCAGGGACCCATACCACCCTGGCAATCTTACTAGCACCCTCCAACCAATGCATGCTGTTACCAACATGCCCCTCACCAGTTCTTCGGTAACTGGCTACTGTGCTTTAATTAATCCGTGGCAAATGCGACTAGATGACAACTTCCCTATCTCTGATAGTAATTTGGGGGAAGAGGTTTTACCTTTTTAGTACGTGCTGTTATATCATACATAGGTGCGTCATCAAATAATCGAAAAGCTCTACGGACTAATGCAGCTGCATCCTTCTTGATGGCAACTGAGAATAACGGTCTAAGGCTAGACACTAAAGCTCGGATTTCCTTTAGGTCTTTACAATCTCTTTCCATCTTTGTGATAGCGTACTTAAACTCACCTGCACGGGCACATAAATCCATGAAGTATTCAGTTTTGATTTCTTCATTACCCAATGCATTGATGCTTGTTTCGCGAACGACAAGACTGAAAGATTTTGTAGCAACGACTTTTCTGTACGTTTGCCCCTCAAACTGCACAACGCCCTCGATATTTACCAAGCCTTTATGGACTTCAATGTGGTAAGAGCGATTGTATTTCTCAAATTCCCATGTTAGCATTAATTGACGGTTCTCCATCCTTATTACCTCCAGTAATGATTTGAATGAAAATCGTATGTGCCAACCCATTGATGTGTGCTACAATATTGCTCTCTTTAACCACTCGATTAACATAGTGGCGGCGAGCATTAATGCGTTCTTTAATGTTAACAGTATTACAAGGTGCATAGAAAGCTTCATGTTGCTCAACGATATTGTCAATTGCTTCAGAACCCAAGAAAGCTTCATATTTACGACCCATCTCCAATAGCTCTTGAATGTTCAAATCATGAGCGTCATTGGTCAAACCAAAGATGGCCGCATACCTTCTTGCTTCTTCAAAGTCTTCTAAATTGTGCAAAGTCTTTGGTGCTAAGTTGATGTGTTGATGTCCACAGTGTCCTGCTAGTCCATAGATAGCGATGCCCATAGTAACGGCAATTGATGCTAAAGCCAATAAGATGATTAATAGTGTTTCCATTGATAGTTTCACTCCTGTAAGTTTTGAATTATGATTATTCTTCTTCTGATGCGGCTACTTCTTCTACCACTTCCGCATCAATGATGTCTTGAGTAGATTTCCAAAGGTGTCTTTCTTGTAATGCGCGATTGTCTTTAAACAGACGAACCTTCTCTGCTTGCTCAGCTTCCCACTGTGCCTGAAGCTTGCGTTGTCTTTCAATTTCAGCCAGCTCATCTTTGAGTCTTTTCTTTTCCTCATTCCAAGCCAGGATAGCTGCATGGTTTTCTTCAATTAATTTGGCAATGTGCTGCTCGTGCTCAAGGCGTAATTTTGCCTGACGCTTTTCTTCGCGCTCCAGTCTAGTCTCAAGTTCAAATGCGTGAGCAACAATACGTTTAACTTTTTCCCATAAACTGATTCTAGTTTTAGCCATGATAGGTTCCTCCCTTATTATAGTTCGAACATTGCAACAAGCCAGCAGTGTAACTCATGAGCTTGCTCAGGCGTAATGACGCAGAATTGTACAGCTTGGGTAACGGCCCCGTAAAACTTAAATACAATAGAAAGAACTTCTTCAATAGAGAAGAAACTTTCAGCATTGCCAAGAAGTAAAACATCCTGAACGGCTTCGGTTAATTCAGCACGGATTGCTTCATCAATAGTCATCATTATTCTGCATCTCCTGGGATGTCTAGAGTTTGACCTGCGTGAATCCAGTGACCTGCATCTGTTGCATTGCGAACATCGTCATGCATCAGTCTGTCTTTGTTAGCTTCCCAGATTCGATGCCATTGATTACCGTCACCATAGACAGCAACAGCAATATCCCACAGTGTATCACCATCATGGACAATAGCAGTGTCCACTTGAACAGGGACAATGTCTTCATGACCATCGACAGAAACAGCATCAGAAGGCTCTGAAGGCTTGTTGTCAACAACAGGGGCTGGACTATTCTCCTTAGGCTTAGACTGCTCTGTGGCCTTGTGAGAAGCCTCAGGATGCACCTTAGGAGAAGGAGCTTTATCAACACCCATGTTAAACATAGAGACAACAGCAAACAGCACCATTAATGCACCAGCAGTAATCAGCGCTTTAGGGCCAAACTTCTTAATCTTAGCCCAGATACTGCCGAAGAAGGCGGCAACTGCATCTTCAAAAGCAGGCTTTTCTTCTTTAGGCTCATCTGTATTCATTTGAGCTTCGTACATTTCAATCTGAGCCATAACTACCGCACGCTTATTCTTGTAGTCAATTACCTCTGCAAGAATAGCATCAATATCCATACGGATATCTAGTGGGATATGTTGACCGTATTCATTGTGAGCATCCTCCGTCATGCTCTTTGATTTTGCAGATAGTTCATCTTCCTGAGCTTTAAGGAACTTAAATTCTAGTCCAGCTTGAAGATAGGTCATGCCTGCAACCTTGATTATATAAGCAGCAAATAAATCTTTGTTAGCAACTGCCTCTAGAGCAACATGCTCCATTAAATAGCTATACTTAGCAAATACATCTTCTGGATTCACAATGTCACCAGTGTCCACAACACGACTAAGGTCAAAGTCATATTCAGACTCTTGCTGTTGTTGGTGAAAATAATCAAGAGCATCTTGGACTGGGCGCTCCTCCGCATTCTCAACACTGTAGCTTCCTACTGGTAAATCAATCACCGCATCATCCCCAGGAATAAAGCTATTGATTTCATTAACCAAATCACCTAGGTCAGAAGGGATTGTTAAATCAGCTTCAGAATGCACTGGAGGAGTATCGAAATTGTCATGACGGTGCAATTGGCAAAGACCATCTTTCACAGCCACTTCTTCACACTTACGTCCATTAGGCCAAACATAAGAGCAGATAACTAAAACATTAGACTCTTCAACAGCAGGACGGTGAGAAGCACAGAATCCGTTAACCAAACCAACAGTTTGCTTGCAGCGTTCTCCATTCTTCTTGATTGCTTCACAAGTTACTTTTCCACGACGATTAGCCAAATTAATTACCACCTTTTAATAGTATAGTTTTTACTCGCTGGACTTAGGGACGGACGACCTTACAATACAAGCTCCTTTCTGGACAGTTTAACGCCTTGTCCAGGGCGGGAGATATTACTCCTGAGAGCTGTGCATGAATTCAAAGATGTTTACTACTTTAGGGTTAGACTCATGCTCTTGAACATCAGTATCAAACTTCTTTAATTCCTTAAGCTGCTTATCAGTAGGAATATTGAATACAAATCTACCAGCTTCAACCTTCAGGAGCTTTTCCTCAATAAGAAAATTGTATTTCTCTACACGGCTTAGGATTGTTTGAATAACTTCAATCTCTTCACCGTATTCTTTCTCTTGCTTACAGATAAGCTCTTCAAAGCGTTTAACATTCTCCTCTTTGCGTAAATCAAAGTGAAGGTAACTACTAGCTGTAGCAATATCTTCATCTGCAAGGTAAATGTCCATAGCTCTAACTGAGCCATTCTCTTTACGCTCAATCACCATAGCCATACGAGGAGCCTTATCTGCCCATGCACCAGTCTTTGTTTCAATGCCGATAGTACAAGCATTGTAAGAGTAAATCGTGCCAAATAGAGGAGATTTGACAGTCTTATAGTGGCGGCTTGCATTAAACTTCTCTTTACGAAGAATATATAGCTCCTTCTCAAGAGTAAGCAGACGTAAAGCTGTTTCTTCACTCATTTCAGCAGAGCGCTCAATAGCATCCCTTACTGATTCATAGCGAACACCATAAGCAGTAACGTATAGTACATTCAAGCTGTCAATCTTTGTCGTGATACGTGGAGCAGTTTCAGAGTCATAAGAGCCAGTGCCAAATTTACCAACAAGACGGTTCTTTTCCTCAGCGGACATTTCATCAGCAAGTTTCATTGCCTTAGCTTCAAGCTTTTCATAGAGAGACACAGGAGCAGCTTCAGACTTAGACTTCTTACCTTTCATGACCATAGCAACAATAACAGCAACCAACGCAGCAACAACAACAACAGATAAAATAATAGTAGCTTCAAACATTCTAGATTCCTCCAATGATAGTTTAATTTTATTTTAAAAGGAGAGGCCCGAAGACCCCTCCCATTGTTTTAAAGCAGATTTAATTCTTCTAAATATCTACGCATTTCAATGATGAATTGACGAGCATAGGCAATAGTAGGAGCATTGGTTTTATTATGACGCACCACATACTCGAAAATCTTAAAGCCTTTAGCCATATAATCATAATCAGCAAATTCCTCACACTTATCAATTAAGCACATTGCTCTAAGGAATTCATGCTCCTTTTCCATATGACCAAGTACATCAATAAGACCCTGGTAATTGCTAAGAGTAATGAAACGATAAACTTCTTTAGCACCAGGAAGATTGACTCTGTAAACAAAACCAGATGGAGACATGTCCTGCAGTAGTGCAGCAATTTCCTCAGCAGTAAGAATTTCTTTTGCTTCACCAGAGATTGATTTACCAGCAGCCTGCTCTTCCATAGCACGACGAATCATTTCACGCTCTTTCTTGAAAGTAGCCAAAACCTCAGAGTTACGCTTCTTGTTCTTCCCAAGTAAAAATTTCTTGATATCAATAATCATGCTAGATTCCCTCCCGATTTTGTTTTTCTTGAATTTCTTTTTGTTCCATTAGATAGTCGTTCTCAAATGCAATAACACCTTTGGTTGGAATGACAATACCAGCAATTAGCCAACCTTCTTTACTTGCCCTAACCTGAATGACTGTAAAACCAGCACGCTGAAGAGCTGCTTTAGCCGCAAACTGCAATCTACCTCTTTCACTAAACAATTCCCAAGAAGCCAGTTTACTGATTTCATTAATCTTCTTGTACTCAAGGTCAATAAAGTAACGGTTTGTTTCTGAGTCATAGTTTAACTCGTAGTCAACTTCGCTTTGTCTCACCTCCTCTAATTGGTATATAAGGTGTTCTAGTGGGTTCATGATAGTCATCTGAACTCCTCCTTTGGTTTATTGTCCTTCATGGGAATGGCTACCCAATCCAGACACGATAAAAAGAGAAGGCCCGAAAGCCTCCTCATAGGAATTATTAACGGCAATCTTCGTGATAGCACTCACTAGGAGTGATAGGCTGATTCCATTCTTTCTCAATATCCTTCTGAGACCTACCATCAAATGCGAATGGGTTGTTCATAGACACGATAATAAAAGCAATTACACCTAATACAGTAACAACAATAGCCCATTTAATAACTTTCGCTAAATCTTTCATTTTACATTACCTCCAAAAATAGTTTATTTAAGTTTTCAATAGCTTCAATTAACTGACTGTTGTTTTCAGGGTGTAGCTGAGAGGCACCACCACTGGCAGGCGGCTCCTCATTCATTCCTTTATCTTCTGCCTCGTCTAAGATGTCGATAATTAAGTAATCTGGGATGTTAGTTCTACTAAGCACGGCTTCACATTGTTCAATATACCAATGAACAGGAAAGCCAGGGTCAATCTTAAGGTTTTGTGCAATACAATGTGCAATAACGCTCTCGATGCCAATACGTGCAATCTGAATCTGTTTATCCTTTAGAGTTACTCTACCGACACGCTTCATATTAGTCCTCCAAGTCCCAGAGCCAATTCCAAACTTTCTTTGCATCACTGCGAAGAGTACGTTTAGACTCGCCCTTGTATCCATTATTAAGGTAAACAACTTTATCTGCAGGCTCTTCAATGATAGTCTCAACAGGCGCAGGCTTACGGTTCTTCATGAAGCTAGGAACATCAATAGATTCTTCCTTAATCATGCTTACACCATAAGTAACAGCAGGTTCACGACGAACAACAGGAGCAACAGCAGGCTTACTAACGTGCTTAGCAAATCCTTTACCTGAAGCATCCACAAAAGTCATAACGCCATTCTTAACTACACCTTTACCAACCATTCCTAAAACCTTTTCCATTATAGACTCCACCTTTGCTAGTTTAGTTTTTTATATAAATAAAGAGAGGCCCGAAGACCTCCCATTGTTTTTACTTATTGAAGTGTTCAGCAATAAATGCTTTCCAAACGCCCTTTTGACCAGGATACTTCTTAGTGTATTGCATGTAAGCACCCTGACATACAGGATGGAACTTACGGAACTCATTAGTGTCATTAACATTAATCCCATTATCAATAGCAAATTCAACAATAGGGATAATGACATTTAAGAATCCAGCTTCATCACTAGGCACCTTAGACCAAGCCACAGAGTACCCACTTCTACCCTTATTAAGTGGAGTACAAATAGTGCTAAGAGTAAGCCTGCTGCTACCTTTCTTCTTAATAGTAGCTTTACGTTGTTTCTTAGCAGGCTTTTCAGTAACCTCAATAGCATCCAAAATAGTATTCACAGCTGTACTATGCTCTTCGATTACTTCTTCTAACTTGCCATGAGTAACAGGAACCATTGGAGTTAATTCAAATTCAACTGGAGCAGATTGCAGCTTAGCTAATTCAACTTGAAGCTCTAATTCTCTGATACGTAGTTCAGCCAATTTGATTTCCTCTGCACGCTTGTTGCTTTCTCTTGCATCTAATACCTCGTTTAACATTGCTTTAAATTGTTCCATCATCATTTCCTCTACCTCTTTCTCTGCTTGTAATTTAGTATCTGCGATTAATTTATTGTAAAAGCTTTTGTTCATGAAACCCCAAACATCATCATCTGCATTTGCTACGTTGTAATCTACAACTTCTTCAGTTTCAAAATTAGTAACACCAGTACGTTTCATTTTATCTTCTAGTGATTCTGTAGCTAGTTTCTTATCAGCTTGCTGCTTTAAATGATGACCTTCTGCTGCTAATTTACCTTTCTTGCTCATTCTTTTGCTAACTTCTTCGTATTTCTTTCCCCAATTTCTTGCCATTCTAGTTTCCTCCTGCTAGTTAAAAGTATTTTTTATAAGAAAGATTTAACGGATTTCTTAACTTCAATTTCCGCTAAAGTCTTTTCCTTCTGGTACTGCGCTGTTTCTAGTAAGCCTTTAATCCAATCAATATCATTTTGATTAAATGTTTCAGGTGCTTTAATCATCATTGAATAAGTTTCTAAATAAGAATCAATGTTTGTGTTCCAAACCCTAAGTGCTGCGTTTAAAGATTGAATCTGTAAATCTACCATTTCAGCAGTTAAAATATCGAATTCTAAGTTCATTAGTTTCTACCTCCATTGTTAAATTCTCTCCAAGCTTCGTTTTGCACAAGGCGAAGTTTACGAGTAAATTCAGGTTTTTCGATGTGATTCAAGATGTCTTTCATTTCGGTAAGTTCGGCAGTAAGCTCTTCTTGTAAACGAAGGTTTCTGTTGCGAATGGCTTCTTCCAATAAACCGTGGTACATTTCAATGTCCTTTCTTAATAGGTTCGCAATGATAGTTAATTCTGACATGTTTGTCCTCCAGGGTTAAAGTCCCACGACTATTAATTGGTGACCACAAGGGCCATGATATAAAGGGAACGGCGAATCACATATAGCCTAACTACCTGGCTATATTAAGAATCCCCGTCCCAATTGAAATTAAAGGTAATGCTGCGAGGACTAGACGGGAGCTGAGTACGCTCGTATCTAGCAACCTCATAAGACATGGCTTTAAGCATACTTTCATGAATGCTCATATCAAAGTGCCAGTTAATCTCTTCTTCCACATAGATGTCTTCACTTAAGCCATAGTAGTAAGTATCAATGTCAGTATCTACTTGACCAGCTTTATATCCTCTAGCTCGTGACCTTCCACCAAGCAAGTAATCATTAGGGTTTACTAGGAAACCATTTTCTGCAGGAATACGAATACGGCGGTGCTGGATAAAACCATTTGTGTTATTTGCATAAACAAGAGCAGTAGCATAAGATGTAGAAAACCAAGAAATACCTTCAAGATTATCAGTATCAGAACCACGGAAGATATCGAAAACATACCAGCCTTCAGAATCAACAGTGTAAACAGGTTCAGTAGAAAGCATTAATTCAGCAGATGGTTTATCTAAAACTTTTAACATTATAAAACTTCCTTTCCAATTAAAATATTTTGTTTGTACATTTCAGAATCAGCGGGCAATTCTACCCAAGAAATTAAACCTTCGATTTTTGATTCTTTTCTTTTTTCGAAATTAACTTGCTTGATTTTGCTTGAAGAATCTGAGTAGTAATCTTGGTACATTTTTTCAATGCGTTTTCTTAGAAGTTCGTTTTTCATTTTCTTTTCCTCTTTTCTAGTTGTAGGTTTTTTATGTAAACACAAATATAGGAGGCCCTATATAGGACCCCCCCTTATATAGACCCCCCTTATAGGAAGGCCCCTTATATAGCACCCCTTATATAGAGGCCCTACTATATAGCACCCTTTGCTAGCTGCTTCTTGTAGTAGGCCACAGTAGCCTCTAAGTACTGTCTGAATACAACAGTTTGTACTAGTTCTTGTCCAATCCAAATCTCCCATTTAGGTGCATGTGCATCCATTCTTTCGCATTTCTCAATTACTGTTAATGTTTTGTTCATCTTATATTCCACCTTTATATTAGTATTAGTGTATTGGTTGGTTATCCAGGTACGCCACGAGGAGGCTACACTATGTACCCATATAAAGACCTCTGTATAGAGGCCCTTAGTCATTAATACCAGCAGCTTTACAAAGCTTCTTATATTCTCTTTTACTCTTCATATGCTTGAACCATTTAGCTACCTTCATTGTTAATGGACGTAGTGCGATAGCTAGGCGGCTGTACTTATTCCATTTAAAGTCATAGCCTGGTGTACCATATCTCAATATAGTGAAGTCCTTTGAGCTATACTCAGGTACATAGTATTCATTAATATAAATAGATGAAGAACCAAATCCATATGGACTAGCGTATCTACCATAGCCATACTCAAAAGCAGCACTTGTTTCGAATTCAACTAGTATTTCATCTGATACAATACCACCTAAGAACTCATAGCATTGTTCAGGAGTATATACATGGTCTTCTCCAATGGCCTTAAACTTTGTTTGTTGAGATAAGAAACATACATTTGCTTTATTATCAGTGCTTGAACGTACATCTTCTTGCAATTGACCTACAACTGTTTCTCCATTCATAATCATCTTTAATTCCTTTACACTCATGTAACGATATACTTTTGCCATTTTACATTCCTCCAATAGGTTAGTTGTATTTGAAGTAAGGGGTGGGCATGAAACGTTTCACTGACCAAACTTCATAAATATACCTTGTCGCTGAAAAATTTTATTCTTTTTCACCTATAAAGGGAGCACACATTGGGAGGAACTCAGAGGTAGGAAGGGGGTGGGCGAAAGAATGAAGCCATCATTTTATATCAAAGGAACACTCTGCAAAATAAATTACACCATTTTTTCTCTATATAAGAGAACATACGTTCTAAAAGAGACCATAAAAAAAGACCTCTCTATTTTCCGCTAGAGAAGCCTCTTTCCATAGGAGAGAACCTATGCCAAAACATATTAATGGTAAAACATATACCTACTGGAGGAATGCCAGTAAGAATGTTTGCTATCTATATTATAGACTGTACTTATTTGTCTTATACCCCAGTGTGCCGCGTTTTTTAGCTTTACTCCCAAATCAATTTCTTTTTGCTAAGAGAAGCTCGACTGCTTCATCCATTAGCTTGGATAGTGGAACCTTTGTGGTGTCTGACAGCTCCTTTAAGGCGGCGAAATTCTCTTTAGTCAACGTGCTTGTAAACTGGATACGATTCTTTAAGGGCCTCTTTGCCATAACCAGTACCAACCTCGAATCTCAACTTATCATTGTTTAGCATTTCACACACAAACCAGGCGTCTCCTTGGCTTTCAAATGGGCCGAAAGTAAATACATCATCGTACTGTTTTTTAATCAACCATGCGTTAAGATATGCTTCAATATAATACATTATTTAAACTCCCTCTCTTAGCTTTCCGCTCGTTAATAATTCCAACAACATTGTTGCATCACCTTGGTCATGAAATGGACCTAGCTTCCAGAATCGTTTGTCTCTTCTCATAATCCAATAAGAACACTTCACATGCTCTACATAATACTCAACCATTGTCTTTTCTCCCGATTAATTATTGATTAAACAGAGTATATCATAAAGTTAAGGTAACTGCAATAACCTTAAGGTAACAAAAAATATACCCAATATTCATTGAAATGTATAATAATGAATGCATTTATGCATATTAAAAACAGACCCATTCCACCTAACGGTGGCCGCCGAATCACCTTTCACATAAGGTTAAGTTATAAAAGAATCTCCATTCTTTATCAGCTAATGGCGGTGGGTCTTCTTTATATAGAACAGAGGGTGAGAGCTGATGAATAGAATGAATGGGTTATTCTTCTCCATAGGTACATTCATTGCAGGTATGCATCAAATGACAATAGCGGGCGGCGTAGGTAATCTTATTTTTCTTTTATTATTTATGGTTGGTCCTATATGTTTTGTTTCTGTATGTATATTTGTAACTTATATCATGATAGAGCGTAATGAGCGTATAGAGAAACAGGGGCGGGGCAATTAATTAATGGATTAGGAGAGTCACATGGAGGCGAAGCCTCCTATTGATATGTCCTATAAGAGTATAGAGAGTAGCTATAGGGAAAGACATAGGGAAGCACATAGAGAGGGAAGAGTAAAGAGGTAATATATACTTGTTGTTAATATAAAACGCGAAACCTATAATAAGGATACAACACAAGCACACACACTACATTACTCCATGTTAAGCTAGGTAAACGAACCATGCCCATAGCGTCAGCTATAGGGCTTTTTTATTTTTCTCTTGCAATATTTCAGTAAAAAGGTTTATATGTAAGCAGAAGGGAATATATCGGACATAAGTTAGGTATAAAAAACGCGCAGCGGCGCGGAGCCTTCGGCAATAAAAGGTATCTTCTACGGGCTATTAAACATTCAGTGAAATGGGAGCCGTCAGAGAAGGATACCTTTTTTGTTATTATTTTAATTTATTATATAAAACGCGAATTTCTTTTCTTACTTCCCTAACAATCCAAATCGTTTGACCAAAAGAAACAAACCACATTGCGGTATGAGATATAAAGAAGAAAAATATCATCCATGGGGGTGCAACAAGGAACGGCTTCTTTTTCAAATTCCCCATCTTTTTATTCCCTTTAGCATTTTGTTGTTCTCCTCTATGAAATGGGCGCTTTTCTTTGCCCTAATCATAATGGTAATAGTACCAAAGAGAGCAATAATACCTCCAACAATCATAACGCTAACAGAAGTCCTATTGTGCTCTCTTATAGATTTCCTTATCCTTGCTGTTTGGGCAGCAGAGATGGTGGCGGCTATAATCGTACTGACAATATGCCACGATGCCACAGTCCCTCTTATGTCCATAATATCATCTCCATTCTTTATCAAACCTATTTACAAACTTGATACTAAGTGGTTACGGTGTCCATAAGGCGATACCTGACCTACCATACCATTCCAGGGTGCTTCAGACGTAGGTTCAGGTGTCCTGGTTTTATTATGCCTGAAAGGAAGTGAAATTATGTCTGCCAATAATCGTAAAGCAGAACTAATGAAGATGCAGCAAGTACAATCCCTTACTGAGGTGGAAATGCCCGCGTCATGGAAGTTATCCGATAAAGGACGTGAAGCAATCCAACTAGCGGTGGGAATGTCCCATACGAAACATGGTTTGTACGCATCTATTCCAATGCTATGTAAGGCAGAGGAGTGCCCATATGCGGCAGTATGTCCGCTTGTTGAAATGGGTAAAGCACCGAAGGCTGAGAGATGTCCATTGGAGATTGCCATGATACTAAGAAAATACGAAGAGTATAGTCGTGAGTTTGGTATTGATGAATCCAATGTTGTTGATATGAGCTTAGTAAAAGACTTAATTGACTATGACGTTCAGTTATTCCGTGCAGAGAATAAGATAGCTGTTCAAGGTGACTTCGTTGAAGATGTCGTTGTAACGGTAACTGAAGGCGGCGAGGCTATCACTGCTCCACAGCTTTCTAAGGCTACTGAATACAAAGACAAGATTATGACGAAGCGCTTTAAAGTCCTTGAGTTGATGAACTCTACTCGTAAGGATAAAGCAGGAGATAAGATGACTATCTCGCTTGACCCATCTTCTTACGCTTCACAATTGATGTCTCAGATTGCAGGTGGAATGAAACCTGGTCAAATCATTGATGTTGATTATGATGAGCTTGAAGACGGTGAGGAATAATGCCGTCATTCAATATGGATTCCATCATTGAGCAAGCAGCAAAGCTCAGCCAACATGAGACAGCTGTAAACCTTGGTGTGAAAGCTGGTAAAGGTCTCTACAAATATGCCACTGACCCTGTCTTTGCGCTAGGCATAGAGGCCGCTACAGCAGCCACACACGCGGTTGCACTGGACATGATTAATGACAAGCATGAAACAGTAGGGGAACTTGCTGGAGACGCTGTAGGCATGGCTGGAATGGCTTACGCTGGTGGTGCTCTAACGAAGATGGCTCTTCAAGGTCTAGCCCGAACAGAGTATGGCTCTAATCTTGTTGGCAACGCGATAGATAAGACCATTAATAAGATGAAGGCACCTAAAGCAGGAGCTGGCGGTATCGTTCCTCATCAGTCTAATCCAAACTTTGTCATGGGAGAAGAGAAACTCACTGTCGGTAAGCTTGTCGGCAATAGCATGAGGAAGTTCGTGAAGCCTGTTAATATGGGTCGTTTAGCCTTTGGTGGTGCTGGTATGGCGGCTGGTCTTCTCTATACTATGATGAATGGTGAGAAGGATGGCGCTGGAAGTACAGCCTTCAACCTTCTTGGTGGTGCTGGTCTTGCGATGATGGGCCATGAACTCTATGGTCACTTCCAAAATAAATCCATTAAGGAAGCGGAGAAAGCGGCGAAAGGCACAAAGACCGTTAAGGACATTGCTGAAAAGAGCCTTAACAAGTTTACGGACACGAAAACAGGTGCTCTCTGGAAAGAGATGTACGGAGAAGTGATGGATTCTTCTGCCGCTAAGCATGTGAAGGATGCAATGGACAATATCCTCAAGACTGAACATGGTCAGGCAGTAAAAGGTGCTTTTGAAAGCATCATGAACTCTGACTGGGAAGGCATTACCAAGATAGCTCAGAATCCTGATGCCTTTATGGAGAATGTAAATAAGACACGGGATTATGTTCGTGCCTACATGGATAGTCCAGAAGGTAAGGGTGCTCTTAACAGCTTATATAAGGAAGCAAATGTTGAATTTGACATTAACAAGAAAGACCTTGTGAGAGCATCAAGGGAAGACTTCTTGGATTTCTTCAAGAGTCACATGAGTAAGCTCCGTAATGGAGTCGGCGGTGCCAATAAGTTCTATGAGGATAACCATGAAATGATTCAGAAAGGTTTAAGTCATTTCTTCAAGCCACATGAAATGCAGGATATACATAACTTCATGACGGGCGGCTTATCCAAGATAGCGAAAGGGCTTGACGACATTGTCTCTCAAGGAGTCTTAGATGGTGACATGGGCGGCCCTACTCACGGACCAAAGGGCTTAGACACGGGCGAAGATACAATTGTTGACCAGAGGAAGACCAAGGCAAAAGAGGTCTCTGAGGAATTCGCTCACAATGAGCCAGCTCATGAGCAGGTTACCGTAAGCAAGGTTGAAGAACAGCTTGCAAAAGAGAAGCACATTACCAGTATGAAGAATATTGCCAGCCAGAAGAAAATCACCAACTGGTTTGAAAAAGGCAAGATGCTGGGCGCTATCGGAATCGGAGCGTTTGCTGTTGCTACTGTCATGGATGCATCTGATAGATTAGACCATCAAACAGAGACATCTAAAATGGTGAATGCTGAAAAGCAGATGAAGGACAAGAAACAGCGCGACATGGAACGAAAGTACCATCAACAAGCCTATGGAGCTATTAATATGGGTGATATGGTTACTCAAATGTTCCAAGACCGCATTGGTCATCACAAAATGGGTAATGCCAAGTTTGGAAGTAATCAGATGATGATTCAAGGACAAACATACACATTTTAGAGGAGTGATTTAAGTGACTATATTAGAATCAACAGTAAAAGGCGCTGAAAGAGTCTTTGAAGGAGGAGCACATACAGCAGCAAAGAACCGCTACCTTAGAGATGCTGCTAGTGGTGCATTTAAGGACAAAAAAGGTATGGACCGCTGGAAAGAAACTGGGCATATTATGTCTGGCTATATGGAAGAAGCTGTTGAAAAAGGCGGATTCTCTAGTGCATGGACAATGGCTGGGCATCATGCTGTTCGTGGTGCAGTAGTCGGTGGTGCTATCGGTGGTACAACTTCTGCATTAAACGGCGGAAGCTTCTGGGATGGAGCAAAGGCTGGAGCATTCAAAGGTGCTACTATCTATGGTGGACTAAGAATGGGTCAAGCTGCAACAGGCGCTACAAGCCTTAACCCGTTTGCTGGTAAAGGTAAGGGAGCACTATCTAGTGCATTAAACATTCATTCTTTAACAGGCGGTAAGAATGTAAAGGTAAGTAAGCAGGCTGCCAAGATTCTTGCTCAGCGCCAAGGCGATGGTCTTGTTCGTGGTGTTAACAATCTATACAGTAAGTAGGTGATATGAGTGGGACTTGAAGATAGAATACTGAAAAGCGCTTTGAAGTTTGGTAAGAAGAGTGCAAAGTTTGTAGCTGACACGACGAAGGCTACAGGTAAAGAAGCTGTTGATGCTTTGCACACTGTTCAGAAGCCTCTTGATTATATAGCTGATAAAGCTGCTGATGGTACTGTTAAGGGTGCCAAGCTTACTGGTAAACTATTAACAAAGAAAACAGACCCAAGTCTAATGAACTTCTATACAGGGCGTGACCTTAGTGCATTTAGTAAAGTTGCGATGCCTGTAGCTGGAGCTGCTGTTGGATATGGGATGTTTGTAAAGAATACAGCGTTCGCGCCTAAACCTGGTACAGTCAGCTATGGCAGTGAGGCTCCAGTATTCGCTGCTGATGGTGTAAGCAACACAACAAATGCACCTACGCTGAATGCAACAGGTAATATGGTATTCGGACTACACAATGCAAGAAAGGGGTAATATAGATGCCTAATCCAATGAATGCGCTGAAGTTTTTAAACAGAGGCGGAAATGCAGCAGGCGCTGCGGCTGGTAAAGGCCCAGGCCTATTAACTAAAGGTATGGTGGGATGGTCAGTCTTTGAAACAGCTAGTAATATGGCTGGTGGAGATGACTTCGGAACAGCTGCTATGAAAGGTGTAGTAGACTCTGTTCTATGGACAAACTACATGCCAGCTATGATGGGCTATCAATTAGCTACTGGTCTTCCAGCGGCAGGCCAAGCTGCTTATACATGGTACAATCAACAAAAACAATGGTTCAACAATATGCACTTGAATGGTCAAGTTGGAGGCAATTACCACGATACACAGAAAGCCTTAACAATGCGTCAGGCTGCTGTACAAGCCATTCAAGGAAGTAAGTTAAACGCACGGAGCGCTCTAGGTGGAGAGGCTCAAATCCTGAACCAAAACTGGACTCGTACTTAATGGCAAAACAATTTACTAATCACGATAGGGAAATGATTGAGATTATGCGTGACCCAGCGAAGTGGGCAGCTCACCATTTAGGTGAGGCCCCTCGTTGGTATCAAGAGCAAATCTTAAGACATCCTCACCACCGTAAAGTTCTTCGATGCGGACGACGTATCGGAAAATGTATTGAGGAAACCCAACGTGTATTAGACCCAGTAACAGGAGAGTACTGGTCAGTAGAAGAGCTATTCCAAATGCAGAAAGATGGCGGCAAACCGTCACTCATCACATTAAACGAGAAGTATCACTTAGAACCAAGTGAAGCTTTCTTTGTAGAGGACAATGGGGTAAAGGAAACATTTCTTGTGCGCACTAAATACGGGGCAGAAGTTATCCTGACTGGCAATCATCCTGTATTAACATTAGATGGTTGGGTGGAAGTGGATGCTCTTCAAAAGGGAATGCGCATTGCAACACCATCAGCTATGCCTTATTTCGGGAACGGATTAACGCTCTATGAAAAGGTAAAGCTTATTGCTTATTTGATTGCAGGCGGACATTACAACGGAAGCCAATTAACATTCAGTACTAAGTCTCAGACTGTTATGAAAGATTTCATCTATAATGCAGAGAAGTATGGACTAAAGGTTATTCGCCAAGCTCATAAGGAGAATACATGTGTCATTGCTTCTTCTATTGATGAAGACATCCTTATGGCAGTAATAGAAAGAAAGATTCCTAGTTTCATTTATGGATTGAAGAAAGAGCAAATATCTATCTTCCTAAATTGCTTATATGCAGTAAGTGGATGGGTTTATAATGGCACACGTCCAGAGATTGGATTTGCAACAGTATCTAAGAAGCTTGCACAGGATGTTAAGCACCTATTGCTTCGCTTCGGTATCCAGACAAATCTCCAAACAAAGAGGCAGAAGTACAAGGACAACGTCAGCTTTATCTATCAATTGATGATTCATAGACGCGAAAGCTTAATGCTTTTCGGCATGGACATTAATATTCTTGGCTCTGAATACACAATGAAAGGTATTGTGGAGCAAGCAGAGAAGACAGAAGTAGTAGAACACACTGTTCCTATTGAAGTGTGGAAGCATATTGACCAAGAGCGTAAAGAGAAGAAAATGTCGAAAGCTCAGGTAGCTGGCGGCAAAGACGAACGTCTTCGTCCTGGCGTAGCTCCGACTATTTCTAAGATTCGTAAGTATGCTGACAATCTTGAGTCCGCATTCCTTTATGACTTGGCTCGTGCTGATGTTATCTGGGAAGAAGTGACGGCGATTGAGCCACTGGGTAAGCGTCAGACTTATGACGTATTCGTTCCAGAGACTCACAACCTAGTAGTAGAAGATGTATTGGTGCATAACACATGGACAATGACAGCGCATATGCTTTGGGTTGCCTTTACATGTAATGGTGGTACAGAGCTGAAGAAAGGTGCTACATGTCTGGTTGCAACACCATACGATACACAGGCCCGTGAGATATTTGACCAGTTAAACAACTTCATTAACAATAATCCAGTGCTTCAAGCAGCGGTTGCTAGTATCCGTCGTTCTCCATATGAGATTGTCTTCAAGAATAAATCTCGTATTAAGCTGTACACAGCTGGTACTCGTAGTGGTACAGAGGGTGGTTCTCTCCGTGGTCAGAAAGCATCTTGGCTATACATGGATGAGGTTGACTACCTTGGCGACAAAGACTTTGAAGCTATCTTCGCGATTACCCTTGAAAGACCAGATGAAATCGGCGTAATGGTTGCATCTACACCGACTGGACGACGGGGCAAATTCTGGCAAATCTGTACTCAGGAAAAGCTAAATCAAGATGTAAGACTATTTAAAGGTGGCCCTGATGTAGAAGGTAAGCTGGCAAATCAATTTGATATCCGCACTTATGACCGAAAACTAGCTGAAGGATGGGCGGAGTTCTACTTCCCAACGATGGTTAACCCAGGCTGGTCACCGAAGATGGAAAGGGAATTACGCAACCTTTACAGTGACGTGGCTTACGACCATGAGGTTATGGCGAACTTCGGTACAGAATTAGTGGGGGTATTTAACAAAGATTATATTGACGAGGCAGCGTCTAATGGTTACGCTTTACTCAGCCAGCCTAGGATGGACAGCCCAATCGCCATTGGCGTTGACTGGGATAAGATGGGTGCAGCGACTCAAATCGTTGTTACTCAATGGAATCCATTCTTAGAAAGGCGACCACGCCCAGAGGTTGATGGGCCAGGAGTAGTCAAATATGGACGATTCCAAGTCATCAATCGTGTAGAAATACCAAAGGGCGAATTTACCTATGATAACGCGGTTCGGAAGATTATTGAACTCAATAACATTTACAGACCATTCGCCATTTATGCCGACAGAGGCTCAGGTGAATATCAGGTCGAAATGTTGCGTAAGACATTGGGCGATGTCGTTAAGGGTATTGCACTTGGCAGCTCTTATCTAGTACGTGACCCATATAGTCGTGAGTTTGATAACAAGCCGTTAAAGCCGTTCATGGTTAACCAAACGACACTCATATTGGAACGTGGTCAGTTGATGATTCCTAACAAGGATGTTGACGAAGTTATCTTCAGACAGATGACGAACTACACAGTAGAACGTATTTCTCCGAAGACTGGCGAACCGACTTACACCAATGTTGATGAGCACGCACTCGATGCGATGATGTTGGGTATCTTTGCATTCATTGACCAAATGCCTGACATTGCTAAGACCATTGAGGATTCACAGCCAGCTAGAACCGTAGCGGTTGCGGACGTTAAGTTCGTTGACCCGCTTGGACGAATCTATAGAGGTACTGACAGAACCCAACAGGAGAAACAAGAGTACATCCAGAAATGGGATGAACCTACTCCTCCGCCACCACGCAAAACAAGCGTAGGAAAGCGCGGAACTTCATTGGGCTGGGGTGCTAGAGGTTCGGGCGGCGGAAGAAGCGGAATGCCGTCAAGAAGTCGCTGGTAACCAACCAACTTTGGTGACACGGGAGGTCCCCCTCCTCCCTTTCACATAATCCCTAGGCTTGCTTTGCAAGTCATTTTCCCTCCCTCTCCCTTTTTGATGGCAACCAGTGGGGTTCCCCCTCCCCTTGCCCTGCTGGTTGTCCTTTTTAAATTAATAGAAAAAGAGGGTGAATTATATGCCACTTGATGAAGAATTTGAAATTGGTGGTTCTGGTATTGATACTCAGTATGAGCGGGACTACATTAATTATCGGCCTAAGATAGAATACACTCAGCCTGTTGTTAGTGGTCAAGGCTTGCCCGTTGATACTGCCAATCAAAGCCAGGGTGGATTAACCGATAGTGTTAGTGGTTCTTCTGCCATAACTGTATGGCAAAACGTAGTAGACACAGTGAATAGTATTAACCAACTCGTAGATACATTGAGCGACAAGCTGAAGGACATATCCGTTCCGATTCCTGCTTCTTCGCAAACAGTGATTCAAAAAGCTGCAGAAGAGTTAGGAGTTCAAGGGATTACGGATAGTATCCCTTTTAGTTTATATAAAGAAACGTTCAAGAATCCTACAAGTCCTCCAGCCATTGCGATACAGGATACATATGAAGACTATATGGCAGATGTGGATGGTATTTTGAACGGGGAAATCTTCACGGACGTTATGGAGATGCAGAATGATTGGGTAGATATGAAGGATTTCATTCAGAAGGGATTATTCGCCCAACTCGTGACTGTAGACCAAGCGCCAACTGAATACACTACGGACGACACAAAGCTGATAGTTATTAATGACGCGGAGAAATCACTGGACGCCCAGTACGCGCAGCTCTTAATGATTTTAAATGTAAACAAACAAATCTATGAAGAGATGGCGGCAACAGACTACGGCTCCCAACAATACTATGATGCACTGCATCAGTATGAAGATGTACAGCGTCGTATTGAAAACCTTGAGAAGAAATTATTTACCAAGGCAGAAATAGTTGACTTAGTAGGCAGAAAAGCTTCTGATACAAATGATACTATTACATTATTAGCCAATACAGTAGATTTCGACCCATTTGAAGACGATAAATATGAATTATTATATGGGCTGTTGAAACAATTCCCTACAAGGGATGCCATGCTAAATGGATTCAAGAAGATGAAGGCCCTATTAAAATTGTCTGTTGATGGCAAGAAAGTAGATACCAAATCCATGAGAGAAACACTAAGGGGAATGGCAGGCGGTACAAACAAGCGGAAGATAAATAAGATGCTTGTAAATGGTGTTCATCTCCGTAACGAGATAAGCAACGATGTGTATGACATCATGAATAACCTGGACGGGATTCCAAACAATCCTAGTTTTGATGTTCTTGCTGGTCATATCTCCGATGCTGTTAAACAATCAGAGAGAATGTACAACCAACAAGCAGGCGACTTTTATAAGATGCATGTGATGGATACCAATGTTCGCTTGAACAAGATACGCTCTGTCATTGATAAGGATGCTGCACGCAGCACTTATAAGCTAATGGAAATGGTTTTGAAATACACACAAAACACAAATACAACATGGCCTGATGAAGCTAGCCTTTCGACGTGGCTTCATGATTTTATGTCACAAAACAATATTAGCTAAAGGGAGAGATTAGGAGAATGCTAGAGGAGAGAATGAAGAAAGTTAAATCAGCTTTTGATTCTGTACCAGCAAAGGAAGAGAACTGGGATTCATTAGAATACTTTTACAAGGTTCGGGATTCAGCTCCTAAAAAGGGGAAGGAGATTCACCAATATGCTTTCAATGAGGATATTTATGTACAAAATGGCCTTATTATGGTGCCGATTACGGATGTTCATTTAGGGAATAAGCAAGCCAACATTCCTTACTTCAAAGCATTCGTTGACTATATCTTGAAAGTACCAAATGCAGTAACAGTGCTAAACGGCGACCTTGCAGAAACGGCAACGAAAGTGTCTGTAGGAAAGGCCATGTTCGAGGAAAACATGAACTTCCCAGAGCAATTAAAAGCATTGCACGAAATCCTATTGCCTCTTGCTAAGGCAGGGAAGATTCTTGGTGTCGGCCCAGGAAACCACGAAGAACGTATTGCCAATATGATTGGCTTAAACCCAATGGAAATTTTAGCAGAGAAACTGGGTGTTCCTTACTTTGGTTATCAAGGATACTTCCGTATTCAGGTAAACCATATCAATTACAACTGTGCATTCTTCCACGGTGCTGGCGGCGGAGCTACAACTGGCTCTAAGGCAAATACAGCAGAGAAGATTAATAAAGTTGTACCAAATGCTGACCTTTACTTTAGCGGTCACACACATGGAAAGCAATCTCATCATGATGTTGTATTTATGTTCGACAATGAATCAGGGGAGCTTGTACCGCATAAACGTACTTATGTAGTCGGTGGTTCATTTGTAGAATATTGGGATGCTTATCCAGAGATGAAAGGTTTAGCGCCAAGCGCTACTGGATTGGTTCGCGTTGAACTACGTCCAGACTATAAAGATATTAGAGTAACAGTATAAGGAGGTGGCTCCACTTGGGTATGTGGGATTCGTTTAAAGAAGCCATCGGGCTTAAGAAAAAGATGCAGGTAGAAGAAGCTGCCGCTCGTGACCCCAAGAAAACGGCCATTAAGAAAGTAGGTCAAGCAATCAAGGGGTCTGGAAGTGGAGCAGGAGGCTTCGAGGACAGCCCAATCGACTTAGCAGAAATTCAAGCTGCCTATCATACAGACTCTTATATTCGGAGAGCGATTGATAAGCACGTTGGATTAATGTTCAAGAATGGATGGGGATTCAACGGAAAGAACGAAAAAGGAACAGAGTATGTATGGACACGACTTAAGTTAATGGCTGAAGGTACTGGCAAACCAATTGATGAATTACTAGACCAACTGGCATTTGACTTCGTCCTATTCAGTAACGCTTATCTTGTTAAAGCAAGAGCAAAAGGTGGAGCAATGGCACAAGGCGTGCAGGCTGCAGGATATACGGGTAAGCAACCAGTCGCTGGTTATTTTATTTTGCCTCCTACTACTGTAAAGGTAGCCCGTGACGACTTGGGGAACATTACTGGGTATGAGCAGGATACAGGCGGCGGTAATACTGTTACATTTAAGCCAGAAGATATTATTCACCTTAAGTATCGCCAACCAACAGGAAGAGCTTATGGCGTACCAATGGTTTCCAACGTACTAGATGATGTTAAGCTTCTTCGTCAATTAGAGGAGAACGTGGCACGTTTAGTCTATCGAAATCTATTCCCGCTTTATACGTATCAAGTAGGTTTAGATAAGCCAGGATTCGAAGCAACAGATGAAGAGATTGAAGACATCAGAGAACAAATTCGTGATATGCCTATGGATGGCGGTATCGTTATTCCTGAGCGTCACAATATTTCTGTCGTAGGTTCAGGTGGTTCAGCACTCGATGCTTCTCCATACTTAGCTTACTATCGTCAACGTGTATTCACTGGTCTGAATGTATCTGATACTGTAATGGGTATCGGTGGCACATCAAACCGTTCTACGTCCGATAATCAAGCAGCCGACCTATTTGATGGAGTAAAGGAATACCAGCATTCATTTGCTGTTCAATTCCAACAGCAAGTTATCAATGAGCTACTGTTTGAGGGCGGATATGACCCCACTTTAAAACCAGATGATGAAGTAACATTCTTCTTTGAAGAGATTGAACTCGATGCAAAGATTAAGAGAGACAATTATCTCGTTCAATTGTTTACTCAGAATGCTATTACTCATGAAGAGTTAAGACAACTAATGGGATTAGACCCAGTAGCAGACGAATCAAGACTATACTTCAACATGGTTACAGGTGCTCTTGCACAGCAGGCAGCTGATAATGCCCTTGCACAGGCTCAGCAAAGCCAACAAGCGGCAAATAATGCAGGGCAGAATAAGAACCAGCCAACCAATCAAAATGGCACTAAGATGTCACCAGGGAAGCCTAAAGCAAGTGTTTCAGAAAAAGTTGAAGAAAAGGTATTGACTGAGGATGCAAAAGTGGTTACTTTAACAACTGAGCTACCAATAAAAAGCTATGAAGAGTCCATGTCAAAGTACTGGAGCACTCTAGCCGATGACGTGGTTAGCAGAGTCAAGAGAGGCGATTCGCTAAATGAGATTAAAGCATTTGCAGTCGAACTCACAAGACAATCTTTAAAGAGTAAGAACCGTCAGTACATTACAACGGCAATGATGAAAGGTTTAGCAAATGGGAGAGAGGAACTAAGGCAGCCAGGTCAGAAAACGACAACAGTCAGCTTTGCTGTGAATCAAGTAATAGCAGAGTCAGAGAAATATGTTAATAGACTTGTTGACGATGTCATTCATCTCGTAACTGCGGCACAGAAAAAAGAAGCAGTCGAGGACCAACTAGCGAATATTCGTGGAGCTTTCAATTCCAATCAATATAGACTTTCATTCATGGCTAAGACTGAAATCTTACGTGCATACAATTACGGCTTAGCAATAGCAGCTAAGGAAGCTGGAGTTAAAGAGGTTCATACCGCTGGTACTGAAAAAGCTTGTAAGGAATGTGACACGAAGAACAAACAGTCTATCGTATTGACAGACCACAATTTAATTGACGTGATTCCGCCACATCATCCAAATTGTGATTGCTTAGTACAACTGAATATATCAGCGGAGGAGGTGTAGCCTAGGTGAAGTACAGAGGACTGGACATAAATCCTAGGAAATTAGATGAATCCATTACGGTGAAACCTAATGTGCTAGCTGAGAGCGGCAAAGCCTTCAAGGAAGCAGCGGGCGACGGTAGAACTTACCTGATGCCACGTATCGAAGCTATTCATGCAGGAACCACACGTAACTTCACACGCTATCCAGCAGAGAAGCTCAAGGGTGATGCTACACTAAAGTCTGGTGTTTACTCTTGGTTACATCCATTTGCAAAGCCAGTGATTTATAATCACGATGTTAACACTGAAGCATCTGGACGTATTCAAGCAGCCTCATTCTCTGAGATAACACAAGCTGGTCGGCCTGGGATTATCGTTGTTCCTAAAATCACTCAAGAGAGTGCTATCAACGATATACTTGGCGGCAGGCTCCTTACTGTCAGTATTGGAGCAACCACTGACGCAGCATACTGCTCAATTTGTGGAACGGACATAATTAACGAAGGTTTTTGTGGACACATGAAGGGGCAAGAGTATGATGGTCAAGTAGCAGAATGGATTGTCGGTAACGTATTCTTTGATGAATTATCATGGGTAAACGTTCCTGCTGACCAGGATGCGATGATTGTTGGCGGTTCTAATACCGTACATCAAGCAGAGTCCTTTGCCTATAACGGCAAGGAGATTATCAATCTAGGAAAGAAAACTACAGAATGGTTGGTTGACCCACAATCTGTTCTAGCAGAAGGGTTACAGCCAGGGAGAGGAGAAAACACCTTGCTTACAGAACAAGAAATCAAAGCGTTGCAAGATGAACTTGCTTCTACTAAAGAAGCTAACGAAACTTTAGTTTCTGAAAAAGAACAGTTGACAGCTGAAGTTGAACAGCTTAAAACAGATGTAGAAGAAACTACTAAAGCTAAAGAAACTGCGGAGCAAGCTCTTGCTGAGAAAGAAACTGAGTTAGCTACTACCCAAGAAACATTAACTGCTAAAGAAGCAGAGGTGGCTGAATTGACTATTGCTAAGGAAGGACTTGAAACTTCTCTAGAAGAAGAAAAGCAAGCTCGTACTCAAGCAGTTGAAGAAAATGCTAACCTTGCAACTGAAATGCACAAAATGGTAGCTGAGCGCGTAGTAGACCTTCGTTTGTCTCTTGGAAAAGAGTCTAACCGCGAAGAAGCTGTTGCAAAATTTGTAGAGCGTTCTATCGAATCTCTAAATGATAGTCTAGCAGACTTGTTAACAGAGGCAGTTACTGCTCCTGCACAACCTGTTGTTCGTACAGTAGAGAAGATTGAAAACCCTGCAAGCGTTGTTGACACAAAAGAAATTAAAGAATCTAAGAAACAGATGACTACTGAAGACGCTCTTATGGCATTATTCGGTGGCCCTGGTCTAAGAAAATAATACAAGGAAATTGAAGGAGGACAACATTCATGGCTTTATTCCCAAGTGTTGATGCAACTTATACTTTCACTGGTAAGTCCCATACAAACCTAGTAGTTTCTGAGGGCGACGCTCCAAGTGAAAAATGGATTGTAGCGGCTGACAATGCTGCTGACCCGTTCGTATATGAATTCGGTCCAGAAGGCAATCAAACAGTAGTTTTAGCAAAAGGTAAAATTGTAGAGTTAGGTGTACCTGAGTACGATTACACAACTGCTCGTAACATCACTGCAATCAAGCAAGCTGCTGAAGGCTCTAAGCACGCTATCGGTGTTCTACACCACAACGTTTACGAAACTCGTCGTGACCGTTTCTCTGGTAACAACCAACCAAACCCAACTGTTATCACTCGTTCTTACATCGAAGTTCCTTTATTCGAACACGCTGATGTAACAACTGCTCAAGGCTTTGCAAAAGCAATGCGTTTCGGTGCTGCTTACGGTACTAACGATGCTGCTCAATTAAAAGCTGGTGACTATGTTGCTGTAGGTAAAGATGGTAACTTCGTAAGACTTGACACTGAAGCTGTTGGAGCATCTCCATTCTCAGTAGTAGGTCAAGTATTAGACATTCAACGTGAATTACCACCTGCTGGTTTCTTACAATACTACCTAAGCATGGACATTCCTGAAATTGAAGCTTGGTTAAAAGCTGCTGGTACTGCTCCATCTCCAGGTGCTAACCCAGATGGTTCTGCGGCTGCTTACCCTTACGGTGTTCCTTACACTAATAAGAGCTGGATGGCTGACTTCCAAAAGCTATTGCTACCAACAATCAACAAAGGTATTCCATTCTTAACTGATGGTTACTTCAAAGCTAAAACTGTTAAAAACGGAATCACTATGGACGACATCTACGATAAGACTAACAACAACGATGGTCAAATCGAAAACGTTCGTATCGCTGGTAACGTTCAATTCGGACATGATGTATCTGGTACTTTCACTGTATCTGCTAACAACGGAACAACTGTTGATAAAGGTGTTCAAGTTGCTGCTGATTCTCGTAACAACGCAGTATTCATCAAGTTACGTAACCCAATTGACAAAGCTGAAGCTGATGCAGTTGTTGTTAAAGCTGATGGTGTAGCAGTTGCTGCTAAAGACCTTCTTATTGACCTTTACAACAACCTTATCGTTGTTTACTTAGCTCCTGGTCAAAAAATCAACAACCTAACTATTGATGCTAAATTAGTAGTTGACCCTCAAGCTGGAATTCCAACTGAGTGGGATTACCAAGGTTCTGTTGGTGCTGTTCGTATTTTACTACAAAAGTAATTTGACAGATTGCTAGAAACAAAGGGAGAGGGGCTACGGTCCCTCCTCAATAAAAATATAAACATAGGATATTGAAGGAGGATAACTCGCATGAACTTAGAGTTAGTCGAAAAATATGCGAAAATGATGTCTTTTGATGGCAAACCATCTAAGGATACTCGTGTTAACGTATCTGAAGCTTTAACAACAGCTGATGCAAATATTTTAATCCCGAAAGTAATTAGCCAAGTGGTAGTTGAGGCTGCAGAGCCAATGTTACTTGCTTCTCAATTCTTTCATAAAGTACAATTAAACGAAGGACGTTCAATGGAATTCATCCATTTCGGAGCTATCCGTGCTTTCGAAATCGGAGAAGGTATGGAATATCCAAACCAAACTCTAAACTTAACAAAACAAGGTATCGCTGGTACTGTTGATGTTAAGGTTAAGAAATACGGCTTAAAAGTGCAAATTACAGATGAAATGGTATCTGACTCACAGTGGGATGTAATCGGATTACACCTGAAAGCTGCAGGCCGCGCACTTGCTCGTAAGAAAGAAGAAGTAATCTTCGAAGAGTTCAACAAGCACGGACACGTAGTATTCGATGCTGAATTATTCAACAAAGGCGACGAAGGCTATCCTACAGGACGCGGTTATGACGGCGAACTGAACGGAACATTAGCTGCAGAAGACTTAACAGATATGGCAATCTCAATCATGTCAGCTGGGTTTACGCCTACAGACATTATTATGCACCCATTATGCTGGTCTTTATTCCACAAGAATGCAATGTTAGAATCTGCTTCTAACGTAGCAGCATTTGGTCAAGGAACTTCTATTCAAAACCCAATGGAGTTCACTACTACAAATGCACTTGGATTGAATGTAATCTTCTCACCATTCATTCCTTTTAACCAAGAAGCAAAGACTTTTGACTTCTACATCGTTGACCGTAACAACATCGGTGTTATCGTTGTTAAAGACGATATCTCTACTGAGCAGTTCGAAGACCCATTACGCGACATTCTTTCTCTTAAAGTAAAAGAGCGTTACGGCGTAGGAATTTTGAACGGTGGACTTGGCTTAGCCGTTGCCCGCAACATCAAGTTTGCTAAGACTTACCCAGCTCCAGGACGTACTTTCACTGGTGGTCTTCCATTGCCATCTGACATGGACCCATCTAACCCTAACTACGTTGACCGTGACCAAATCTAATATAACTTTTAAAGAGACCTCTACTACTACTAATGTAGTGGGGGTTTCTTACTAAGTAAGGAGGAATTTTAATGGGACGTATTAAGGTAGCTGTGTCTCCATTCTTTGGCGGTAAGTCATGGGTAGATGAGTACACAGGAATCAAATTCGAAAAGAGCACTCATGGGTTAGCTATCTATGAGATTCCAGAAGGATATGATTTAACAGGTATTAAGAAGTCTCTTCGCTTAAACAATCTGATGTTAGTAGAGGGCGACCCTTCACTTAACAATAACGTTGAAGAAGTAGTTGTTCCTGAGCCGACTCCAGTTGTGGAAGCTCCTGTTGAAGAAGTTGTTCTTGATGAGCAGCCAGCAGAAGTAGCAGTTGAAGAGATTGAAGAACCTAAAAAGAAACCAAATAAGAAGAAAGCGAAATAAGGTGGGAGGGGGAACTTTCCCGCCTATTTTTGTGAAGGGGTGATATTAGTTGGCAATTAACAATTATTTAGTTATCGGAGTAAACCCCAGCAATAACGAGACAAACGTTTCTGTTAATACGGAAGTTGTCGTAACCTTCTCTCAGTATATGGATGCCAGCACCATTACATCATCCAATGTCGTATTGAAAGAGGTAAATGGAGATATTGTCATCTCTTCTGTTAAATATGATTCTACTTCTATGACTGCCACTCTTATTCCAAACTATTCTTCTCAGCTTGGCATGGCGGAACAAAGCCTAAACCCTGGAAAGGAATATGAAATAACAGTAGTAGGCGGAACCACAGGAGTTAAGACCATTACTGGTGATTATATGGGCGTCTCTCGGACGTACCAATTCACAACTGCTTATGTGTCTGGAATCAGTGTGCCGCAGGATATTACCGTTGTCGTGAATGATGGATATCCAACCGTATCATGGATACAGCCAAAGAGCTATGACATCTCTACTGCTCTTACCTATGAAGTGATGGTAAGCACAAGCAATGACCCTCTTGTAGCCCCTGTGTGGCCTTCTGCGGGCGACATTAACAAAGTTAGTACAACAGTGCTAAATGTTCCGAAGAAGTTCTCAGATGGCAATTACTACGCTTACGTAAGGGCTATTAATGGAGACCAAACAAGTGACTGGGTATCTAGTCAATTCAATGTTCAGACAGCCGTTACACCTACTCCTAGCCCTGGTGGTTCTGCTGGTGGCGGAGATATCTTCTCCTTCGATGTGGCAGATACATACCCTCGTCGTGATGATGCCGACATTATGCCAGAACAAATCTTAATTGTGTTCTCTAGTGATGTTGACCCAACTACTGTTAACAATGGCACAGTCTATATTGTAAAGAAACAAGACAAGGCAACTCTTAGTTTGGTAGACTTCATGACGGACTATGCTCCAGCAAAAGCAGTAGCGGCGACCATTGCTCCTATTGTGACTCCAAATGTTGTTGTTCTAACAGCTACATTGGAACAGGATGCAGAGTATACAGTCATTGTCAGGGAATCAGTAAAGAGTTCTACTGGCGCAAGCCTTGGAATTGCTTATCACTGGTCATTTGTTACTACTTACTCTACTCTTTACGGAGATGCAGACTTGGTTCGTCAAGACCTTGGTTCTTTTGCAGGTTCTACTTCTGACAAGCTACTGTATGCTTACCTGAATGAATCTAGTAAATATGCTTATCAAATCGTATCCAATGCACAGAACTTTGATGCGAACAACTATAAGGATGGTGCGGCTCCATATGAAGTCCACCAATATGTACGTTTTAGAACGGCCTATGACTTATTGTTGAATTCCCAGATGCGTTCTGGTGGCGGCGGTGCTACACAAGCTGTTACTCTCGGTGATTTAACGGTAACAAAAGCAGCAGACCAAGCTGGAAGTATTTCTGGTATCCTAGCAGAATTGCAAAGCAAGATGAAGCTTTACATGGACTTAATGCAAGGACAGCATAACAGAGGATATGCGAAGCCATTAGTAGCTATTAGAGGCGAAAATGTCGAAGCCTACCCTAGCTATATGACTCGTGACGCTTACAAGGCGTTATCATAAGGGGGCTAACACATGGATTTACGCTATGAATTTGAACAGATACTTGCACAGTACGGTAGTGATATCTTACTGGTTAGAACAGATGCGAAGCTACGTTGCTCTTGCTGGAATGAAAAGAAGCAGGAAGCAGACCGCCTATGCCCTATTTGCTTTGGTATGGGCTTTGTTCCAACTGTAGAAAAACATACAGCACGGAATCAATACACTGGGCCTGTTAACTCATTAGCAATGGCTGTGCAGGATGGACAAATCGGACAGATGAACGTAACAGGAAGACAGTATTATATGAAGCATGATGCACGAGTAAAAGAACAGTGCTTGATTATAGAAGTTGACTGGTCAAGTACAGGCAAGCCTATCTACAATGGCGGTGGAATCTTTGAAGTGCAGAACGTGGACAGGAAAGCGTTTGAGCATGGTGAGATTGCCTTCCAAAAAATACTGTGCAAAGACCAACCTGTGCAGAAGCAAATAAGAGGAATTAGAATCGCCAATGTAAATGGAATCATTAACTATGAGATAGCGGCAGAAGGAGGACTAGCTGGATGAGTACAACATTAGAACATTTCTCTATTGTAAACCAAGTGAATATCGCTCCAGAAACAACTGTTGTTTTGGTTGGCACGGCTCTGGACGGCCCAGCGAACGTCCCCTTCCAACTCTATGAGAATGTAGACCCATATGTGGCATTAGGATTCTCTCCTCTTGCCCATGCCTATTCTGCAGCCAGAAGAGCTGGTGCTAGCCGTGTTGTTGCCTACCGCATTAATGGAATCCATTCAGTGGCTACTGTAAAGGATGAGAATGGGAATGAACTATTCTCTTTAAAGACAGTGTCCGCGGCAGATTACTATGATGACATTCATGTAGTACTTTATCCAGACCATTTGACTGTAGTGAATACAGACGGAGCTACATCACGTAGTTACTGGTTTGATAAGTACCCTACTGTAGATGATTTAGTGTATGGACTCAATAGAGACGCTTATTATGGCCTTATTGAATTCAATGCAGAGTTAATCAACCAGTATGCTCCTATGATGAATGCTGTTAGCACAGAGACAAACGTTGTCTTTACAGATGGTGACGATGAAGCAAACTTTGTGTTTGAACGTGACCCATCATCTTTAAGCTATGCAAATCCAACAGACTTAAATGCAGATGGCGGCAGCTTAATGATTTCCTTAAAGGCTAAGCTTGCAAATGCTTTGTTTGGAGAAGACCCAGACAATGTAGCAGGTAGATTACCATACGGGGATTTAGCCTCTATGCAATACGGAATCATTGTTCTTGTAGATATGTTCCACGATGATGACGCAGAGATTACAGAGATGCTGGGTTCATTCTGTATGAATAAGACACTTGAAATGGAAGTAGGATGTATCGGTGTTATTGGTACAAGAAACCTCTATGCAGATGATGATGTTCATCAAAGAGCACTAGACCTTGTATCCCTAACAGAATCATTGGCTGATACTGAAGCTTACAAGTATGTTCAGGTGATTGTTGGACACACCACTTACCCTGAAAGCAATGGGGAATCCGTATCGTGTGCTTATGCATTCGGTGCAATTCAAGCCATGTTGCCGTACAATACCATGATGTCAAATAAGGCTATTTATGGAATAAGGAACTTAAATTTTGCATTATCTAAAGAAGATGTTGCATTGTTGTCGGGTAATGGTTATACATGTATTGTACCATCTATTCGTAGAGGTTTTGTTCCGTTCTATTCGAACTCTTATTCAAAGGATTCGACGGCGGCAACATCCAGACCTCACAATGTTCGCATCTCTCAGCATATCTCTTCTGCCATTGCAAATGAAGTAGATTCATTGATTGGTAGCGAGTATACCATATTGTCTGTGAAGAATGCGATAGATGGAGCCAAGTCACTTCTCAGTGACCTGCAAACTGCAAACGTCATTAAGAATTATGGCATAGACTATAGTCTTACTGACAACAACACATCGCTCACTATAGAGGTATCATTTACTCCTATTTCTGAAATAACAGCTATCAGTTCTGTTACGACATTAACATTCCCGCGTGAGGTGACGTACTAATGGAGAATCCAAGATTGCAAGCTCAGAAGTCCTGTGACTTTGAAGGATTCACAGACATCATCTTCCGATTGTTAAGCGCCGCATGGGGACCTGATTGGGGCACATTTTGCGAGGCTTTCCCAAATGGGACAGACCCAGCAAATGTAAAGACTCCTATTATTACATATAAGCTAGTAGAAATGAGGCCAGGTCAGATTGGCAGAGATACAAAGGAAATTAAGCCACGTCTTCGTGAAACTATTTTCCCTGAGGATGACCCATCCACTGCCATTGAAATATTTGGACGCATTCTTGATGCTAATGTGGTCTTTGAAATCTGGGAAGAGAACAACACCAAGGCAAGCAAGGTGGCTACTAGATTCATGGACTTCTTGGATATGTACACTGGCTTTATTAAGAGTCAGGGAGTAAAAGAAGTTATCTTCCAAAGATTCTCTAACGATACCAACTCAGCTTGGAAGGATGACCTTGTCTCCCGTCAGATTGAATACTTTGTAAGATTTGAACACCTCAATGAAGTGCGCAGCGATGTAATTACGAAAGTTACTGGCGAGGTTACCATTGGTAATCAGTCAGATAGCTCTATAAATGGAAGCATCCCATTTTCGAATGGTTAATCTTCTAAACTATTTTAAAGGAGGAAAATTGGATGGCACAATATCCAAATCTACCAGGAATTGAAGTTCAAATCGCCGACGGTGGATTAATCTTACCTGAGGACACAAGCACACAGTCATTGCTTATCATTGCTCCATCTTTAGTAGTAGATGCTCCTACTGAGCCAGTTTTAGTACGTCAGTCTTCTGACCTAGATACTATGGGCTTCGGAACATTTGTTATTGGTGGCGTAGTTAACCCAATTGCTGCTGCTTGGAAAGCTGCATTCGAAGGTGGATGCCGCCGCATTTACTTGATGGCTCTTACAGGTGCTGACGATGCTACAAAATTCTTGAATGTTCAAGATGCAATGTTCGGTATCTTAGCTGACTTCACTGTAGACCACGTTGCTCTTGTTGGCGTTTATGCTGACAAAGAAGTTACATTGGCTTCTATGCCTGCTACTTCTGAAGGTGTTAAGCAAGTTTACTCTGTTACTGGTGCGTCTGTTTTAACGTTCCCAATCACAGTAACTCTTGGCACTAACGACACTATCAAAATCGGTACTCAGACTATGACTTTAAAGGCTGGTTCTTATGCAACTCAAGACCTTTACCTTGCTGAAGTTCAAGCTGAGATTGATGCTGCTGGTATCGACATGACAGCTCAAATCGTTGGCGGAAAGCTAGTTCTTTCTCAAGACGTTGCCTTCTCAACTGCAACTGGAACTAACGCTGGTACTTTAGCTGCTGGTGCTGCTGTACAAAAGATTACTGGTAACTATGCGTTACTTGCTGGTCAATTTGCAGAAAGCCAAACGTTAAACCACAACGCAACTATCGCTTATGTTGGAACTTCTGCTCCTGCTGGAAACACTTTAGCACAAGTTAAGACACAAGTTGACTTGCTAACTGGTATCTCTAACGAGTACAGCGGTTATGTATCTGTTGTGGCTATGCCTGAGTTAGGTTACTTACTACCTGGCAAGTCTGACATTTACTACACTAACGGCGTTGTAACTTACGCTGCTCTTGTATCTACGTTGCGTGCAGAATCTGCTCCAACTAACAAGCGTGTATACGGCGTTGCTGGTATCCGTTACAACTTGTCTCTTCGCCAATTAAACTCTTTAACTGGTAACAAGTTCGTGACATTCCGCTTGAAAGGAAACCAAATCGTTGTAACTGACGGTTGCACAACTGCTCCTGATTACGTACTTGGTGGATTGAAGCAGTCTTCTGACTTTGCTCGTCTTTCTACTCTACGTATCACTCAGGCTGCTACACAGTTAATCCGTGACCTTACTGAGCCATTCATCGGTGAACCAAACCGTATGCCTCAATACAACAGCTTTAACGCAACAATCAAAGCTGGTCTTGAGTCAATGAAGAATCAGGGAGCTATCATGGACTACCGCTTCACTGTTACTGCTACTGGCGGTACTTTATCTGAAGCTACTGTTACTTTACAGTTAATCCCTGCTTTCGAGCTTAAGCGTATTACTGTAAACGTTGCTTTAAAACCTCCTTACTCTCTTAACTAATTAAGAGGTAGGTTGTATATCCCTCGCCTGGTGGGTTAACCAGGCAATCCCTAATCTAGAGGAGGAAACAAAATGGCAGGTTCTACTCAATCTGTTTACACAAAAACGTACACTTCGTTCTCTGGTGCCGACATTATTGCGACTTTCAATGGTAAAGTAGTAGGAGAGCTTCAAGCTATCACTTACTCTGTTACTCGTGAGAAAGCTCCAATCTATGTAATGGGCGACCCAAATCCGAAGTCTTTCAGCCGTGGAAAGCGCGGTATCGCTGGTTCTTTAGTATTCACAGTATTTGACCGTGATGCGTTACATACTATGAAAACTACTGACAACCCTGTTTTCCGTGAAGGATTAAACTCTACTCAATCTGGTAACTTTGATGGTAGTCAATTAACTAACGTTGGCGATATCAACATGAGCCAGTCTGACGTACCTGGAAAATGGGCTGAAAAGAAAGCTCCTAAGTACTCTGACGAAATTCCTCCATTTGATGTAACAATCAATTTCCTTAACGAATACGGACAGTCTTCTAAGATGACTCTATTCGGAGTGGAAATCCTTAACGAAGGAATGGGTTTAAGTGTTGACGATATCACAACTGAAAAGGCTTGTACTTTCATTGCTCGTGGTATTGACGACATGACTTCTGACGCTTACGCTGAGCCTTGGAACGTATAATTATTGAGGGGTCGCTTCGGCGGCCCTTTATTACTATTAGGAGGTAAACAATATGCCTATCAACTATAATCCACCAAGCGACAAGCAATTGGCGATTCCAGCCTCTGCTTACTTCAATAATTACAAGAGTGTTTCTACTTCATTCTCTGGTGCAGACATTGTCACAAGCATTACGCCAATGGGCGGAAAGCCTATCGTGTTTGGTGAACTGCAAACCATCTCTTATAGTATTTACCGACCTACCACTCCTGTATACTCCCTAGGTAGAATAAATCCTAAAGGAGTAGTAAGAGGACAACGTACAATCGCTGGCTCCTTGATATTTACGGTATTCGACAGACACGTATTAAAAGAAGTCATGAAGAGTTATCAGGGTAGCAATACATTTGGTATTACAGCTGATGAGATTACTGAGATGAGCAAGGACATGAAAACAGATGAGATGCCGCCGTTTGACATCACAGTTACCTTCATGAATGAATACGGTAACAGCTCTGTACTTCATATCTATGGCTGTCACATTCTTACTGAAGGACAAACCATGTCAATCGAAGATATGATTACAGAAAATACTATGCAATATCTCGCAATGGATATTGACTTAATGACACCCAATGGTTTAACTGGAAAGTGAGGATAGGAGGTAAAGGCTATGGCAGATGGAAGACGCGTATTTGGATATAGCTATGGCGCAAACTCTTCAACTGAGTATCGCAGATTCAGTTCGGAGTATTTCAGCGGCGCGGATATCCGAATCTATTTTGGAGACATATGGGTAGACGAGATTACTAGTCTTCAGTTTACATTACAGGAACAGGTGGCACCTATCTTCGGATATGCTTCTTATACATGGGATAAAGTAGCACGGGGGAACCGTTACATTCAAGGTTCATTTTCTATCAACTTTAAAGAAAGTTACTATTTACAACAAGTGCTGAATAGCTTAACTTCAGAAATGAAGGCGGGTAGTTCATCAGGATTCTCGAAAGAGACTTGGAAAAAAGGACTTGATATCGAAGCCCTCATGAAGCAAGTGGACAATAAGAACTTTGATGACATTGCTGACGAATTTGAAAAGTCATTATGGGGCGACACAAAGAACGCCGACATTAAGAGTGACACAAAGAATCGTCCACAGAACAGTTACTTCTATCCAGAGTTTAAAACAGGGACAGACGAATCTGGTGCTTCAACATACAGCAAAGATTCTCAAAAACAATTAATGGACCATGGATTTAACATTCTTATCTCTTATGGCCCAATGAATGAGGTCGGGGGCATGAACGCTCCTGAATCAGCGCATTCACTAGTTGGTGTTCAATTAACTGGAGTCAGTCAAATCATTGGGGGAGACGGCAACCCAGTTCAAGAGCAATATACCTTTATTGCCAGAGACATGGATGGCAATGTAACAGCAAAATATTAATAGAATCATAGGGGGAAAAGAAAATGGCTACAAAGAAAACTGTTAAAGAAGAAGTAGTAGAAGCAATGGAAGAACAAGAAGTAGAAAGCTCAGTGCCAGCACCAGAAGCACCTGCTGCTCCAGAGGCTCCAGAAACTTCTATTCCACAGGAATTGCTTGGACCAAACGGAGAAGAGCTTTTATTCCCAGGTGGCCCTGCTCTTGCGCAAGTTGAAGAGTGGAAATCTCGTTTCAAAGACGAAGTTTATTTAACAGAATTCGAGGAAGAAGTTTTCTTATGGAGACCGATTACTCGTAAAGAATACAAGCAAGTAATGAAGGTACAAAATGCGGATTCTTTCTATAAAGAAGAGCGTATCTGCGAAGCATGTATCCTTTATCCACAAGGATATAACTTCATGGCAATGACTGCTGGTAAAGCTGGTATCCCAACTCTACTTGCTGAATTAATCATGGAGAAGTCAGGCTTCCAAGCTAAGACTGGAGCTATGAAACTCTAATAACCAGACCTACACGGGAGGGGGCGAACTGCTCTCTCCTTTTTTCATTGAGGAGGGAAAGATATGAACGAAGAAGTCTTAATGGATGAACAGTTTAAGTTGATGATAGAGCATTGGAAAGAAGAGTTCTATGGCAATGTCTACTCTACGGAGATTGAGGACATGGCATTCATCTGGCGTGGAATGACAAGGGCAGAATATAAGAAGGCAATGGAATGGTATGAAGATGACTTTGACCGTGCTGAATATGTTTGCCGCTGTTGCGTTCTATTCCCAGAGATAGATGACTGGGGCGAAGAAATGTACGCTGGTATTCCAGAGACATTGACAGAGAATATTCTGAAAGAATCTGGATTCACGCTCACAATAAAAGAGCTTGACGCAAAAATACTAAAACTAGAAATGGATATGCAGACATTCGATAATCAGATTTCATGCATTATCAAGGAAGCATTCCCAGACATCTCTCTTGAAGAGATAGAGAATTGGCAGTTTGAGAAGATGTTGTGGTATTACTCAAGAGCCAAATGGACATTAGAGAACTTAAGAGGAGTAACTATTCAAAGGGAGGAACAACAGAACCAAGCTCCAGGGTTTCCTCCAATGGGATAAGCGAGGTGTAGTACGTGGCTGACGAAAGACAAATAAGACAATATGATGAACAACAAGGCCCGCAGCACCACTCAGGTCTTGGAATGGCTGTTGGAGTCGCTGGTGTTATTGGAGCAGGTGCTCTTGGCTGGCGATACCGTAGTCAAATAGGGTCAGGATTACGTTCTGTTGGAGAATTCACTGGAACAATTGGCAGCATGGGGATTAGTGCTTTAGCCCGTAATGCTAAGTTCAAGGATACAATAGAAGATATAGGTGCATTCGGTAAAGCATTGAATCACGCGATGGATGGTCGAAGCATCTTCTCTCATATGGGAAACCCTAGTAGATTCGAAGATAGATTCCAGCAATCCCTTCAGCATTCTATTGAGGCTAGGGGACGGATGGCTGGCGTTCCGTTCGGAGGACACGACCTAGAGTTTGAAACGCAGGTAGAAGAACTCCGCACAAGGATGGCACAGCTTCACAATAAGGTGCTTGAAAACCAACGTATCAATTACGTTGAACAAGAGCTGGGACAGAAACATTCATGGCTTAACTTTGAGAAGGACTTTGGAAGTCACTTAACAGGTTATGGCTCATCATGGATGCATGGGAATAACCTATCCCATCAAAGCGTAAGTACATTCGTTGACCATGTTCTTGAGAATAACAAGGCTCTTGCGGACAAACTTCATGCCAATAAGATGAGTCGTGAAGACTTTGTCGATAGTGTCCATGAAACACTAGATAGATATAAGACCAGACATTCAGCTGGTTTCAACGAAGGCGGCAGGAAGAAAGCCTATCGTGATGCCTTAAGCAAGAACAAACATAATATGTGGAATGACTTCATTGCGCAGAACAGGAAGAAACGTAATGCCTTTAATGAAAAAGTTATGGCGAACAATGGATATCGCCTTGCTACCGTTGAAGACATTGCAATGCACAAGAATGGAAACCTGTTTGATTTCCGCTTAAGAAGTAAGCCGAAGAGATTCGGTCAGCCGCATATAGATACGCGTCTTTCAAGTAAAGTCAATAAGATGATGGAGATGGACCCGCGCTTCCGCGACTTGGCTGTAGACCGCCATGTTTGGATAAACAACCGTGGGGAATTCCTTGATAACAGATGGATGGCTCATGGAGCTGTTAACTTCGCTGATAACTTCAGAAGAAGCGTTCAGATTCCATTCCTTCGTTTTAACCCATTAGACTTATTGCACTTCACTACATGGGAAGGCATGAGGGAAGCTCCGAAGATTGCTTTCCGTAACATGGGTACAATTGACCCTGCGTTGCATGGAGCTGTTAAAGAGTATGCCCATCCACATGCCCATAACCAGGATGCAGCCGTAGGTGTTCTAGCACGTAACTACATGCAGACATCCAATGGTAATTTGTATGATTTAACAACTGGTGACCTAGTTAAACAAGATGTTTATCAGGCTTCTGGGCGATTCGGTATGGTGCCGCGTGCTCTTGCTGGTATGGCAAACTTACATACACAGGAGTATACCTATAAAGAAGGATTCCTAGGCTCTCTTCAAAAGCTATTCGATGTGGGCAAACAGGAAACAGAACCTTCATATAAGCGTATTATTAGTGCCTTCACGAAGTTTGACAATCCTGAGTGGGGACGCAATCTTCACAGTAGCTTGTATAACTGGAAGTATCAAACAGGTGGTTCTGAGCTTCATCCAGAAGATGTTTACAAGCTCATGTTTTCTCAGCTTGAGGCAAAGTCATCTGCATTGTCTGATGATACCGTCAACTACATTGGTCAGTATGTTAAAAATGCTTATGGCAATATTGGCGTAGATATAACAAAGCTTTATTCACCTGAAGAGACGATGGACGCTCTAGGCAAAATCAATCAGGCTATGCTGACAAGAAACTCTGACATTGCGAAGATTTCTACTAAAGCAGACGGCACGATGGAAGGCCTAGATAAATTCATCAATGATACATGGTTAAAGTATGCAAATGATAGACAGGCATTCTTGAGAAATAAACGTGTCCGCCCGAATAATGCTATGTATGTTCCTGAGTGGATGTCTGCACTCGACATGCAGGACACTCAAATGATTGATAAAGTGGATGACGTTAAGCGTCTTATCCACATGCATGCTCTTCGTCAATTGGAACATGCGACAGGAGACGGTCAGAAGATAACTGTTGCCTCTCTTGTTCAGAAGGGTATTGATGAAGGTGTTCTTCACAAGGATTCTCTGAAAGAAGTTCGTGACCTTGAATCCCTAAGTACAATGCGTCAATGGTGGGATGATGTCTACAAGGGAAGGCCAGAGGACAAAGCAACTGCGCTTGCTGACTTTACTGACCGTGTACTAGACCCTGGCGATGCACTGTCCCACACAACGCAAGCGGCGATGAAGGATATGAACCCTCTCCTTGCAATGGGACCAGGACAAGAGCCGCCTCAGTACTTTGGATTTGTAAACAACTTATCTATGAACAAGGCAAAGGGTTATCGCTGGGCGCTTGAGAACTATAATAAGACCATATCAGAAGGTGGAGATGCGCTAGACGCTGTCTTCAGTTCTGCTAAAGGAGTATTCGGACAGTTCTTTGCTGGACGTAAGAATATTGGTGATGTTACTACTGCTACCTTATTCCCTTACTACTATGCTGAACGTCTAGATAATGCGGTTTCTTATGTAGGGCTAGGATTGTCACAGAAGAATCGTGGCTCCTTCCAAAGCATCTTAGCAAATCAATTCTTACGACGCATTGTAATGCCTTATGTAGCTTATCAACAGCTTCAATGGGCTGATGGTGTGCTTGGCGACCAACCAAGTGATACAGCTGCTAGCACATACGTTAACATGCGTACAGATGTCCAGTGGTTGAAAGAGTTTGCTGGACTGAATGATATAGGCCGTCAATGGTCTCGCGTATTCACTGGAGCTGACCAGCTTGCAGAAACACCATTCTTCAGAGCATTCAACATGGCTACTTTCGGTGTCTTCGGAGACAATCGTTCTGGTGAAGACGAGCAATACTACTGGGAGCATGGTGAAGACCCAGTCCGTAAAGGACGTTTCTGGAGTATTGGTTCTGGAACTCCTTACACTGGTGGACGTATTGACCGATACGAACCAAACTGGTATCGCAAGATGCGGTCAGATTACAAGTTCACCGACACGCTATATGGAAGTGAAGATGAGTACTATGCAAATGCTTGGTTCCCAACTTTAACTCATCCACTTGCGCCGCTTAATCATTTCCTATTAGACCCATATCATTGGGAGAATAAGCATAGGGAAGACCGTCCTTATCCAGAGACAGGCGGATTCAGTGAACTGCAACAGATTCCACTCATTGGTTCTGCTGTTGATAATACAGTCGGAAGAATCCTCAAGCCTCGTCTGAAAGATGACAGGCTGCGGAAAGCTCACCGTGAATACCTAGAAGAATTGAATGCGAATATTGCAGCCCAATATGACCAAATGGCAATGGGTGGATACTTGCAAGGTATGCCTGCTGGTGGAACAGGACTTCTTCAGGATAGTGAGGTTACTGAGGCAGATTACGCCGTTGATGGAAGCCCTATGGGTGCAGGCGGTGGCTCAGGCTCAGGAGGAGGCGCTGGAGGTGTATCATACGGCATTGGAGGCGGAAGGGGTAGCAGAGGTGCCACTGGTGCTTCAAGACAACAGATAGCCCTTGTCAACGCTGCTATGGCCGATATCGGTGGACCAGCTCTTGGTGTTACTGGTAAGAATATTCGCTCCGTTACATCTCTTGAAGACCTTCGTGACCCAGACATTATCGAGAACCTTCATGACATTGGCGATATGTACAGCATAGGCGGCAACTTCCGTGACTCTGTATATAGTGCTACTGAGATTGGTGGTATCTACGGTTTCTTATCGAAGAGTGCAATTGGCTGGGATGAATCTGGACGAGGAATGGTTCTTGATACATCCAACCGAATGACCAGCTACCAAAGAGCTTGGTGGGACAATGAGCTTGGCGGTCTTGGTGGAGGACTATCGGAGATTTTCCGTCGTTACTTGCCTCGTGACCCGAACAAGAACTACTGGAATCCAATCCGAAATAGAATGCCTTACTGGATGCCTGGGGCGGATTACTTCGTTGACTTCCAACATGGTGACCCATATGTGAAGGTTCCACACGGAGAAATGAGACTCCCTGGTGCGGCTTATGAAACATTATATAAGTTACACCCAGATGCATTCGGTGAATACGGCGCATTTGACCGTTACCGTATCTTATCAGATGTAGCTCCATACTCTCAGCAATTCAAGTTCTATAAGGCTATCGTCTCTAAGATGAATGGCGCTGGAATGCTTGATGACGCAGAGAAAAAAGAATACGCAGAGATTCGTGAGCAAACGGCAGCGAAGAAAGCGAAGTACCGTTTCTATGATAGACAGTTTACAAAAGGCAAAGCAGATGTAGATTACCAGACGGTTCACGTTACTCGGATGATAGATGCGACTACCTTCATGACGAAGGAACATCCATTCAATCCAATCCGTCTGGCTGGCGTGGACATCAAGGCTGATGACCAAGCATCACAAGAATGGTTACAGCAATATGTGCATGAGGGCGCGACCCTTCGTATCGCAACGGATGCTGACCCGCTAAATCAAGTTCGTGATGATACGTACCAAACCATTCGTGCAGTTGTCTATAATCCAGTAGAAGGAAACTTAAACTTTAAACTGGCTAACCGTAAGGAAGGCGGATTTATGGGTCTTGGTGGACGCTATGTAGCCTCTACTCATAATGATGGAACTGCTACTTCTACCAATGCCTTATACAGCAACGATATGATAACTGTCGGTAAGATGTGGGAATGGACAACTCATGACCTGCTTCCTAACCTTCCAATTGTCGGAACCATTGCAGACAAGTTCTTGCAAGTACGTTCTCCTCTTGAAATGTACAAGCGTCAAGAGATTTACGGCAAAGCATGGAGACCTTGGACAGCGCCATGGAGCGGCTGGATTCAACCAATGCTTGACCAGATGGCTTCAAATAATCCTATTATTGGGGCAGCTCAAGGTGCTGGTATTGGATGGTTGTTCACGAAAGCTGGAGCAAGGGTATGGGGTACTCATGTGGGTGCTATCATTGGTGGAGCTGCTTCTACGATTCGTGTGTTCTCTGAGCACTTCAAGAAGCTAACATCTTCAGACCCAGATGAAACATGGATTCCTGAGCGCCGCCGTAAGGAACGCGACATCAACGAGTATTTCGATATGCTTCGCTACATGAAGTATCATGGCCTATATGAGAAGGCAAGACATGAAGCTATTGTCCGTGAAGGCGTCGATGTTGAAGACTTGATGCAGGATAATAAAGAGCGTGGACAGAAGAATAAGGGCAAGAGAAAAGTCCTAGAATCCACGAAAAAATGGCTTTCCTTGAGCAAGAAATTAGGTTATGGTGATAGAGAAGCAGCAGATGAGCATCTGGACAGCATTCAAGGAGAGCTTGACAAGATTGATGCTGACAGACCTCTTCGTAAGCTTGGCCCAATGTCAATGCTTGCTCTGCGTTATAAATCGGAATATGAATCTACTTTGTATGGTGCTGATGAAAACGGGGATATGACAAAGATATTCCGTGCATTACCAAACAAAGATAGAGAGTTCTTCCAAGAATTCATGAAGGCTTCTCCATCTGAGCGTGAAGAAATCCTTCGACTTGTTCCTAAGAATGAGCGCCGATTCTTCCAAGCAAAGTGGGGACTCAAGGTTGATAAGAAGGAGAGCGTTGACTCTTACTTCAAGACTCATTACCTACCTGGCGCTGGCTGGTCTGGATGGCAAGCCGACGTAAGTTTGGAGAACTACAAAGTCAAAATGATTAAGAACGAAGGTCTTGAGCTTACAGAGTTTGGCGACTGGGGAGATGACGAGAAGCGTGCTGAGCAATCGCATGCCAATGTTCTTCCAATGAATAGCATTAGTGCTGCCATCGACGTAGGACGAATCGAGAGAGTTCTTGCAGGAGCAGGACTCCATGACGTAAGCGTGACAATGGAAACTACTCACGGTCAAGGGGAAAACCGAATCGGATTGGCTATGGATATCCTTAAAGATAGAAGCAATGACATCATACAAGAAATTAACAATAACCTAGGTGGACTTATCTCTGCTGGCGGTGCTCGCCCTAGCAATGGTTAATCCCCTAGGGGAGAGGGTGGTAACATGGCAGACAATAAACATATCGTAAGAAAGTACGGCGGATATGGCGCAGATGCAGATGGTTCTTATACGGCTTTTGATTCTCGCTATCCTGGTAAGTCGGCTCCTAAGCAAGACGTGGGAGATTCCGTCGGTGCTAGTAAGGCTGCTGCTGTCCTCAACCGAATGAATGCAGGAAATACTGTTATGGCTAATGATATGGGAGTGTGGCGCGGGGTAACACCTGGCTACGCTTCCCATACATATGGTCAACAGGCCATTCAAGGTATGCAGGAACTAATGAACATGAAAGATGGAGCAGACTTAGTAGTTTACGATACAGAGATTTTAGGTACAACTCCATTTAATAGAAAGACAGCTGCTCACGCTGACTTTTATACCCCTACAGAAATCGGATTCCAACATGTAAAAATGATTAACGGAAAACTAGAAAAACAAAGTAAAAGTTTGTCTATGCTTTTACGTCCTAATGAAGAAGTATATAAAAGACTAGATGCTGCTATTAATGACCTTGCTAGCAAGAAATGGTCGGGTCTGACAGAAGATATGCGCCGTACTTTGTCCGACTTAACACTCTACGCTGGCGACACTAGTAGAATGTTTAAGGAAGAATATAAGGATGGTAGACGTATTGTTAGCGTAAACGAGCAATCTCGTCATCTTCGCCCAATGAATGGAGTGGCTTTGTCAGACTCCAGCACGATTGCGAATATGAGACGTGGTTTGGAAAACCTAATGCAATGGGGGACAACTCCAGAAGATGCCATCCTAGAAATGAACTCGTTCATGAAAGGGATGATGAATACTAAGTTTGCTGGATATAACGTATATAGCTTTGACCAGCCAATGATGCTTGACTACCTAAACAATGGAGTTGGCAAGCACAATCCGAACAGTCCAGCAGGAAAAGCTTTACAGACATTAAAGAACCAAATGGCTCTTAATCAAATAGATGGTTTACATGCTGTCCGTACTTTATATCGTGACCCTTATGAAAGATTTGGTGACAGAACAACTCTAGAGCGAATGAAGGATATTTTGGGTATTCAGGATGGTCAGTCTCACCATGCCTTGTCTGACGTTAATACAACCATCGCTCAATTAAATTCATTAATTAAAGACCCGCATACAGCTCATGTGTTGCGTACTGGCAATAAAGCTGGAAGTGCTTACGGATACTTTGATAATCAAACTCTGAAAGTAGGAGACCACTTATTTGGCGTGGCTGGTATGAACAGCAGCAATGCTGGGGAGTTTGACGGCATCTTCCGTATGAAGGATGGAAAATTCCACTCTGCTTACGATATGAAGCCAAACCCTATTTATCGTAATACAACATACACCATTAAAAACTTCTTTGACGGAATTAATATTGATGGCAAGAAGATGTTCGGTATTCACCTTTATAATGAAGATGATGACCTGCACCACACTGTCTTCCGTAGCACTCAAGCAGAATTGCAGAATGCTATTCACCAACACCTACAATACACAGATGCTAAATGGGGTTCTATGGCTAATGCACATGAAGCACAAAATCAAGACCGTGCTATGCGTCGTTGGAATAAGATGTTTTCGATGGAATCTGGCGGCGGCATTCAGCTTGCTAACCGTATGTACGGGGCATTGGATATCTGGAGGGAAGGCGAAAAAGCTGGACTAAGCGTAGATGCCATAAAGAAGAATATCATGAATGCCAGCGAGTTTAATACAGATGAATTCGTTCGTGATTTTGAAACTATGAAAGGTCGTCTTGAGGGAGAGGAAACATGGATTAGAGGATTCATGAATCGGATTCAGCAAGCAATGCCTGTTACAAAACCAGACGATTTCTCTGGCTATCGTGCTCAAAGCATGGTGTTTTCTGAGTTCGGAAAGAACCTTGATTCCCAGTTCGGCATTAATACAAGAGAGAGAAGTCTTAACGGAGGTCAGGCTCTTGAGCTTACTGTTGCAGGTGATACTCGCCTTCTTAATTTAACAAATGCTGATGCGGTTCGCGGTGCATTATATGGACAGCTTTATAAATACCATTCTGACCGTCCAGACCTTGCCACTGTGAGAACACGTTATAAACAATTATTAATTCAATTGAAATCGTATAACGCACTTGACGCAAAGAAATTCGAAGCCATGTATAAGTCGCTGGATAATGTCCGTAGCGATGTATCTCTCGACAACATGTTGACTGACATTTCTAATGCTGTTATGAGAGCAAAAGAGAATGCTACTCTCCAAGGAGCTTTAAGTGGAGTTACTGTAGAAGACCCTACTGGACTCAACAAGACTAGGGCTGCAGGAATGAGCGAGGCAGGTTTCAAAGCCCACTTCGAAAACATCTTTACCAAGTCAATGAATGATGCGCAGCCATTCGTCAAGAAATGGCATGATGGCCCGATTGAATTATTTGGCGATGGTGCTCTTGACCTTGTTAATACTCACGATAATGCGATTAAGATGTTGATGCAGCGTAATGGATTAGATAAGGCGCATGGCATTGACCTTCGTAACTTGAAGTCGTCCAAATCTTCATTGGCTGAATTGGCTCAGGCTTTCCACTCGCAAGATATGCACGTTCAGTTCCGTTATGACGGAAAGCGTAAGGGACTGCAGATGGTATTGGCAGACAAAGGTGTATCTGAGGCTCTATTAAATGGAAGTATGAATGATTTAATGAAGAGCAATCAGGTGGCCGTTATTGACCTTCCTCGGTTAATGAAAGATGGTTCTTTAACACTTGGAAGCCAGAACCGTGTGGCTCGTTTCAAAGCGAGAAGACAAGGTAGCGGCGGCTATGAACTTGTAACTGGATTCGACGAAATTGTTAACACATTAAAATACAATGCGAAGACTGTTCGCACTATGTTAAATGATGCGAAGAACATGGCGAAAAAAGAAGGCAAAGATAATGGAATGCTTTTAGTCCATGATTATTTGAACCGTAGGGCAAAGAAAGCCATGCAAAATCTTTCTATGAATAACCGCTATTCTGCGATGACTGGGCACGACAATCCATGGGAAACCAAATCATTGGCAGCTAACTGGGTTCGTAGTGGTCTCGTTGATATCTCTGATACAGCAGAAGACTGGTACACATCTTTCTATAATGAAACAAAGATGAAAGACCCTAACCGTATTGACCTATGGAGAATGAAGACTCCAGAAGAAGTGCGCGAGCTTGCAGCTAAGAATGGCGAGCTGTTCGTTGACTCTATGGGAGTCAATGCCCGTCGTGTATTCCAGCGTCAATCCGATAAGTTCTGGAATGAGAAGACTGGCATGAATGTCGGCATGCACTCTGTAAAAGACGTTCACGTATCCAACTACTTACGTGCTAACCTTGATGCTCGTGAATTACTGGCTTTCGGTATGTATAACCCAATGGGTCGTGAGAACATCATGAAAACCGTAAACTATGATTCTCTTGATAGAGGAAGAGTTAAAGCTAGCTTGAAAGCACAAGGCTACTCAGATGCAGAGATTGAACGTATGACAACCCGCGGCGTTGTATCTGAAGGCGCTCTAGGCGTTATGGAAGAGTATCAAACATCAGATAAATTGTCTTACTTAAATATGCGTGCTGCTTATATGAACGATGAGCAGTTGCAACAGCGGGCCGCAGACCTAAGAGGAGAGTACTTGCGTAAGGCTCGACAAGCTCCAGTGGGTTCTGAAGAACGTGCTATGTATATGAAGTATGCTCGGTCAGTGAAGAATACGGAAAGAATTTCAACCTATGACGGTATGTTCTTAATGTCTGAAGAATCTGCTCAAGCATTCAATACAACTCGTGAGAAGAGAATTAAGCTCGGACCAGGCGAAGAGTTAACGCAAGAAATCAAAACTCTTATGATGTCTAAGCTTGACCCTGCACTGTGGAGTGAGAAGGAAAAGCTGCTTAACTTTGATACTATGAGCTTCGGTCCTGATGACTGGAATGGAATCAAGGGTCAGCCAAAACTTCTGACCAACCTTGGAAGCACCGTTGACACGAGAAACGGCTTCAAGAATAATGGCGGCAAGATTACCATTAGCCAAGTTGTGCGAGACGACATTCTAGAGCATGATGCAGATGGCAATGTTGTCTATGATGGCTTAACTCCAAAGACCATGAAGGAAGTTGTTAAGCAAGGTCAGGTCTATGATAAATGGTATGCGAACAATGTATGGATTAAAGGTTGGGACGCAGAGAACCGCGAGTTAATCCTTGAAGAACAGGTTCACACCATGAACTCTACGAAGTACATCACAGAAGCTGGTCACCGTGCCACTGCTACATTATTACCAGGACAAGTTATCAAAGACTTAGCTGGAAGTGCCTCTACTCAAGCTATCATGCCTCAGTTTGAAACAAGCAAAGGCATGCATGGTACAGAGGTTAGCCGAATGGTTGCTCTTGCTGTCGATGAAGCAAAGAGGCAGATTGATAATGGCGGCATCGTAACAGCTGGTAAGATTGCAAAAGAAGATGCGCTTCAAACCATTAATCAAATCATGCAGGAAAGCTTCGGTATTGGTTCGTCTCTAAGCTACATTAAGGATGGTCAAATTGTTCTTAACAAGCACCTTGGAAGCGAACAAGCGAAGATGGCTTATACCGCTCAGAACATGGACAAGTTTGCAAGCAAGATGAATGAATACTTAGGAACAGATATGTTCTCTGGTGTTAAGCTAGATAACGCAAGTGGAGTCGTTCATCACGGTAATCTTGGTATCGGAAGACAAAACGTATATGACTGGGAAAACGGCGTCGGTCTTGTAGACGAAAACTCCGCTGGTCTTGTGCGTTATGGACGTAAAGAAGTTGATATGATTACAGCCCGTGCTAATAGCATCCTTGGAAGAGGAAGTGCTGTTACTGGATGGCTGCAAGACCATATTAAAACATCTGCTGAAGCACAGAGCAAAGATGTGCGTAGAATTGGTCAGGCATTGGTTAAATCTGTTGTGTATGCTGATGAAGTAACTCCTGACAAGGGCGATGTTATCATTCGTACAACGGCTACAGGTTCTTGGCATGATGACGACGTGGACGGTAGAGAACATGGACGCACAAGAGCTGATGGCGTGCGCGAAATCTCTATGCATGCTCTGCAGGATATTCCAGACGTAACCGCTAAGGACACAGTCAGAACAGCACAGATGTATGCACAAACCATTATTGACTTTGGACGTACTCAAGGTAAGTTTGAAGACGGCGTATCATTTGCTCAAGCCTTCAAGAACAATGGAGGAACAGCTTTACTTGAACTTCCAAGCTCTGAGGCAATTACCCGTAAGTACCTTCGCCTTGTTGACTTCGGTGATATTACGAAAGGCGACACAGCTGTCATTCCTGTAACAAGGGAACTGCAGACTATCCAACAGCAATTGTGGAGAAATATTCAGCAGTATAACAAGATGAATATGAACGGCAAGCTGTCCGAAGGTGAAGCAAATGAGATGCGCGAACGATTAGAAGGACGCATCAACGACCTTGCTGATGAGTACGAAAACAAAGCTGCTCGTATGCTGTCAAACTCTCGTGATGGTGGGATACAGAAAACCTTTGGTGCTGCTAAGATGAGCAACGCTGGTCGATTCCGTATTCAAGGGGTTAACCCATTTGCCAACTACGAAGACGTAGGAAACGGTATGATGGCGCAGTCAAGAACAGCTAAATACCAAGAGGGTTCATTGTATGTCAGCCGTGACCGTTTTAAAGAGATGATTACGGACAGTAAAGGCTACGCTAATGAAACAACTATTAATGCTGCCAAAGCAATGGGCATTTACGAGGAAGGCTTGCATGGCGAAGAATTAGTCAATAAAGTACTTGCTAATGTTAACGAGAAAGGTTTATATGGATTTGTGAACCGTTATCCAACAATCAAGCAGTCCACTGTTCAGGCAATGAGGATTCAAATAGATGACTCGATTGACCCGACTGACCGTACTGCTCGTTTAACAGTTGGTACTGCGGCCCGACTAAAAGCCGACTATGATGGTGACTTCTTATCCTCTGTTATGGCTCACTATAGCACAGATGAAAAACGTGCAATGGCTATCCATGGTGAGTTAAAAACATTAAATGCAAGGGAATCTGAACTAGCCCATATTGAAGGCTCTAGAATTCTAGCAGACTTGCAGGACGATATGTTCAATGCAGCAAAGAATATGAACATCACTGTTAGTGAATTATCCAAGAGGGTAAATGAAGCTGAAGCAGTTAAACAGCAAATGGCTCAAGGTGTTGAAGGCGCAGAGCTTTCGAAGGAACAGAAGTCCTTGCTCATGAGATTCGGCAACGAAGGAATCAAGAGTAAGTATTTAAATCCTGAAGACATTCTTGAAACTCGTGAAGCTCGTCTCGGTAAAGAATTCGTCGGTTTGATTGATAACGCCCGTGATAGAATCGTAAACCTTTCTACGGCAACGTTGGATACATTAGAAGCTCATGGAAAAATCAAAGCTGACACGGCAAGTAGATTTAAAACAGCTGGTGCTGACTTCCGTAATGCTATTGAAGAATTCACTGCGGCCTTCTCTCAGGATTCCATCTCTGCTAAGAAATTTAGCGTTGAGGCTGAGATTGAGCGTCAATTTAGTCTTGATAAAGACTTAGATTTCCATAATGACGACCACATGGCTACTGCAAGACAGCGTGCGATGGAAGCCGTAGATGTTCGATACAATAAACTTCAAGACATGATTGAAGCTTTAATGAATCCTACGGATGCTAATAAAGAAAAATTCATTAAACATAACGAAGAGATTCAAGTCTTCAAAGATGAAAAGAAGATGGTAAATGCTCTCGATATGATTCAGAAGGTAGCAGTGTGGAACAACCGTACTGGCGGATTCTTCAATAACTCTCTTAAGCTAGGACAGTCACTAGGACAAGAGCAGAAGAGAGTTGCTGGCGTCATGTTGGGCATGGAAAACCATATTGCTCCGACACAAGTTGTTGGCAGCCTAATGGAATTGGCTGATGACGATACTAAGCAGGTAATGCAGGAAGGCCAGGATAGATGGGTAAGGTCATTACTTACTACTCATGGCAGAATAGAAGGCGGCGGAGACCAATCACTGATTGAATCTCTTGGTAAAGGATTTGACCCATCCGACCATCAATTAAGTGGAGCGACTGTTGCGGAAGAGGGCAGTCAGAAGCTTTCCTCTATGATTGGAAAGTTTGCTCCTAACCTAATGCATGGTGGCGGAGGATTCGGCAAAGGAGCATTGGCATTCGGTGCAATGTGGGCGGCAAGTGCGCTCATCCGTAGCGGTCCTACTCCTGAAGGATTGCAGGCACAGACGCAGAATCCTGCACCAGCCGCACCGCCAATGGACACAAATCCAACAGCGCGTATTACCCAAAACAATGGTGAATATGTAAACATCAAGGTAAATGCAAAGAATGTGAAGAACATGTCTGAGCAGCAAATTGCATCTATTGTTCACCAAGAGCTTGGCGCAATGACGAATACAAAGCTAGATACAAACATCAATGTCAATGACAACACTCAAAACATAGACCCGAACTGGTTGCAGGGAGTTGTAGCAAAAGCCATCGGAGGTGGCTATGCTTTCTAGGAGGTTAAAGGATGGAGACAAGACAACTGAGGGTGCAAGCCCTCTTCAAGCGTTCTACAAGTGAACCATGGATAGTCTCTTATGTCGCTCCAAGCGGCAGAATGTTAAGAGCCTCTATTGACGCAACAGATGGTGGAGCAAGTGTGGGGCCTCGTTTAGACGGGGTCCTCTCTGCCATTGAGCGCAAAGTAGATAACTATCCATTCCAATATGCATGGAGAGATTTCTTAAACGATACAACAAATCTATTTGATGCTCGAATGAATGGGGACGAGCTAATTCATTTAGATGTAAATGTTACCCTTCTTCGCTTACTAGCTACTGTTGATGCAAGTGATAATGCTGGCACAGGCTTAATGGATATGATTCCAATTGCCACAGAGCAAGGCGAAGAGATTACAGCAAGTGAATTCAAGATGCAGGTTACTGCTGGAGACAACGGGGCAAGCACTGGAGTTACAGCAGGAAATGAAGAAGAGCTAGATAAATCTGACTGGTTAATCGTTGGTAGACTTGCTACAAAAGAGGATGGTTATGTTGACCCACAAACTGGCGAAGCAGCTTTAGGAGCTGTTATTGACGGTGATACAATTGACGGATTCCATGTACTTGCGGTAGGTAAGAAAGTAGCTCAAGCTGTTCCTATGTTCACCGTAGATGGAACAGATTATCAGTATGACCCTCCTATTAAAAAGGGTGATAACCTTAATATCCGTTTCCTAGGAATCAATGCTCCTGAAACAATTGAGCACGGATATACTCAAGGGGTTACACGTAACTACGAATATTGTGCGGCTTATAATGTAAGCTCATCTCAGGCTTTCCAGATTGGTAAGGAAGCGTGGGACTTTTCGAAAGGCAAGCTTGGTACATCTGGAGATAATAGCGGATTAATCGTATTAGAAGCTGACTCTAAATCTATTATTTATGATACAGATGGACATACTCATGACATTCTTAACCGAGACAAATATGGACGTGTGACGGCGGCTGTTTACAAGACAGATGAAAAAGACCCGAACGTGTTCTTCACTGGTACACCTGTTTATGCAGAGAACATCTGTAAAACATTGATGGCAACAAAATCAAAAATTGTTCCATCTGCTCCTCTAGTTATTCCTTACTACCATTTCATTGATGATGACCCAGGTAGGATTGATACGCAACAATGGTTAATAGATGCTGGTATTCGTAAGTCAGATGATGATTATGGTCTTGGAGATAGAATCAAAGAACTTAAAGCAGAAGATAAGAAAGCAAATAACGATGGACCAACAACACCAATCACAGACGGCTATACGGTTGAAGTAAAACTAACAGAGTCTTACAATAATCAAATTGATTTCATCGTTCCTGATGATGACCGTAAAGAAGACGGATACGGAACTGACCATAGAGTCCGCATTGGAGATGTGTCGCTGGTTATTCCACCACTTGCGATTGAGGTAAATAGTACGTCTTCTATTCAAAAGATAAAGACGCTTCGTAGTAAGCAGTCCATGATGATTAAATCTGGGTCTTCTACGACGACGCTAACCTTACAGCTCTACTTCCATGATATTGATTCTATCAATGGACATAAACAGCTAATGCATAAAGACCTTCCAGGTCGCTTTTACTCAATGGATGGATTACGCCCATTAATTGCTCAATTTAAAAAGGCTCCTTTCCTTCCTATTGATAACGTATATATTAATGAAACATTAGGTATTCAGAGCGTGGCTCTTGTCAACTTGTCTATTCAGACAGTCCCAGGATTCCCACATTCTATATCTGCTACATTAGTATTGGCAGAGTTTGAACATGAAGCCTATATGCCTCAATTAGGATTCCTTGGTGAAGCTATTAACTATCCGTTACTACGCTGGTACTATCAGCAATCTATGCGTGACGATATAGAAATGGCAGACCGCAATCCGTATCGTACTTATCTTGAGCCTATTCCTGACTCTGGATTAACAAATGAGTTCAAGTTCCAGATTGTTGATGAGCAAGATTTAATCGACAGAAAACAGGCAATGCGTGATATGCGATATATGGATGACCCTACAACGGCGAAGTCTAAGTTTGAGAATCCTGCAGCCCAGATGCCTACAGCGGATAAGATATTGAATCCACTAGGAAGCACGATGGAGGATGGAACAAAGAATCCATTGAACAGCAATTCTCCTGACAACACAAAGCTTGGACGATTGTATGCCGATGCATGGGCGGCCCAACACGTTGTTTCCATGTATTCAAACTATCTGAAAGCTATTGAAAATGGAACTGTCAAAGAAGATGCAGAGTGGTTAGCAAAACATTTTGGAATGGGTCAGGATACCAAGAATCCTGCATGGTCAGCTATTTATGGTGACAAAGGCGAAGCTTATATCCAAAGCGTTTCTCACTATGCTGTTCCACACAGCTGGATGGCAACAACAGATAAGCCAGACATCACAGAGGAAGACAATGGTGTTATTAAGATTCGTTTGTACGAAGATAGCAACATCAAACGTTTCCCTAAACAATACCGAGATAATGCTACAAAGGATGGAGAGTTCACCGTTCTTATTGTCCCTGGAATAGAGATTGGTACATTACAAGGCATTATTGATACTGGTATGGAAGCAGAAAAAGAGTATGTTAAAGAGGTTGAGAAATACAAAAACTTACAGGCTGTTGCAAATGAAACAGAGGCGTATTTCAATCTGATTGATTATGACATCCCTGGTCTGATTTGTACAGCTGTTCAAGTGATGTATGAAAACCAATTTAGTACAGTTCAGCTTCAAGAACTAGGAAGGCCTACATTCCAATTCCTTGGTGGTCAAGACCCATATGTTCAGCTTGAATTTGAAGCAGACGATGGCGCGATTAATAAACTGAAATGGCTAGTGGACGAAACAGAGCGTTACGCAAGAGAGTATCGTACTGGTATCACGTCTGGATTCTTCGGCGTAAAGAACCATTTAATGCAGTTATTCGGCATTCAAACTTGTATGATAGAAAACCTTGTGTATCGTACTGTGCCAGGATTCCCTGGGCGCTACCAAGTCAGCATGACTCTATGTGGGTTTGACAAGACACAGAAGCGCACTGAAACTCTTGAAGGCATCTCTCCTGTTAATGGAACTCCAGGCAGAGAAACTCGTGAAGCAAGCAGCTACAACCCAGCTGTTGATGAAGCTATCATCGAGATGAAGATGAAGCGCCTCGAAGTGTATCCTGACCTTGAGCTTCCAACTTACGATGAGTTGAATAGTGACCTGCAATACATTACAACTGGATTCAGTATCTATGAGAACCGTACTGGCGGCATCTATGTAGACCCAGACTTCTACATGGCTACACCTGTTACCGTTCGTGAATTGATACGTGAGAAATCAAAGACCGAAGTCAGCATGAGCATGAGAGATATGCATGGTGTTGAAATGGTGACTAGCTCCCAATCTCCTAATCTATTGGATGGTACGGACGAGCAGTGGGCATTGCTGAATGAGATTGATGGAAAGAGTTCTAAGATTGACCCTAAGTTCAGTTGGGACGGAGCAGTAACGGACGAAAAGAAAGCCAATGAACAGCCTACGGCTAAGTTCAAGAGCAAAGAAGTTCAAGACTTTGTTAGCAACCGCGAGAACATAAAGACTCCTCCGACAGAAGAGGAATTCAACAAATGGGGATTAGACCTCCAGTACAGAGACTACAATTCATTTATTGACCAAAAGAATCCATCTACAGTGGGTGTCTACACAAAGATATATTCATTGATAGACAAGTATTTCACAGGCAAAGGCAAGCTCTTTGATGATACAAATGTCGATGTAACGAATAAGGCTTGGCAGAAAGTTACCTATTCTACGCAAGATGATATGTATGCTGTCAACTATGATTATGTAGCAAGCAAGCATCCAAAGTATCTGACAAAGAAAGATTCAGATACGAAGAAAGGAAGCTTAAGCCTATCTGATTACAAAGTGACTGGCAGCAAGCTACCAAGAGAGCGTATGGCTAACCTCGTCAAAGCAATTATCCATGTAAGAAGTAAATGGAAGCAATTCTTCGATACGGGTATGCCGATGATAGATGGAACTGGCAATGCGGCTGGTATCATGGGTGTTCCACTTGCATCTGAAGCAGAAAAGGTAGAAGATGCGAAACGTCTTCTATGGGACTGGGCTTATAACATGGAAGTAGGATTCAAGTTCCTAGCCGAGGCATGGGATGCAGCAGTGAAGCAAAAGGACATTACGTATAATGCTGCTCCGTGGGACTGGATGATTTATGCCTATGCAACTGGCAATATTGCTCTTGGCTCAGACACAGGTGCTGCTGACAAAGGCGACACAAATAGCCCGTTCTTCAATTATGTTTATACTATCTTTGAATCTTATTACAACAAGTACGAGTATCTGTATGCATCACCAGGAACAACTGTAGATGTAGATATCATGAGCTGGAAGAATGGCTACACTGTTCATCAGTTAAACCTTATCAAAGGCAACAAGGATGATATGATTACAGACTTACTGGCTGCAGGATACCTTAAAGATAAGAAGAACAAAGCAGACACGAAGAAATGGTTGAAGGCGCAGACTTCTGATGATGTGAAGAAAATCTATGAAGAGTACATGCAGAAGAAGATAAGCAATGGCAACTATGTGAATGGCGGCAAGAATAATGATGATACCTATGAGGTAAACCCTTATGCTGGTCTTATCAAAATGCCTGACGGAACAGATGATTTAATAGATTCAGTGGTAGCTGGAAACTACGGCAACCCTGATTGGGCAACGAACTATACGATGTACAAGCAATTCAACAAGTATATGACGGACGCCAACAACCTTCTATTTAATTCGTCGCCGCAGGATATCTTCCCTAGACTATTCACAGACATGATTCGCTATGACCAGAAGTATCGTTTGCTTCGTGCATTCCCAACCTTCCAAATGTTTATCATTGATGAAGGACGATGGATGACGAACTACAAACTATGGGATAACCTGTACGGATACAATGCCATTCAGTCTATCGACATTCATAAGAGCCGTAAGATTGCTGCTGATACTGCCATTATTGAAATGACAAACATCTACAGTAACTTGACAAGCCGTGCAATGGATACAGCTTACAGTGAGTGGGATTACAAGTTCTGGGACAACCTTGTCTGGGGAAATCCGAACGATGAAATTCTGGATGCCCGTAAGGAACTCTTAGACTCTATGTATCTACAAACTGGTGCAAGAATCCATTTACGGATGGGATATGGCTCAAGTGTAGTAGACCTTCCAGTTGTATTCAACGGTACAATTACTGAAATGAATACAGAAGAGGTCGTGCAGATTGTTGCTCAGGGTGATGGACTGGAACTGACAAATGTTATTTCAGGTGACCCAAGTGATACGAATGCAAATATTCTGGTTTGTACAGAGCCTCGTGACCTTATTTGTAAGCTTATGACATCTAAGGGTAACTGGTTGAAGGACGTTATCAACTTGAAGTCAGGAGATAAATTCTTCCGTGACAATCCACTAGGTATTATGCACTTTGGAACTCCAGGGGCAACGCCTCCAGGTAACATTATGTGGTACAACCATGACTATGGTGAAGCGGCACAGAATATCTACTCAAGTAACGGATTAAATACATTCAGTGAATACAACTATCAGGATGGTTCAGAAATTCCATTTAACATAGATGGTCCAATCTGGAAGTGGGGAACTGAAGGTGACGAAGCAAACATCATTGTTCCTTTCTATAATAATACGACTTGGGATATTGCTCAGACGATTGCGTATTGTTCTCCAGATTATATCGCGGCAGTTCATCCATTTGAACTTCGTTCTACTCTATTCTTTGGTAAACCTTACTGGGAAATGGCTTATCAGTATGATAGCCGATATGAGTGGGATGAAAAGAAAAAAGGATGGACTCGCTATCGTGACGTTGAACACCGCAAACCATTCATGCAAGCTCACATCATAGATGGAACAATGGATATTATCAGTAATAAGCTGAAGGCTTCGGCAGAGGATATCTATACAAACGTCATCGTGAACTACGATGGTAAGCAAACTCCATTAATCATGGCTGACTGGGACATTCGTTTCGACAAGCAAACAACAACTGTTATTGATGCTCAGCTTGTTCATAAGAAGAGACAAGGTCTGGACTTCTTCTCAACAGAACAACAGGCTATCTACTACGGAGCAAGTGCTCTTCGTGACTACATGAAAGATATGTATAAAGGTGAAATCCTTATTCTTGGTGACCCAACGATTAAGCCTCACGACATCATCTTCATGACAGACAACATGAATGACATGCAAGGAAACATCCTTTGTAAGGCTGTCACTCATCACTTCTCACATGAGACTGGATTTGTTTCATCTATTCAGCCTGATGCTTGTGTAGTAAATGATGATAAAGCAATGATGGCAATGACTCACTGGGGATGGGTACTAGCAACTGAGTTTGCAGCTATCCTAATGGCGAAGAAGTTTGGAGCACGTATGTTAAGAAAGGTAATTCCAAGCCAAGCTATTTCTAAGCTTATCAAAGGTGGCGGAAAGCTTTCCAAGGAGACTGCCGTCAAGACATTGAAGAAGCATGTGGCAAAATTGCCAGACAATGATGCGGACATCAAGAAGTTTAAAGACCTTTACGAGAAGTACTCGAATATGGCAGACGGAGCAGATAAGGACGATGTCCTCAAGGAAATGAGAAACGTCAGCAACGGAATCACGAAGAAAGTGAAAGGCTCCTTCAAAGAAGGAACACTTCTTAAAGATACTGGAGAAGTCATGAGTAAGAGTGAATACAAAGCCGTTAAGAGCGCGGCTGGTGTTATCGAAAACGTACTGAAGGGCGTCGGCGGCGGAAGCAAAGTCTTAGGTTCCTTTATGAAAGTTGGAGGATTCCTACTGGAAGACAATATCTTTACAGGTATTGCAACGGCTATCTTCTCAACTGCTGCTGAAGGTGTTGCTGAAAACTGGCGGAGAAAGAAAGCTCTTATCCAAGCGGTCATGATGATGCCAGTTCATTATCAAGGTCGTCAGTACACTGCTGGTATCAACGGACATAAGGGTATGGTCATTGGAGATTCTATGGGTAAGCTTGACAGCTACTATTCTGGTTTGGGCTTAAATGCCAAGGACGATGACACATGGCATGAATGGTTAATGCAAAAATGGAACGACTTGACTGGCGCAAATGGAATAGATTACAGTGTTACAGAAGAAGACCTTGAAAAAGGAATCTACGATGCAACTACTAATAAAAAATAGGGAGTGGTGAAGCATGACTCAATCTGATAAGCAAAAAGGCTTTTCTGATAGATACACCAATAAGCTCGACTTCCTAAAAGGCTGGTACGAGGAACGCACGTCGTTCCTCTCTACCTTTAAATTACCAGGGTTGACCTTGGAAGATTTGGAGAAGGAAATTGAGAAGCTAAAAGAGGGCAGCGGTGGAACTAGCGCTAGTGGAGATGGAAGTGCTGCAGGACAAGTAGCTGGCAATGGCCCAGAAGAGAAGACATGGAACTTTCTTGCAGGACAAGGGTTATCCGCAGCGGCAATCGCTGGTGTCATGGGTAACTTAAAGCAAGAGTCAGGTATTGACCCTAAGAAGTTACAGTATGGTGGCGGACCTGGTCGTGGTATCTGTCAGTGGGAAACACATCCACCTAATGGCGGACGCTGGGATGCTCTATTGAAATGGGCTAAAGGTGCAGGAAAAGATGAGTGGGCAATTGAGACTCAGCTTGAATGGATGTGGAAAGAATTAACCACAGCTGATATTAGTAGGCGTATGACAAACAAAGGCTGTAGTGGCGGCTTTGAAGGTTTTAAGAAATTAACAGATTACAAGGAAGCTTGTAGGATATTCGAAGAAGCCTTTGAACGTGCAGGTAAGCCTAACTTTGAAAACCGTTATAAGTATGCTCAAGCTTATTATGACAAGTGGAGCAAGAACCCTCCTAGCGGTGATGTTTCTGGTGCTAAAGGTGATGCAAAGAAAGTCATACAGGAAGCTACTTCTTGGCTGTCTAAACCAAACGTTTACTGGTTTGGCGGCGGACGTACTCAAGCTGATATTGCTGCTGGTAAGTTCGACTGTTCTTCATGGGTGCGATATGTATTTGCTCAATGCGGTTATGAGATTTGTGCATTTGGGGGAAACACAGACAGTATCTTAGCTAACAAAGATTTGATTTCTATCAAGAGTTCAGACCTGCAACCTGGTGATATGGTGTTCTGGAATACATACAAGAGCTATGGTCACATTGGTATTTACCTAGGAAACAACAGAGCTATTGGAGATAATGGTAATACTGGTACTGGTAAGGTAAGCTATATCGACATGAATAATAGCTACTACAAGCCAAGACTTGAAGCTCAAGGTAGGAGAGTGAAGTGGAATGCATAGTCAGAATCCTATCCATGCCGCGATTCGTCAAGTCGTTAAACCAATGGTAGATAACAAGAGAAATAGTGTTCCAGGTACTATCCAAGCAATAGATTACTACAAGAATACGGCTCGTATCTATTGGAAAGACCCTCAATCTGGTGCAGAAAGGGAAAACGCAAATGTGCCTCTGCCAGTTGATGGAGACGGCGTATTCAAGCAGGCACTGGAACAGGGCGATGAAGTTACCCTTGATTTCAAACATGGAAGCATTGAAAGTCCGTATATTACTGCTGTCCACAAAAGATTCAGAGGAGCAGATTATCAATCGAAAAACGGGGCAGGAATCCCGAAAGGAATGGGGATGTTGTAATGGCTGAATGGCAAGGCTCATTAATGGATTTACATTATACCCATGGCAAGAGAAAGCATGAGTCAGAAGATACACAGGACTACTTCATCAAAGAAAGAGAAATAGCTCTTAAACATGATGATACAGGGGCTGTTGTGAAATTAACAGATGATGGCTTTATAGATATTTTTGCAGATGAACAGCTTGGTGTTCGGTTTGACCCTGTCACTAAATCTATTAATCTATTCGGAGATAATATAAATGTGATAGCGCAGAACTTTAATGTGAAAACAAGACCAGATGGATTCACTTGGAATGGAAAGGCATTCAATTCAGCTATTCAGCAGGATGAAAATATCATGAAAACATTAAATAATCCTATACGATACAGTGAAGGAATGGTTACGATTATGCAAGAGCTTGGCCTTCCTGTTGAACAAGTAAGCAAGGAGGACAGCTAATGGCTAAGATAGACTGGTCTTTTACTGAGGATGGAGATATTATGCTGGGTGAGCCGCAGACAGATACGGATGGCAAAATCCTTTATAAGCATAAAGATGGTTCAGTTGATACAGAGAAAGGCGAAGATGGAAAAGAAATAAGAGACTTGGATGTATCCTATGACCTTGATGCAGAAAAGCAAACTATCTTTAATAGGCTTCGTACAGATTCTCCAGACTGGTATCACTACCCAACAATGGGCGGCAACCTAACTGATTTAATTGGAGAGCCGAATACAAGAGAAACAGGGAATAAAGGCGCAGCTCTTATCACTGCGGCACTTACCTATGGTGGTCTGTATAGCGCTACCCAAGTCAATGTACGCGCTGTTCCAATCAGCCAAAATGAATTGCTGTTCCTTATTGAAATCAGTAAGACATTAACTGGAGTTTTCAGACTTCCTTTAACCTTCAATTTAGAGACAGGTTTAATGGATGAATATGTACCGACTACTTAATGAAAAGGGTGTAGATGAATGATAAAAACAACCAGTGAAGTATTGGCAGACTTACAGACTCGTCTTTCTTCCAAAACAGACATTACAAATGTTGACCCAGGAAGCGTAGCTCGTACCTTCCTTGATGTATTGTCAGAAGAATTCTATCAGTTCTATAGTGAACTAGACTTATCTGTTACGATGGGATTCGTAAGCACAGCTACTGGAACTTACCTAAATCTTATTGGTCAGCTATTGGATTGTACAAGAAATGCTGGAGAAACAGATGACAACTACCGTGCCCGCATTACCAATCAGGTGTATGTAGTAGCAGGGGCAAACCTTACTTCCATTCGCCTAAAAGCATTAGCTGTTGAAGGAGTAAAGGATTTAGTATTCAAGCAATATACTCATGGTGCTGGTTCTTTCAGCTGCTATGTTATCTCAGAAAGTCCACAGGCTGACCGTGCCACACTTCAGGCAGTACAGTCTGTTGTTGACGATACAAAAGCATATGGAGTATATGCAGAAGTTTTAAGCCCAGTATTGATTCCTGTAGAACTAATGGTTAGGCTTGTATTTAGTAGTGATGCTACTGCTGCTGAAAAGGGAACTATTCGCCAGAATGTTTCAAAAGCATTAACTGATTATGCTAATAACCTGTCAATGGGAGAAAGCTTTATATTAAATGAAGCTATTCAGCAGATGATGGATGTCAGTCCTAAAATAATAGATTTAGATATTTATGGATTGGCAGTTAACAACGTACAAAAATTTATCGGCAATTTAGATTGCAAGTGGAACGAAAGACTCCTTTTGGACACACTTGACATCACTTGATAATAAGGGGGTTTATCTATGGCAGACGTTAGTCTAAGTCAATTCACCCAGAATATGCAGTCAATGATGCCTCGTTGGATGAAGATGGCTAAAGACCCTAACTCTATAGGTGCTCAATTCTTGGACGTATTCGGACTTGAGTTTGAGCAAGTAGAAAAATACCTCGACTTCGCAATAGGAAATCAATACATTAATTCAGCTTCACTTGGGCAAATCGACATCACATATAAGGTGCCGCTTGCCCTTCCTATTGTTCTTGACATGGTAACATTGGATAGAGTCGTGGTAAACATAGGAGAGGATTCTTTACCTTGCCAACTCTGCAATTCGCTTAGGGAATTCTATGATGATGATAGTACAGAGATGTTTGAACATAAAGCCATCTTGGATACGGTGGACGGTCTTGTGTATATTCGTTTAAGTGAGCTGGGAAATCCACTTACACCAGACAATATCTTTCAGCCATTTGATACAGTTGATATTAATGGAACAAGACATTATGAATATTTCCTTCATCATATATGGAATGCTTTCGATGAATTTGGCTTATTGCTCGGCGTTGAACGCCTATTCGGAGAACGTAATGGTACATTTAAAGAGCGTATACTGGATGTCTTCCGTAAGCCAGCTAACTCAACTAAGCAGGGTATGTTGAACGGGATATCAAGAGACCTTGGTCTTGATGTATCAGAAGTAACCATTAATGAATTTGCGAACAAGGCATTCAGAGGAAGCTTACTAGATGAGAAGACGGGAGCACCTACCCAAAAGCTATTAGGTTATGTAGGCAAAATAAATAAAGTATTTGGCTTTACATGGGACAACATGAGCTGGGGTGAAGCTTACTGGCACTCTATCGAAGAGCAGAACATCGGACTTGAATACTTGCCGCATATATGGGATGCCTCAACAGATGGATGGCTTACGACAGACTTCCAGAGCGGTGTTGGGGATGGAGATGAGCTTTTAGTTACAGCTCCAATAGAACAGGACAATATCCGTAATTTCAAATATTATGTGGGCGTCCGTGGTAAGAACAGCGGTCTTGAACGTGTAGACCCTGAGATTAGTTTTAAATACAAGATTACTGCAAATGGAACAATCCTGAATGAAGAGTACAAGCCAGAGGTCTATAAGTATACGGTTGTTGCTTCTGAAATCCTTTACTTGCATTACACGATTAAGGCACTGAAGGATTACAACTACACAACCAATATTGACTTTAATCCTGTGACATTGGGTTACCAGTATGATAACGATTCGAATCCTTCCATTGAAATTATTACTGGAACAAAGAACCTAAGCAAAACAAATGCTTCGGATTATAACATGTATAAAGTCATTGTAGATATGACAACCAATTCCGTTACAGATACACCACAGCTAAAAGATATTACAGTAAAGTGGAAAGACACGGCTGGTGTTACTCATAGCTACAAGCTTGATACCCAGAATGACTTAACAAAGAACGACACCTATGTTGATACAGAGTTCCTCGACACATTTGCTACGACAACTGGGGAGATTGAACTCGGCTTTGGCGATTACTATGACATGATTGACACTTACGGTTCTTTTGTAGAAGGAACTCGTACAGGTACAGTTGAAATTGTGAACACTGGTAGTCTCAGACTGAACTTACCAGATAAATAGAAAGGATGATGAAATATGGCAGCAGGCGGACGTTCTGAAACAAGTGCCGTTGGTAATACAAAATTCACCGACCTGAACATGACTCGCTACCCTAAAGCAATTGATTCAAGGGATGCATCGGCTAACACATATAACGCAAACATGCGAGGCTTCTGGAGTGCTGGAGATACTCATATGTCGCCAGGACAAGACCCAGATTGGAATATGGCTGAACACGTCAATGCTCTTGGTGACGCGGTAATGGCTATTCAACGTGTTCTAGGTATTGAGCCTTACATTGATTATAAAGGCGCAGACAAAGGGACAGTGGCTGCTCGTATTGCAGCAGCTGAAGACAAAGATGCTTACTATGATGCTCGCTATGGTGGACAAAACTGGACAGCAGCTCTTGGACAAACCATCTTAACACATACACATGGCGGCGGCCTTCATGAGGCTCCTCAGATTAACCTAGTAGATGAGATAACAGGATTACTTGCAAAGTCTCACATTGACTTAACACAAGCTAGCGGTATTACGGGTTCCGACCTTATCCTATCTGTTAAGGATACTACTAAAATAGCAGATGCAATTGCAGATAAGCTTTCCATGAAAACTGGTGGAACAATCCAGGGAGACCTTACAGTACAAGGCGGATTTACTAGCCGCACTCACAAAGAGTGGACAGCAAGCGACCTTACAACTGGTTCGAGCAACAACGATGCAAATACAACAGATGGTGTATCCCGTCGTTATAGCGGAACTGCACAAGCAACAATCATTAGCACAGGAATTACCAATATGCTTTGTGGTAAGTACGTATTTGCTATTAGATTAAAAGTAAGCTCTCTTACATCCAGTGAAGTCGTAAGATTGTCTTACTCTGATAAAAACCAAGCAGACAATACTCAATCCAAATCAAGAGGCTATGTTAGCATAAAAGGAACAGATTTTGCAGCGGCAAATGAATACCAAACATTCTATATGGTGTTTGAGCGTGAGAACTTAGATGCAACAAAATCTGGCTGGCTAACAGCTGTAAGAAGCGCTACAACAGGCAGCGTAAACGTTGACTTTGATTGCGCCTTTATCACTCCTGTTCACCCAGCCGTATTCGATATGTAAGGTGGTAGAAGCAGATGGCACTAAAAAGACCTGAAGGCTTATCCCCTTGCTACTATAGTATGGTGAGTCCAGACATTCCTGATTCTATGCAGTTTGGCTGGACTTTCAGGGGAACAAGCAACAGCGATTATCAAACAAAATTCACTGTGACTCTTTACGATATTAATAGTGTAGTTTTGAAAACATACACAAAGACTACTCGTGAAATGTTCTTTGATTTAAGCGAACTCAATTATGTATTCACCAAGGACATTAAGTACTATTGGCAGGTTACAACTTACAATAAGGATGGGCTAGTAAGTGACCCGTCCGTAAAAGCTGCATTCTATTACAGCGATTGTCCTGCCTCTCCTACTGTTACGTGGACATATATTCCTAAGCAGGGTGAAGTTATCGTAAAGGATACCTACTTTGCTGAATTCAAAAACAATCTCTTAAATATTTTAGGAGACTATGAAGACGTTCCACTAACATTAACAGCAGGAGTAAATATGTTATTTGTTGGTGAGGTTGTCCCAAGCAGAAGGGACTTCAATACACTCAATAATGTAGTTAACTATCTAGAGCAGACACTTGAACAAGCATCTGGTGATATTGATATATATGGACTGGTTTCCGATTCCCTTGGTATATCAGACTTGGAGAAGATTCGAAACTATATCGACGGAATACTAGGTATTGCACCAAAGCCTGTTCAGAGCATCGACATTACGACTGACACTCCAGATATGTATCAGATGAATTCCGTTACGGCTACAAGCGATGGAAAAGAAGATACGAGTATCAGTATATCATGGACGAATGGCTCTCTTGGAAATCAGAGTGGGAGATTGGTATTTACAGAGCTGTCTCCTAGTAAAGATATTCGATACTACTTGGCTGACTTTGCATATGGCCCAGGCGGAGCATTCGCATCTGAGCTTTACTTCAAAGAAAGCGAACTGACAAATGGAGATTACAGAACATTTGATATGGACTGGGATGGACTGTATGATGCAGACAATCTTTCTGAAGCACAGCATGTCCTAAAAGTGACAGCTTACGACCATAGGGGTAATGAGTCTACTCCTAAGACAAAGACTGTTACATATGGTAGCAACTTTAAAATCCCTATGGGTGTTGACCATTATGAAGTTCAGTACCAAAAGAATGCCTTAACAAGCACAACTTACAATGCGAATGGTACATGGTCAAATGTCTCAACAGCCGTAACCACACTTGCAACTACCCACAAGGTAAGTGGAGCATCAGGGAAGTTCTTCTATCGTGTAAGAGCAGTTGATGATACAGGTTTGAAAACAGATTGGAAATATAGTGGCGGCGTTACCTTTGACCCACTGAAACCTCCAGGTGTTCCAAAGAACCTGCGTGTTACTCAAGTTGGAGTTACAGATGCAACAATCGACTGGGATGCTGTTGCTACAGCCGAAGATTACACTATCCACAGATACCGATACAACTATTATGGTGATAGCGCACATGACGGTACGAATCTTGGAGACACGACATCAACGGTTAAGCATGATACTAGCTTGGCATCTAATTCCATTTACAATTTCTTTGTAAGGGCAAATAACAGAGCGGGTAGCAGTGACTGGGCTTGTGTCAACGTACACACAGATAAGCCAACTCATGTGAAGTATTACGATAGCGTTCACTGCCATACATGGGCAGATAGCGGTGTTGGCTGGTACTCTAACCAAGGCGTAAACCACACCTATGCTTACCATGGTGAGTGGGAAGGCGGCGGTAATACCAGAGGCCAGTGGTACTTCTCTTATGAAGATATGCGTGATGATTTAAAGGGCGCTCAGATTACTAATGTCCGAATGTCGATTGAACGTATCCGTGGAGGATATAGCACAACAGCATATAAGCCAAAGTTCTACCTGCATGACCGTACTACGGAGATGTGGTCAAAGAACCATGGTGGCGTTCCTCCTGTACTTGGAGCTGGAGCTACCAGCAACGTATCGTTCGTTATGGGTGAACGGAAATGGGTTGACCTTCCAAACAGTTATATCGAATGGATAAGAGATGGAAAGGCAACTGGAATCATGTTGCATGACCCAGACGGAAAGCCATACATGAAATTCGATACATGGGCACAGATAGAGGTAACTTATAAAAAATAATGGGGCTTCGGCCCCTCCTAAAGGGAGGTAAAATGAAGTGGCTCAATACGGACATAACTGGTATGGTACATCCTACTACGGTGCAACCAATGCTTTTGCTGGATGGTATCAAACCAAAGAGCTTTTTACAGAGCAGCCTTTGAAAAGCACGGTTACGGTAAACTTAAAAGCAATTCTTCCAACAGCAACATATGCTCCAAACGACCCGATTGTAGACCAGATGGCTGGCACTTGGACATACGATGCGACACTTGGAAAACTGTACAGTAGCAGTACAAATGCTCAGCTTTATATGCAAGCATCGGCAGATGAGATTACAATCAAGTATGAGCAGCGTACAATCGCGGCGAAGGTAAACATTCAAGTTGTAACTGTCCAGCCTGGTGTGGCAGACATTACAAACAACTACGTATTGAATACCCAATCAACAGTCGTTTCAACAAATGCGGCTTTTAAAATATCTGGACTTCCATTTGGTAAACAACAGATAACAATTACAATGGCATCTGATAGTCCTGCTGGCGCTAACTTTAACTTCAAAGGATTTACAGCAAGAACAGCGAACTTAACCATTGAATCAAGAGCAAGGCTACTGTCTGAATCATGGCCTACTCCATATCCTGATGCGGCTTATACGAAGCTGAACACAACGATTACGTCACTTAATGCAATAACAGGTGAGTATCTTGTTTCTGCTACAACACCTAGCTACACAGGAAAAGACCATATTCAATTTAAAATTTATCTGGCTTCTTCTGATAATGAAACAACTCCAGAAGTTGAATACATTGAAGTGGTGGCTGGGGATTCTAGTAACCGTACAGATAATGGACAGTGGACGGCAACATTTAATATGTTAAATATCGCTACGCAAGCTGGTGCTTCCTTCTCTTATGTAGATGAAGTGGTATGGACAGAGAATGTTCCTGCTACAACAACCCTGACAGTACGTTCTCAATCTTTGACCCCACAAGGATTTAAGGACTATGTAACGGTTCCATATAAACAGGGTGTTAACCGTATTAGATTAAGAGATGGGCATAACAGTGGATGGCTTGATACTCCAGTCAATGCTCCTGCTGAAAACATTCCATATGTTTCAACAACAGAGTGGCTTTCATGGACAGACCAATCTTTCTTCCCACCAGACAAAGATGGCGCTGGTATCATTTATACATTCATAAACAGAACGAAAGACAACGTGTTGACTCCTTATCACAAGGTTGATAAGACAAAGGCATTTAATCACAACCTAAAGGGAAATCCAACTTTAAAGAATTTTGATAACGTCATTCGAATCAATTTGTCTCGTTCTCCGAATAAGCAAACCCCTGTTGTAGACTTTATCAAATTAACATCGTCCATGCACTATGAACAGGACTATACGGTAGAAGATAAAGACTTCTCTGCTGTTGATAATCACAACACGGGAAAAGATATTATTCTTGATATGACTACTATTCAGAATACATGGGTCGTTCCAGCGGCAACAAACAATCCTACCTACAAGTTGATTGATAGCACAAAGCGCCCGAATGATGTCACCCTTTACTTTGATAGTGAAAAGTCATTAGCTAGTAGAACGAATGTCACAACAAGCAAGACCAATAAGGTATGGGCCGAAACCAAAGTGTATGATTCAAAGACTAAGAAAGGTCTAATGAAGAAATACCAGTATGGCGGCGGACAGGTTAAGTATCCATTAACAGAAGAAATTCAGATGGCGAACAACTTCACTCCAAGCTTGACAAAAGGATTGCACTACCGTTATCACTTGGATGCAGGATGGCCTCAAGAGTATTACACGACTCAAAGTGGAGATACGCTAAATGATATTGCCACTATCTATGGCAAGACTGAGCAGGACTTCACTACAATCAATCCTAAGATTCGCTACAATACGGATGGCACATTGCTTGAGAACCAGAGGTTGAAGATTCCAAATGATAGCTTGAATGACAATGTTATCTTAGTCTTTAAGTCAACGAACAGCGATATTACAAGCAAGTCTTCTACCAACTCATTGCTTGATGGCAATAGCTCTACTGAGAGTGATTCTGTTGTTGCATCTGTAAAGCAAAGTTCCATTTATGGATACGTGGATTGGGTATCAGAAGAAAAGATTTTTGATGGTGTTCTAAACCTGAATGATGTTCCTAAGCATTATGGTCGCGTGCATCCAGCTTCGTCTGATGATTCAAGCACGAACCTTAAATATACAGCGGTTGCGAATGATACGTATAAAAGTATTGCAGCGGTACAGGGCGTAGATGAAGATGACCTTCGCTGGCTGAATGATGCAGGAGCAGATTCACAACCAACTCCAGGTCAAGTCATCCTTGTTCCACCGCCATTCTCACTCCCTTGGATTGACCCTATGGCAATCGTTTCTGATGAGCCGTTCAATGTGACTATTGTTTACAATAGCGTGAAGAAGAAGGATGGAAAGATTCTTCCAGAAGACATCATTATATCAGCTCCATTAGTTGTTGACTATGAAGTAGTGGAATCTACTGCTCAAATTGTTCGTGGCGATATTGCCAACGGAAAAGATTTGATTCCAAGTCCAATGGTAACAGGTATTACTTCTATCGAAACAGATGATGGAATGACTACTTACAATGAGTATGACAGTACTTTGCATATTGGAGACTTCACACTCAATGGGAATTACATTGACTGGAATGTAACGGGCGGACAAGAACCAGCTGCTGGAACAGTCTATAACGTTGTTTATCAGCATAAGCAACCAAAGACTATTACTGTTGACATGTCTACTCTTTATTATGAAGAGGGCGGCGTAGACCGTATCTGGCGTTCTCCTGAGGTAAAGGAATTCAAAGGAATGTGCTACCCAGGCGTTGACTATGTAGCTGACCTACCAGACTTCAGTGAGTGGCAAGGACTTCCTGATAATAGTATAGAAGACTTGAAGTATGTCATTGAAGATAATGACCTTTGGGTAAAGACATGGGCAGAACAACGTAAGGGCCAGTGGGTTATCGTTGGTTCACTGCAAGATAGAGTACCAAAAGATAACTGGTTCCCAACTGTCCAAACAGGATACTATTATCTTGGTCAGGATGAATACTACTTGTTCAGCGAACCGATTGTCATTCAGCCGACTGAAGAAGAAGTTCCGACAGCAAAGAACGTTAACTTCGTACCAGGTAAGTTTGAGAATGCTGCTCAACTTCAGGAAGGGTCACAGAACCTTATCCGCAACTCTGGTTTTGATATAGCGAATACAACAACAACGGTGTACAAGATGAGCTTCACGAGCACTGTTGCAGGACTAGGCGCGACTGTATAATGTCGCGCTTTTCCTATTTACAGATGACCATCAAGTGGTTATATATGTTACATACCATTTTAAGGAGGAGAATCAATGACTCAATTTGTAAAAGAGTTACCAAAAGATTCGGTTGGTCAAAAGACTACTGCATTACCGATAGACCAGACAGCTAACGTGGAATGGACAACTCCTGTCTATGCTACAGGCGGTGTGGGTTACGATAAAGCTGATGACATGTACAGAGTGAAAACAAACCAGAAGAAATGGAAAGCTGATTTCTCTGGAACATCTCTGAACACTACCATGTGGGACCTTGTTCAAACAGGTGCAGGCCAAACTGTTACTGTAGCAGGCGGTATTCTATCTGTTGCTATGGGTACAACAGTAAGTGCTGAAACAATCCTTATGTCTAAGGAAACATTTACAATTCCTGTGAAAGCAATGTTTGCTTTAAACCTTTCGCAAAAGATTGCTCAGAACGAAATCTACATGGAGCTAGTATCGGTTGACCCAGTTACAGGTGCAGTTGATACGGTAACACCAAACGTAGCAGCTTGGAAAGTATCTGGTACAGACAGCACAACGAATACGTATGCTGTTTATCAGACTCAAGCAATGGGAATTCCAATGCTGAATTCATCTGCTGTAAGTACAGGTGCGGCTCAAACAGGTGCAGGCGTTTATGCTCTATTTGAAATCGAACCTTACACTGACGAGTTATGGTTCCACACAAAGGTAATGGACTCTGCTAACGGACGCTCTTACTCTAACGTTCGTCACCAAAACATTCCTAATCCGAATGCGACTTACAAAGTTCGTCTTCGTATCAAGAACGGAACAACTGCTCCTGCTTCTGCTACAACTGTTAACTTCCAATTTGTGAACGTAAATGACTATGCAGAATTAACAGCTGAAGTTACAGCAGGTCGTGGAAACATCTCCGCTGGTCAAGGTATGGCAGTATACGGTGTTGGTGGTTCTATGACAGCAATTGCTGCTGGCTCTCAAGCACATGATGCTGCAACAGCCAACAACCCAGTAACAATTGGTGGACGTGCAATTAACGTAATGCCAACAGCTGTTTCTGCTACTGGTGACGTGACAAACCTTTACTCAACAATGCATGGTGCATTAGTAGTAAGAGAGCACTGTATCCCAGAAGCATCTTGGTCTTATGCTGGTGTTCAAACGACAACTACGGCTACGGCTGCTAAGGCTGCTGGTGCGGCTGGTATTCGTAACTATGTAAATGGTTTCCAATTCCAGAACACTAATGCAACTGCAACTGAGATTCAGATTCTTGATGGTGTGACTGTGCTATGGAAAGGTTATGCATCTGCTAATATGACAATGCCAGTTAACATTACGTTTGACCAGCCTCTAAGAGGTACAGCTGCTACTGCTTTAAACGTGAACGCTGTAACAACTGGAGCAAACGTGTACATCAATGTTCAAGGATATCAAGCTCCATAATACTTAGATGAGGTGATGAGATGAACAAGCTAAGCTTACTATGTATCGAAATCGTTCCTCAAGAAGAAGATGCAGGTTTCTATGTGAATCTTCTTTTCCAAAGCAATGACCCTGCTATTGCAGCAGGCGGAAACATTTCCTTTATAATTGAAGATGCGTCTGGCATTGAAGTAGGAAAGTATTATGACTTATCATTGAATGAAGTCACTCCTTAATGGTTATGGAAGCCACCCTTCGGGGTGGTTTTTCTTTTTCTATTGTATTGCTTTTATGAGAGATAGTGGTTACAAATGATGGAGAGCATCTCAAAAAAGGAGGATGGAAGATGTCGGATTATATAGTAGCATCAACACATGTAGACACACAGAATGAAGCCCTCGTGTTTGATTCAGAAGGCTACTATGTTGTTGGGGACGGTAATTGGCAAGACATAACGTTTAATACAACATTGACTTTTAACGGCGGAAACATTGGAATTGCTCCGCGTGTCTATGCAACAAACTTCTATATGTTCCTATCTATCTATAATGAAGAAGATATGGACACTGGACAAATCGTTGCATATGCAAATCTAAATGTGCAAGAAACATATGAAACATTCCATCTTGATAGCAAGAAGCTTGACCCATTGGATGTGGGGCAGGATTATGCATTCAAGGTTATTATCAAAGGAACAAACTATCGTATCTACTTAAATGATGTTGTCATTTTTAATATTGAATATCCTAATATGATTAGGGGAAGCGTTGGCATATATTCAACAGCGGGCAATAGCTGTAAGAACCTTTCAGTAGATTCCAACTTCGCAGATGGATGGTTTACTAATATAGATACTGTTCCAGGCGGCATAGCAGATATTCAGGAGCTAGATAATGAAGATAAATATCTGTACTTGAACAACCCAACAACAACTGACCTTTATGCAGGGCAGACATTAACGGTGGTTGGAGGTAAGGCCCATACTCTTTCCTTCAATTATATTGGTTCTTGTACGGTTACGATATTCGAACGGGACGGAGCATCTCCACAAGTCTATAGCCAGCAGATGGGCTTGCAATCGGATTGGACAGAGGCATCTTTTACGCAGACATTAAGTGCTGACTGCGCAACGGTAGAAATTCGCTTCATGGCGAATAATGAGACGGTAAAGGTCAACAACGTCCAGCTTGAAGACAAAGGATTTGCGACAGATTATATCCACAACATGAGCTTGTCAGTACCAGCAGTTCGTGACAGTTCTATTATTACTTATCCATCTAAGGATAATATTCTTCCATATAAAGGCTCACTGGCTATGTGGTTCAAACCTGATTTGGATTATGATGCAAACACTGCATACAACACTATCCTATTTGAATATGGTGACACCCAGCCGCTTCTGCTTTACTATAGCCCAAGTGGTTCTATGCGTTTTAAATATGGAAGCTATAACTCTATTGGAATTACCATGAATCTAGTGAAAGACACTTGGTACAATGCCGTAGCTACGTGGGATGAAGATGAAATCCAATTGTGGATTGGCACATCTTATACATCGGCACAAGGCGTTTATAGTACGCTTGGCAGCTCCAATGTTATCCGTATCGGATGGAGCCAGAATGCAAGCTACCGTATGTTCAATGGTGTTATTGATGAAACGGTTATCTATTCAGAAGTTTTGTCAGACGATGAAGCAGTAGCACTGGCTGATACAACAGACCCGATTGCAGATAACGATTCTGTTATTCTTCATGCAAGTTTCAACCATGCGATTGCCAACTTCAATAAGTCTATTATTGAGGCAACGCTTGCTCCAAACTATGGTTCTCCTGTTATCGTTACAAAACAGAATGGTAGCGTCATGAGAAAGGTTTCCTTCTTTGACTGGACTACTGGAGAATACAGAACATTTAACCAAGAGCCTGTTATGTATGACAAAGCTTATGATTATTTGCCTATCTCTTACCATGCAGATGATATTGATAAGGAAACATTTACAATCAGCGTAACAGATGAAGAGGGAGTTATGTGGGGCGACCCGTTAACTCTTGATGGAAAGAAAGTCCACATGACATTGACGGATGACCAAAAAGATGTATTAGATGGGCAAACCATGACGGTAAGTTACCAGCTAGAAGAATCTTATACGGTTGATTTCAATATTGGTGTTCCTGATTCTTTCCGTGTCACTCTTGGAAAATACGATGGAGAACCAGTGACGGTTACGTATGAAGGCAATCGCTTTTCAAACCAGAAGCTTGCAACGATGATTGAATTGAATCCATTATTAAATCCAAACCATGAAGGGTTCCTATACATCACTCAGAATGTGGAAAGCGTATCTTCTTTCAGAGTTCGTGCGACACCAGACAATCTACCAGCTAATGGTGGAACTCAAGCATTGATTGTAGCAGAGCCGCTGGATTCCAACGGAAACTATATCAGCCATTGTAAGCTGACTGTTTCATGTGAGCTTGGAACGATTCTTCCAACCTATGATGAAGATAGCGTTAAGATTCGTGAAAGAGCAGGAAGATTCCTGTATCAGTATCGTCCGCCAATCATCGAGATGTCTGATGTGAATGCCGTGGAAGTAGAAGACCATATCAACATTATGGATAGCGAAACGGGTCTTGGTGTACAGATTCCAATTACACTAAAGACACTTGAAACAATGGATTATACTCTTCAGACTGGTGACACCATCGAGAAGATTGCTGCTAAGTATGGAGCAACCATTCAAGATATTGCTTATACGGATGACATGATTGCAAAGGTAAATGCAAAGTATGGTGCTAATACGGAGTCGGTAGATAAATCATCAAGCGACGTACTCATTGCAAATGCACGTAAATACATTAGCGAAAGTTCTAATGTAACGATTAAAATACCAGTCAGCTATTCAGCAAGCCAACTTCAGAAGTCAGCAATTGAAATCAACTATGATAAGATGATTGCTTATTTATTAGAATTCATTATTGATTATATGGGGCAACCGAAAACTGCATTGCCAAGTGGACTAGGAGACCTTCTTGATTTCAATGGTGATGGAGTCATTAATATGGACGAAGTAGCATGGCTGACAAATAACAGACTGACAACGACATTAACCAACAAATACACTGATGTATTAAATTGGGACAAGAACAACTAAGGGGTGATGAATCGTGGCAAAAGCTCATAATGACCGAATAATGAAAGATGGCGCTGACAAGGGCTACTCGATACGGATTGGGAAAACACTTCCACAAAACAGTGCGAACCTCGCCTATGTTTCTACACCAGAGATGAGTCCAGTGAGAAACCTGCTCATCAATGACCTGTCTGCAAACATAAAAGAAAATGGTCTGCCATCGACTTATCAAGCAGAAAAAACAATGTACCCAGATGACCAGTATTTACTGCGTGAACTGTCTGGTGATTCAAAGCTTCCTAGTAAGAAAGTGCTGGTGACGGATGAGTTCTCCGTCCCAGTCAGTTCGCAAGATGAGCCAGCTCCTCTCTATTATGAAGCAAAAGCAAGCGGCTACTTTGATGCAAAGGGAGCATTGGTAACTCCATACATTGGCGGATATAGTGAAGACCCTGCTGATAATGTTGTAGACTATGCTCAAGTAGACCCAGAGGAAATTGATGACCTCCTCTATCTTGGAACAAAGATAAGGGTAACCAATCTAGATGGTACTCCTATCAATACGGCTTACAAATATAAGATTCAATTGATACAGGCACAGGGAACGGGACTCCCAGAGAATGCTTACAATATTTATGTCTACTCAAACTTCCATGAGAGCGATAGCGAATCTTTCCTTCTCCACTATGAGAAGTATAATACGGATGGCACACACGTATCCGACTACACAGAGATTCTGAATCCCTCTCCTGTCTTTGATGAAATCAGTGAAGCAGACTTTGATATCCTCACACAAGGAGCAAATAATCTAGATGTTAGAGCTTATTGCGTTGTAGAAACAGATGACAACAACTATCAGGTTTACTCTCCAGCTCAAGTCTTGATTGCAGACAATACAGTGCGGCCCGCACAGCAATTCAAGTATCGTGTGAAGAGCAACATGAGTACTCGTTTCTCTGGCACTAATCCAGGCAATGTAAATATCGGAATCATCTTCTTAAACAATAGCATCATTAACGTAGAAGATTTGACAGGCTCACTGAAGAAGATATACGAAGATAGTGCAAAGCCAGCTTACCTAGAGTTTGCTAATCCACATCCTGAAGTAAGAAGCTATCTGAAATCCAATCCACGTTACTGGGTGGCAGACATTGAAATGCCAAGAGACGAATGGAATGACTATGATTTAATCATCATCACTGGATATGGATACTTTGATATGTCTCCGTACAATGATGCCATTCGTAACTATATGAACAATGGCGGCAAGATATGGATTGATAATGCGGGTGAAGTAGGAAAAGTCCTTACCTTCAAATCTGGTAGTACAGAAACATTCTTAACAACAGTTGGATTCTCTGGTACAACAGAGTCAACTGGATTTAAAGCTCCAGACATCACAACACAACTTGGGAAGGACATCCTAAACCGTTACTACGTAATGGGCAACAAGACGCAAATTGACCTTGGCTATTCAAGACAAGAGCTTCAAGGTGACGGAACATACAAGACCATTGCTGTTAATCCAATGATTACATTCGGTTCTGGCGAAGCATCTACTAACTGGACAAACATCATTCAGTATTCTAATAAGAATGCATCTGTCATGGTCAGCAATGTAAGGGCAGGAACTCCTTTTGAAAAGGGGACAATGATTGTATCAAACTCTGGTATTATTCGTTCTCTATTCCATAATGATGATACGGCTGTTCAGTTTGCAATTAACCTTATTCTTTACATGGCAGAGAACAGATGGATTTACGGCCCATGGCAACAGGATTATGTTTACCATCGTGATAACTTGTTTAAGCAAGAATACTCTGGTGTTGGCGGCTCAACCGTTTATGTTGATGAACGTAATGATTATGACCAGACACAAATCGTGGCAAAGAAAATCCTAAAGGGAACAACAAAATCTGCTTTACTTCCTTATCTCCCAGCAGAGTTCTTTGCAGCTAGTGGAGCTTATGAAGTAGAAGTTCAATCCAATACCGATGTTCCAATTAACAACGGAAGCATGGAAGCTGGTAGCTATAATCCAAATACAAGGTCAGCTATCACAAGCTGGACAGCTACGACAGCGAATGCTATCCCTGGGTGGGATACGAAGTTCCTAGCAGGACAGACGCCTACGTTCAGACATGTAACTAGCACTTCTCAGCGTGGAGCAAAAGCTGTTCAAGTGGATGTTCCAACTGGCGGCATTGGTGCTCAGGCTTACTGGAATAACAGAACAGGAACATTATTGCCAGGTTCTTATATGGCAACAGCGTGGATAAAGGTAGAAAGCGTAGCAGGAAAAACAACTCAGGGTGCAATGGTAGCAGCTTACGATACAAGCGGTACTGTTATTGCGAAGAGTGCTCCCGTTATTGGTACTCGTGACTGGGTGAGAGTGGACTGCAACTTCTCTCTTTCAACAGCTAAGCAAGTTGACCTTCGCGTCGGTTTTGTTGATGGAAATGGAGAAGGCGTTGTAACGGTTGACATGCTGACCGTTGTTAGCGTAGGAAGTATCTACATGACTCCTGCTAATGATGGCTCAAGTGCTCTCTATGCATTTGCTGTAACGCCGCGTGGAGATTCATTCAATCTTCAAGCAGAAGGATACTCTGATTCTGATGTTACAACTTATGACCCAATCATCAATGTCACATACACCATTCGTTCTTATGTTTATGCATGGGACAATAACGCTGGTATTTATATGAAGCTAAACGGAAACACCGCTGTTAGAACCGTATCTATTCGTCGCTCAGATGGTGTGGTTAATCTTGGTTCTTTATCTACTATGCTCCCTGCATTAAATGCTGGTATCGAATGGGCAGACACGAATGATATTTACTACGAAGTATATCTTGGCGGCCCAGATGGAATTGACCCTGATAGCCAATTCGTGAACCTTGAAATCCATGACACAAAAGCTGGTAAGTATTACTTTGATAGAAATGGTAATGTTGTTATCCGATATATGGATTTATTCTATGGCGGCGAGAACAAGAACATCCTTCTTCAAGCCCGTACAAACTACTACACTATCCGTGCTGCAAAGCGTCGCTATGGTGTATTGGTTCAGCCAGAGAATAAGATTAGCCTTGCTTACCCATCTACTATCGACAATCGTGACTCATGGTTTTTGCGTGTACAAAATGGTTCATTCGTGAAAAAAGAATTGAACTATGATGACATCAAAGCATTGATTGCTTACGACAACTATTACTATGAATTCCAACAGCGCTTATTCGGTACTCACTACTATTCATTGCCAGAATACAATCGTCAAGTATTTAAGCCAGCAATGGGATACAAGCGAGTAAGAGAAGAGATGGCTGAATACGTCAATGACAATACGGTTAAGGTTCAAAACCATCCATTGTATGTCATGACAGGAAGCTCAAGACAAGAGCCAATGTCGAAGGTCGGCACAGCAGGTCTTATCTACAAGCCACAAACGGTTACGTCAGAATGGGATAAGTCATTCATTCCTCGTGTTTATGTGGACGAGCAAATGGATGGTAACTTAGTAGAAAGATTAGAAGGCTTTGACGTTGACTATACAAACGGACTCGTTATCTTTGAATCAGCTCCAGTCGGCACAGTGTTCGTGGACTATGACTACAACAACCTGCAAGTATGGAAGCGTACCTACAACAACATTCTTGTGACAGGCGAACAAATGAAATCAACAGACAAGAAGACATTTGCTTCTGCTCACCAGAACTGGTTGGCATTCCCTACTCCAGTTATTAAAATAGTTCCGTATGATGGCAGCGAAGAAAAAATTGCCCCTGTCACTTCATACACTATTGACTATTCATCTGGTTCGGTTACATTTAAGGAAGATGTTTCAGACCGTGTAATCGTGCAATACATGTACTCAACTGATGAACTCTTAAAGATAAGAGATTACGATATTCGTAACGGCTTCATCTACTTAGAGGATGAGATTGATTTCAAGCACGAAATCTATGTGAACTATTACTATGCAGAAAACTATCTGGAATACCGTGGGTACTTTGATGATTCCATCGGAACATTTATTGGTCTTGACCTAAATCCATCTGAAGGGCATTACTCAACAATGCCTGTTGTAAGAACGGATGGCGACACTGGTGAAACGTTCACATCATGGGAGTCTGTTCCTACAGCCAAGCTGATGAATAAAGAAGTCTATGTGTATATCGTTCCTCACAAAGACAGCTTTGGAAACTACAATGAAGACTGTGTTCGTCACTGCTACAGCCTAGAAGATTGGCAGAATGTACAGAAGACAAACCCAGCCGCTATGCTTCTTGGTATTATTCATCTGCGCGAACACACTAGAGTTCAGGATGCAGTTGTAATGGATACTCGTCAACGGGGCGGCGGATTAAAAACATCCATTAAAGAATCTACTATTAAGAAGGTTCAGCCACTGTCCAAGAACTACTGGGATATGGGTACATGGGATGGTCAGGCGTACTACAAGAATGGCGTCCTAATAATTGAACTTCCTAAGAAGATTCTTCAATCAGAGGGTGGACAATTCACTGAGAAACAGGTTACTTCTATAGTAGGGAAATACATCGCGTATGGTATTTACTTTATTGTAGATTTTGTATAAGGAGCTGTAACCTATGGATAAAAACATTCCATTAGGTATCACGCAGGTCTATAACGCTGGGACAAACTCTACGGAGTTGTCCTGGTCTTATTTAGAATCAGCGGATATCGAATACTTTGAAATCCAGTATTACGATGAAGAGAAAAGAAAATGGGTTCCGTTCGATGGCAGAAATGGAATCGTAAAGAAACAGAAGTAATAAGGAGGTGGGAAAATGAGCTTATCAAAGTATCCTGAAAAACTAGATTTGTTTCAAGTAAAGAAAGATGCAGCATTTGATGGAGACCCTAACGGCGACGACGTAATGGCCGACGACATAAACTCCTTACAGGATTCTATCAGTGCAATTCAGGAAACCTTAGGATTAAATCCGCAAGGAAGCAAGACAAGTGTGGGAGAACGTATTAGTCTTCTTGAAGGCTCATCAGCAATGCGCGTTCCATCTTTTCTTATTTACTTGGGTGAAGTCGATAAGATTAATGGAGCTACAACTGTTGACCAAGCAACTGGTCACTTTGTTAAGTTTGACCATATCGTATTTGGTAACAATGCTGAAGAAACAACAAGCGAAAGCCATGCGATTACAGAAAATATAATTGGCATCATCAAGAAGAACCGCGAGATTCATGTCTATGGTTACATTGATTCTGGTGTTAACACTACTAATCTATCTGTAGCTGAAATCCAAGTAAAGATTCAATCTTGGAAAGACATGGGCGCAGACGGTATCTACCTTGATAACTTTGGTTATGAGAGCGGCGTAAGTCGTGACCGTCAAAACCAAATCCTAGATTCTATTCACCAATATGGAATGGTCGCTATCATGCAGTCTGGAGATGCAGAAAAGCTTCTTACAGATGCTTATGATGAAACCATGAACCCTAACTGGGTGGCTCCGCATATCGAGCCTGGTGACGTTTACCACTATCAGCAATTTGCGATTGATACAACTACTCCTGAAGTTTACACAGATGCCTATGGGATTGCACAGAAGATACTTCCTATCTACCATCATCGTTGGGATTTAGGCGTTCGCATATTTGCCACTCCTTATATTGCTTCTAATACAGACCCAGAACTTGCACAAACATATTATAACTGGGCACATACTGGAGCCTTATTAACATCTGTAGATGCTTTCTATCCAGTAACAGAAGGCTACGCAAAGTTAAACAATGAAGTTCGTTTCTATAACTGGATGCCTATCGCTGGCAACTGGTATATGAATAGACCAATCATAGATATAGATACTGCAACAAATACTTTTAGTCGTGAAACAGCTTTCGGTAAAATCATTATGAATAACTCCGACCATACCTATAAGTATGAGGGCATGTATATTCCATTTGATTTACTGCAAATCATTGAGAATACGATTGCTGGTACTTTACTACAGGATGGTACGGTAGAAGATAAGAAGATTAAGAATTATGACGGGCAACGCCTAATTGATTCTATCAATACTAGCACAGGTGACACCATCGACATTAGTAGAATATCTACATTCGACTATGGAGATATAAATGGTAATATCCCAACAGATGTATTAAAGGCAAATGTTATTGAGGCCATTAATGCTTATATCGGAACAGCTAGAATCGACGAAGCATATATTGGGGATTTACATGCAAGCAAGATTACAGCTGGAACGATTGATGCCGAGCGCATCACTGCTTCTGTTGTAGATGCATTAAACCTATATGCTCAGAATGCAACGATTGGCTCTGCAGTTATTGACCAAGCAGTTATCGGTGACCTGTCTGCTGACAAAATCACGGCAGGAGATATTGATGCTGAACGTATTACTGCTGGAGTAATCGACGCGATTAACTTGTCTGCTAAACAGGGTTACATTCAAAACTTAAATGCGGATAACATCACAGCTGGTAACATCAAGGCTGACCGCATCAAGGCGGACGTTATTAACGCGATTAACTTGTATGCACAGAACATGCAAGTAGGCGACGCTACGATTAATACGGCTACGATTGGTGCATTGTCTGCAGGACATATCGAAGCGGCTGTTATTGATGCCATCAACATGAATGCTGATACGGCAACCATCAAGGCTGCTAAGATTGGCTCTCTAGATGTAGATAACATCAAAGCAAGTGTTATCTCTGCGATTAACGCTTCTATCGAAAATGCTGTTATTGACCAGGCTCAAATCGGCAACCTAGATGCAACGAAAATTACTGCTGGAACCATTGACGCAGACCGCCTAAAAGCAAGTATCATTGATGCAATCAACCTTACAACTCAAACCGCTACAATTGACCAAGCAAAGATTGGTGACCTAAGCGCTGATAAGATTACGGCAGGCGACATCTCTACCGATAGATTACAAGCCAATATCGTTAATGCCATTAATGCTTATGCTCAGAACATGGTAGCTGATAGTGCAAAGATTGATATTGCTTCTATCGGAGACTTAGATGCTCAACACATCAAGGGCGCAGTAATCGAAGCCATTAACTTGTCTTCTGAGAATGCCACAATTGGCAATGCTAAGATTGGAACGCTAAGCGTAGATAATATGAAGGCGTCTGTTATTGCGGCAGTAAATGCTTCACTTGAAACAGCTTCTATTGACCAAGCGAAGATTGGTAATTTAGATGCAACTAAGATTACTACTGGCGACTTGAATGCAGACCGAATCAAAGCTGGTGTTATCTCCGCCATCAATGCTTCACTGGATACAGCTACAATTGGCGCTGCCAAGATTGGTTCTTTAGAAGTAGGCAATATGCAAGCCTCGGTTATCGCTGCAGTGAACGCTTCTATCGAAAATGCGACCATTAATGCTGCAAAGATTGGTACTCTAAGCGTTGACAATATGAAGGCAAATATCGTAGATGCTATTAATCTATATGCTGGTACTGCGAAGATTGACAATGCTCATATCTCTGCCTTAGATGCTGACCATATTAGTGCGGCAGTTATCGAAGCAATCAATGCTAACATTGGCTCAGCAACTATCGACAATGCGATTGTTGGACAGCTAGGTGTAGACAACATGAAAGCTACGGTTGTTGAAGCCATCAACTCTTACACGGGTGTAGCCGTAATCGGTGAAGGTAAAATTGGAAACCTTTCTGCTGACAAGATTACTACTGGTACAATTAGCGCAGACAGAATCTCTGGTTCCGTCATAGATGCTGTTAATGCCAACATTGGCACAGCGACAATCGACAAGGCTGTTATTCCTAATTTGGATGCGGCACATATTCAATCTGAAGTAATTAAAGCCATCAATGCTTCCATTGAAACAGCTACAATTGATGCAGCTCAGATTGGGCAATTAGGCGTAGACAACCTAACAACTTCTGTTATTCAAGCCATCAATGCAAGTCTTGAGAATGCAACAATCGGCTCTGCTAAAATTGGTACATTATCTGTTGATAATATGAAAGCCAATGTATTGGATGCTGTTAACTTCCATGCCCAAACAGGAACGTTGGATGAAGCGCTAATCCATTCATTGAATGCAGGTAAGATTAATGCTGGCGACATTGCGGCTGAACGCATGACAACAAATGCCATTGCTGCTATTAACGCCGACATCTCTAGTGCAACCATTGACTCAGCTCAGATTGGCGCTTTGACAGCAGACAAGATTCAAGCTTCTGTTATCTCTGCGATTAATGCAAACATTGGAACAGCAAAAATTGACCAAGCCGTTATCCCTGAATTAAGTTCAGACCACATCACGGCATCCGTTATCTCTGCTATCAATGCTAGTATCGGAGAAGCGAAAATTGATTCTGCCAAGATTGGAACGCTGAATGCTGATGTTATGTCAGCTAATATCATTCAGGCAATCAATGCAAAGATTTCAACTGCAACAATCGACCAGGCGGTTATTCCTCATCTGGATGCTGACCACATTGCTTCCAGCGTAGTAGAAGCGATTAACTTAAAAGCTACTGTTGCTCAGATTGACCAAGCTCGCATTGGCAATTTGGATGCGAATAAGATTACAGCTGGCGATATTGCTGCTGACCGTATTAAGACAAATGTTGTAGCGGCTATCAATGCTGACCTTTCAACTGCTACTATCGGTTCTGCAAAGATTGGTTCCTTGAAAGCTGAAAACATTCAAGCGGAAGTTGTAAAAGCAATCAATGCTAGTATCGAGACAGCTACGATTAATTCGGCTAAAATTGGTACGCTAAGTGTAGATAACTTAAAAGCGGCTGTTGTCCAAGCAATTAATGCAAGTATCGAGAATGCGACTATCGACTCTGCAAAGATTGGTGTCTTGGCTGCTGATAAGATTAGCACAAATGTAATCGAAGCCATCAATGCAAATGTAGGCGTGGCGCATATTGATGAAGGTGTTATCAATACCTTGAATGCAGACAAGATTGTCGGCGGCTCTATTGACGCGGCTGTCTTAACTTCATCTGTCATCAACGCCGTGAATGCATCTATCGAAGGTGCGGTTATCAATAATGCAAGAATCGGTGTACTAGATGCTGACCATATTAAGTCTTCTGTAATTGAAGCAATTAATGCCAACATCGGAACAGCTTACATTGATAAGGCTGTTATCCCTCAACTGGATGCAGACCATATTAAAGCTAGTGTGATTGAGGCAATCAACGCAAAGATTACAACAGCAACGATTGATAGTGCAGTTATTCCAAACCTGGATGCGGCTCATATTCAATCAAGTGTTATTGATGCAATCAATGCAAATATTGGTACAGCGTACATCAACCAAGCGGTTATCCCTCAGTTGGATGCAGGACATATTTCCGCTAGCGTTATTGACGCTATCAATACCCAAGTTACTGGACGGGCTGTTATTAATGAAGCCAACATCGGCAACTTGAGTGCGACGAAGATTACTTCTGGGGACATTGCAGCTCAGCGTATGACTGCCAATGCGATTGCAGCTATAAACGCGGATATCACATCAGCAACAATTGATGCCGCACAAATCGGTTCTTTGACAACTGACAACTTGAAAGCAGCTGTAGTAGATGCTGTCAACCTATACACTGGTACTGCTACTATCAATGCGGCAAAAGTCGGAACACTAGATGTAGCAAACATGAGTGCCAATATCATCAAAGCAGTGAATGCTTCTCTTGAAACGGCAACCATCAATGCAGCGAAGATTGCGGCTCTTGATGCAGACCACATCAAAGCGGTTGTTATTGACGCTATCAATACAACAACGCAAACAGCTGTTATCGGTCAGGCTAAGATTGGAAACTTGGACGCTACAAAGATTACCACTGGTGATATTGCGGCGGCTAGAATGACAACCAATGCTATCGCAGCTATCAACGCTGACCTAACAAGTGCAACCATTGACTCAGCTCAAATCGGTGCATTAACGGCTGATAAGATTTCAGCTTCTGTAATCGCGGCGATTAATGCAAATATCGGTACGGCTCATATCGACCAGGCAATTATCCCTGAGTTGGATTCAGACCACATTAAGGCAAGCGTCATCAATGCTATCAATGCTTCTGTTGAGAACATCACGATTAACAGTGGTAAGATTGGCACACTTGATGCTGATAATATGGCAACGAACATCATCACTGCTATCAATGCCAACATTGGTTTAGCAACGATTGATAAAGCGGTTATCCCGCAATTAGATGCAACCCATATTAAGGCGACTGTCATTGATGCGATTAACACAACAACCCAAACGGCAGTTATTGGTTCTGCGAAGATTGCTGACTTGGATGCGGCTAAGATTGTAACTGGGGACATCACTTCTGATAGATTAAAAGCAAATGCGATTGCAGCCATCAATGCCAACTTAACAAGTGCTACGATTGATGCGGCGAAGATTGGCTCATTGACAGTTGGAAACATGAAAGCAGCAGCTATCGACGCTGTAAATGCTTACGTGGGAACAGCTACTATCAACGCAGCTAAGATTGGTGCTCTTGAGGTAGATAACCTGAAGGCGGCAGTAATCCAAGCGGTTAACGCTTCTGTAGAGAATGCGACCATCAACTCTGCTATGATTGGAACATTGAGCGCCGATAAGATGTCAACGAATGTCATTGCGGCTGTGAACGCAAACATTGGGCTAGCACAGATTGATAAGGCCATCATCCCGAACTTGGATGCATCAAAGATTACGACTGGTAGTATCGCTGCTAACCTAATGACAACGAATGTTATCCAAGCGATTAACGCTGATTTAACAACTGCAACTATCGGTGCCGCTAAAATTGGTTCACTAAAAGCAGAGAACATTGAGGCAGAAGTAATCAAAGCGATTAATGCCAGCGTGGAAAATGCTACGATTGGTGCGGCTAAGATTGGCGCTCTATCCGTAGACAATATGAAAGCAAACGTCATCTCTGCTATCAACGGTACATTAGAGAGTGCGAAAATCAGCCAAGCTGTTATCGGAAATCTAGACGCTTCTAAGATTACAACAGGAAGTATCGCGGCTGGATTATTAACAGCGAATGTTGTATCAGCGATTAACGCTGATGTGCAAACAGCTCAAATCAATTCTGCTAAGATTCAAGATTTGAATGCAAGCAAGATTGTGGCTGGAGATATTGACGCAGCTCGTATGACAGCGAATGTTGTATCTGCTATCAATACTTACACTCAGAATATGACAGCTGGTTCTGCACAGATTAACTCTGCTGTTATCGGTACGCTAAGTGCTGACCACATGCAGGCGAAAGTAATCTCTGCAATTAATGCTTCCATCGAAACCATCAATGGTACAAATGCGGTTATTAATAACGCAAAGATTGGAACACTAACAGCAGACCATATCAAAGGCGCTGTCGTTGAAGCTATCAACTTGAATGCAACAACTGCGGTTATTGACCAAGGTAAGATTGGCGTCCTTGATGCAACTAAGATTACAACAGGTGACATCGCCGCAGCAAGAATGACTACCAATGCAATCGCGGCTATCAATGCTGACATTACGACAGCTACAATCGACGCGGCACAAATTGGAGCTTTAACAGCTGCTCACATCGAAGCAGAAGTTATCGAAGCGATTAATACAACAACGGATACAGCAACTATCAACTCTGCGAAGATTGGTGACCTAACTGCTGGGCATATCGACGCTGTTGTAATTAGCGCCATCAATGCTTCATTAGAAAGTGCTACGATTAATGCAGCAAGAATCGGTTCTTTGAAAGCTGAAAATATTGAAGCCGAAGTCATTAAAGCTATCAATGCTAGTGTGGAGAACATCACTATCAACAATGCAAAGATTGCGGCTTTGGATGCTGACCATATTAAGGCAGTCGTTATTGATGCGATTAATACGACAACTCAAACGGCTACAATCGGAGCTGCTAAGATTGGAGTTTTAACTGCTGCTAATATCGGGGCAGGAACAATCGACGCTACAAAGATTAACGTAGCTGGTTTACGTGCAGACCAAATCACATCTGGATATATTAGCACAGCTCGACTACAAGCTGGAAGCATTACCTCGGACTTGATTGGTGCGAACCAAATTACCACTCAGCACATGCAGGCTGGCTCAATTGCTGGTGACCGTATCGAAGCTGGCACATTGAATGCTGATAGATTAGTAGCTGGTACTTTGGATGCTAGTTTCATCAAAGCAGGCACGATTACTTCTGAATTGATTTCTGCTGGTGCGATTACGGCTCGTAACATCGCCGCAAATTCCATCACAGCTGATATGATTCAGGCTGGTCAGATTACTGCGGAAAAGATTTCTACTAAAGGATTAGATGCACAAGTCATTCAGGTTTACAATGGTAAAACTGGTCAGGTTCTCATCGGCTCTGGTTACCTACGTGTAGACGGATTAGACGTTGGGGTTGTTCAATCGGATAACCTAGTAGCAAACGGTGCGTTCATGACATCATCTTCTGGTTATGGATATCTTCGTGATAACCCAACTGGTGAAGCAATCCTTGGCGGTAAAGCGACATCTCCTGGTGGACACCAACTATGGAAGATTAGTTTAGTAGATGGAACAGTATTCCCAATTGACCTTGGCGGACAGAAACCAGTAGACGTTGCAATTGATGCGAACGAGCAATATGCATATGTAACAATCGAGGGTAACAATACGCTGGTTCAGGTAGACATGGCGAACAACATGAGTACTGGAACTACATTGAAAATGGGTAAAGGCCCAGGGCGAATCTATTATTCTGGCGGTAAGCTAGATGATATGAAACACTTCTTCGTCTTGAATACAGACCCAGAAGATATGAACGTACCAGACAGCCTGACAATCGTAGATGCTCCAACAACATCTATTGACCAGAAGCTATATGTTCACCACAACGTTCCACTTGGCAGCACGCCATATGATGTTGTAACAAACGGCATGCATCAAACCTTCGTTACATTAGCTGGTCAGGGTGACATCGTAATGTTACAGATGGATAATCCAAACTCCATGAACTGGAAGCCAGTGAAAAACATTCCGATTTCTGCCTACATGACAGACAACTACCACGGTGGTATGACAGGTGAATTCGGTTTGAATGAAGCAACTGGTGGTGACGCATCCAGTCAGTACAACACTGGAATGCAAGACATGGAAATGACAGGCATGGACCCGCATGGTGGATACGGTGTAACGGATGGTTCAATGATTACTTATGAGCCACACGGTATTGACCTATCAAGTGACATGGATATCTTGTATGTAGCTGACTATGCGAATGGGTATCTGATTGTTGTTGATATCAATGGTAAGGCCCCATACAATGCATTAACTGGTAGCCGTCAACAAGGTAATATTGGTTCTATGGGATTCCCGATGGGAATGGGACCGAACAAGCCTGACAACCCACCTGGAACAGCTCCTATCTCTGACCCTAGTATGGGTGGCATGGTGATGAGTGTTGATGAGCCAGAGTTTGTGGCAATGGATATGAGCATGCCTGGTATGGATATGGGAGATACAACTGTTACGACAAGTGGCGGACGTACTTTCTCGAAAGACCAGACTCAACATACAACTCATTATGTATGGTATCGTATCCCAGTTGGTGACTCTCCAGACTTCGTTAAAGTGGCAAATGGAAAAATCTTTGTTACGGTTGAAGGTACTGGTAAGGTTGCTGTTATCGAAGAGCAACAAGTCCTTGACAACTTAACATATGACAGATGGTATTACACAAACTATGATGAGTTTACTGTAATGCACGACCTTCCAACATGGACAGTTAACTACATCGACGTTGGTTCTAAGCCATCACATATGCATTATAATGAAACAACTGGTCAATTATTCGTTACCGTTAATGGTCAGAACCAAGTAGTTGTGATTGACACAAACAATATTGACCCAATGAATCCGAACATGTCCATTGTTAATCGCATTAACGTTGGAGCAAATCCGAAAGGTATTAGAGTCGATTCAGCTGGTGAATACATGTATGTTGTCAACTATGGTGGAGCAGGGGACTTATCCTTTGTATATCCTGGCGGCGGCTATATCGGTGACCCTTATATCGGTTTAGAGGGCGGCGTTGAATACCAAGGTGCAGATGGATGGGCACCAATGAGAAGCCAATGGATAGAGAATTCAGACGGAGATGTTGTTGCAGCTGCTTCTGTTGAGTTCCACATCAACGAACCATTCTTGAACGAAGGCGGTTATGTAAAACTAACAGCCTACAACGATGGTGAAGATGCCCAGTACGCTTACATCGAGCAAGACCTTGTAAACGTAACGAACTACTCAAATGGTAATAATACGGTACATGTAACGGGCGAGAAGCTGACACCTAACTCCACCTATACTTGGTTTATGCCAGCTAATCCTTGGTTGAATCCTCCAGGCGTAACCAATGTAAAGATTAAAGGTATTGTAAAAGGTGAAACGTTAGTAAGGCAAGCCGACAACCTTACGTTCAATGCTGCGAACAAATGGATGGCTACTCCACAGCCGCCACAATTCCAGAAGGTATTAGCAGATGGAACGGTGCTGGCAGTAGATGAATCGTCTTATACGATTACGTATCCTACTAGTGATACTGGAACAGCAAAAGTTGTATTTAATAGTGCAATTGAAGCTGGAGCAAATATCATTGCTATCCAATACTACTGGTGGAAAACAGCAACGGGATATACAGTTGAGTACAACACTGGAGCTTACATCCAATTTCCATTAGGCACAATTCCATCGGATGATAGCCAGTGGGTAGAGGCAGACTACACAGCTAAGTATAACATGTGGTTTAAGCCGCACAATGGTTCGATTTCAGTGGCTCAAGAACAAGGTTCGTCTGACAACTTCTACACGAAGTTTGAGATTGACGAATTTGTTCCGAAGTATATCACGTATGATAACCAAACGACTGACCCATTTGTTTATAGCCCAATTGCTGTACAAGGAACGAATGCAAACTATACTGGTGTTCAGTATTCTACCATGACAAACCGTTCAATTGGTGCGGGGATAGCAACAACTGCTTCATCTATTGACTTAGGTGTACCAAGCAATCCTGACTTGACTCCAATCATAAGCGGAACAAGCATTGATGCGTGGGATGGAGACCACACAATGGAGCCTATACCAGCACATACTACGGTAACATTACCAGGCGGCTTGCAATCCGTAACGGTTGACCTTGGAAAAGTATACATGATTGGTAGAATTTCAGTTGGTCACTCCTATGGTGAGGACAGAGTTTATCATAATACGAAGACAGAAGTTTCAGAGGATGGCGTAACATGGACAACCATTTACGACAGTGCTGTGTCTGGCGAGTGGAATGAGAAACCTACTTACCATACAGTACACGGACATACGCATTATGCGAAGTTCTTTACTTTCACAAACAAGCGTGTTCGCTTCATTCGTGACTGGGCAAATGGATGGACTTCTGGTGACGGATTAACTTCTGGAACAGAAAACAACTGGACAGTAATCAATGCTTACGGTGACTGGGAATACGACACAAGCTATGTATATCCAGACAGTGCTCCAGAAGCTGGAGAAAGCATGGCTACCAATGGACGAGGTATTGTGTCAACAGATATTGACGGAGCTTATGCAGCCATTGATATTGCGATTGACTTTACTTCCAAGTGGTTCATGACTTACCTGATTGGCCCAGACTTCGGTATGGCAGAAGTTGAAATGAGTTCCATGATGGGCATGAGTCATACGCTGACAATGGAAGCACCGACGCTTTCCAAGTTCCAGCATAAGCACATCATGTACTGGCCACCTTCCGCTAACGTGAAGGCTGACGCAATGAACAATGTTCTTGCTGGTCATCACCGTGCAACCATTCGTCAAAAATCTGGACGTATCAATATTGACACTTTCCGATTCGAAGACTATCAGTACTTCGACAGAAACTCTCAGTTGATTACACCAGATAAGTCGGCAACATTCAGACGTACTAAGATTGTTCCTACTTCTGCTCAGTGGTTTGTAGGGGATGCAATCCAATCAAGTGAAGGTGCTTACAACTCTCCACGTTTGAATCCTGATACTGGTCTTCCTGACTACTCTGTAGCCATCAAGTACCGTATGAGATTCCGTGTAGACTTGGCTGAAGGTGCTCAACTTCCAGATGGTTCTAAGAAACCAGGCCGCGGTATTGCTTACGCGACATCTGCTATCTTTGAAACTGGTAAACTAAGCACACACTGGAGACGTTCTGAATCATCCGATAAGATTCCAGGTACACAGATTGAAGCGTGGGATGGAAACCACCCGCACAAGACTGGTATCCAAAACTTCCACTTAGCAAATGCGGCTGTTAAAGGTAACAAGATTGCTCCGCTAGCAATCATGGACCATCACATCAACCCATATGCACAGATTCAAGAGAGCAAGCTGAAGCTGAACTATCCGACTCACCGACATGGTCGTCCTATTATGGCAGAGGTAATGCCAGGAATGATGATGGAAGTTGGATGGGTAGATAACAAGCCAGTGCTTGACACGATTGAAGGATGGGGTGGAAATGGTACAGCCAACACAATGGCTCGCGGAGACCATAACCACGATGACCGTTATATCCTGAAATCTGGTGACGGCTCGGTTGTGTCCCTGACTGTTACAGGAGACTTAACAGTTGGCGGTCTTGTAGATGGCGTAGATGTAAGTGTGTTCAAGTCAAGCTACGATACTCACGTTGCGGATACAGTTGCTCACTTATCGCAAGCTGAGCATACGAAGTTAACTGGTATCTCCACTGGAGCTACGAAGACTCAGTCTTCTACAACCAATGGTAATATTAAGATTGACGGAGTAGAGACGACGGTCTACACTCACCCATCAACAGATGGCAACTTACACGTACCAGCAACTAGTACCACTCATAATGGTCAGTTCTTGAAAGCTGGAGCTACGGCAGGAAGCATATCTTGGGCGCAGATTGCATTCACTGACATCAGTGGAACAATTACTGCAACGCAACATGGCAACCAAACAAGTGGAACGCTTCACGCGAATGCAAACTCCACGACGAATGGTTTCATGAGCTACCAAGACAAGAACAAGCTGGATGGCATCTCTACTGGAGCAAACAAGGTAGTAGACAGCACAACGAACGGCAACATCCTTATCGACGGTGTGGATACAAATGTTTACACTCACCCTACAGGTGACGGAAACCTTCACGTTCCAGCCAATGGTACAACCCATGCAAACCATGTATTGAAGGCATCTTCAACCGCAGGCGTTTATTCATGGGCACCAGTTCAGTGGACTGAAATCAGCGGAACCTTCTCTGATATCCTCCATGGCAACTTAAGCGGTGGTTCGCTACACGCAGTTGCTACTGGCTCAGTAAATGGTTTCATGAGTGCGGCTGACAAGCTAAAGTTGGATGCAATCCAATCAAACGCTATCAACCAAACAACAGCTGACGGACGTTACGTTCTTAAGTCTGGTGATACCATCACAGGTAACTTGGTCATTGATAACATCAAGGCAAACAGTGGAATTGAGATTGGAGACACTGGCGGCGTTCAAGAAACACCGTACATCGACTTTCATTCTAGCGGAAACAACATAGACTACGATGCACGTATCGTCGCTTCTGGTGGAGATACGGTAACTGGTAGAGGAACATTAAGCGTTGAAGCTGCTACTTTCAATGTGGATGGCAATATCACAGTGACAGGAACAGTGGACGGCGTGGATGTATCTGGTTTAGCTGTAAGCTATGCTTCCCATACAAGGGTTCCAAATCCTGCTAGTAACTTTGTTCTTACAGAGAGTGGAACGCAAGTGAATGTGAAGTTCGACTTATCCGATTCAACAGAAGTAACAGAGTATGAAATCTGGGCATCATTTGCAGATAATGCTCACTACGAAGTAGTTGGAATCGTGAATGATTCGGACATCGCACCAGGCGTGACAACATATACATTCGTGGATGATAGCTATAACCGCAAGGGAACTATCTACTACCGTGTATATGCGAAGAACGGCAGCGTTCGCTCTAGCTCCCTAGAAGGAAGTATTGTCCTAGCTCACACAGTAGCTGACCCAACGAACTTGAATGTAGTGGCAAACATCGACTCGTTCGATATCTTCTACACCGTTCCAAATGATAGACTGCTTGACCACATCGAGATTGTTATCGACAAGCAAGACGTTGAAGCAAACTTGGCAGAGTCAAATGGAGCTGTTGTTTACAGCGGATTAGCAGACCGCTTCACATACAAGATTCCAAGTGTTGACTACGATAAATTCCATAATGTTTGGGTTCGTTCAGTAACCAGAATTTAATAAGCATGCTGGCTTCGGCTGGCATGTTTTTTCTTTATTTTTTTGTGGAAATATTGCCTATTATGGGTTATGTTCAGAATGATATTGAACTGCTAAGGAGGGCGGAGAATACATGAGTACAAGCTCAGGGAGCATTAAAAGACAACAGATACTAAATGTTCCTCAAGATATATTAGTAAGTGGCAATTCAGTTTGGCATTCTGGCAATCTATCCAAATCTGAATTCACACCCTCTTCACACATTGGTACTGGTGGTACAAGCCATGCCGCAGTTACAACGACAACAAACGGCTTCATGCTTTCATCTGATAAAACAAAGCTAGATGGTATCAGTACAGGAGCAAATAAAGTCACGTCCAGTACAACCAATGGAAATATAAAAATTGATGGAACGGAAACAAATGTATATACACATCCAACAGGGGATGGGAATCTGCATATTCCTGCTACTGGTACATCCAGTAATACGAAGGTATTAAAAGCAGGGGCTACGGCTGGCTCTGTATCCTGGGGATTTGTTGCCTTCAGTGAAGTGACTGGGGCAATCACCGATACACAGCACGGCAGTAGGAGCGGTGGAACTCTACACTCCAATGCGACACAAACGACAGCTGGGTTTATGTCGTCCGCTGATAAGATTAGATTAGATAATATGCAAGATAATGCAATAAACCAAACTTCTGCTGATGGTAGGTATCTACGATTAACAGGTGGTACATTAACTTCTAACCTCACGATAAGCAACACAAGTAGTGCTAAGTTAATTATAAATGCCGACACAGATAATGATGCGGTTGAAGATGGAGAACCAACGATTGTCCTTACACAAGATGGGGGAATCATTGGTGCTGAAATTAAACTTGAACAATCTGCAAACAATTTTGTTATCGCTCCATTTATTGACTACAATACGGGCACCCCAACAAAGAACTATAATGTCTTTGTTCACGACAAGAAGATATGGCATGAGGGTAACTTCCTCAAAACAGAATTCACGCCAGCTTCTCACATTGGAACAGGCGGAACTTCCCATGCTGCGGTAACAACATCTGTTAATGGATTCATGCTTTCAACTGATAAGTCTAAATTAGATGGAATCTCTGCAAGCGCTAAGAATGTGGCAGCCTCTACGACCAACGGGAATATTAAAATTGATAATGCTGAAACGGTTGTCTATACTCACCCGACAACAGCAGGAAACATTCACTTGCCAGCAGGCGGAGCTTCTGGTCAATGGGTGAAATGGAGTGCGGCTGGTACTGGGGCTTGGACAGGTATTGACTGGTCCGATGTAGCAAGTAAGCCATCCAGCACAGTAGCAAATATTGATGATGCCGTAGCGAAGAAGCACAGCCAGAATACAGACACTGGAACAAATGCGGTTATCTTTACAGTGGCAAATGGTACGGATGCAACTACTACTGGCATGGGCCTTCAGTTTGGTAATGCCACATTGAATCCATACATGCGTTGGTCTGCAACAAACTTCCAATTCTATAAGGACTGGAACTCTGGAACAAATGATGTATGGGCAGACTTACAGGCGAACACCTTTAAGAACTCCGCTGGCACAGAAGTTTCCTATGCAGGACATACGCATGCTTATTCCAGCTTAACAGGAATTCCAACATCCTTTAATCCAGTCATTGCAACTGCAACAGTTCTTGGTGGTATTATGGTAGGTTCAAACCTAAGCATTGATGCAAGCGGTGTTCTTAGTGGAAACTACCCTCTTGTTACAGGTTCTGTAAATGGGCTAATGAGCAGCACAGACAAGACGAAGTTAGATGGAATCCAATCCAGTGCGATTAATCAATCGACGGCTGACGGACGTTACCTGCAATTGTCTGGAGGAGCATTAACGGGAACATTATATACAAAGGTTATCTCTGCAACAGGAGAATCTCATTTTGCCGTTACTACTTATACAGACCCGCATGTTGGCGTTACCTATTCGATAAAGGCAGCGGGAGGAATTGCGACTGATAAGCTTCGAGTATCTGGAGACATTGATGTAACTGGGAATGTAGATGGAGTAGATGTGTCTGGCTTTAAATCTAGCTTTGATTCACACGTTGGTTCTACTGGTGCATCTCACGGTGTCGCTACTCAATCTGTAAATGGCTTCCTGTCATCTGCTGACAAGACTAAGCTTGATGGAATACAGGCAAATGCGATTAACCAGACAACTGGTGATGGACGTTACGTTCAATTAACTGGTGGTAAAGTATCTGGCGATATGACACTTACTGGTTCTCTGCATTTAGGGAATACAAGTGAATCAACGACAACTGTTACATTTGATGGCGTAACAGCTTCGTCTTTAAAAATAGATAATAGCGTTGGTTTTGTTGAGATAACTCCAGTCAGTGTAAACTGGGCACACATCGCTACAGACCGAGCAAACTTTATTTTTAGCAAGCCACTCTACACGATTGGCGGGGGAGGATTATCTTCCTATACAAATGAAGACCTTCCATTGAAACGTGATGGCATTACAAAACTTGTCTTAAATGCGACAGATGCTATCTTTACAGACCCAGTAACAGCTCCAACTTTCCACCGTAACTCTGACATGATGGAAGTATCTTATGCAGACCATCGACATGACAATGCAACACAATCATCTGATGGATTCCTAAGTGCGTCTGACAAAGCAAAGCTGGATACTATTACAGCTGATGCAAATCATATAACTGGTTCTGCGACTAACGGAAACATCTTGGTAGATGGTGCTGAATTAAATGTCTACATTCACCCATCAACTGATGGTAGCTTGCACGTTCCTGCAACAGGCACAAGTAACAATACAAAAGTATTGAAGGCAGGTTCTACTGCTGGTTCTATAAGCTGGGGCTTTGCTGACTTTAGCGAAGTAACAGGAACCATTACTGACACCCAGCATGGAAGTCGTGGAGGCGGAAGCTTACACTCCGTAGCTACGCAATCTGCTCATGGTTTCTTGAGTAGTACAGACAAAGCAAAATTAGATGGCATTCAATCTTCTGCTATTAATCAGACATCTGCTGATGCAAGATACTTACAGTTAACTGGTGGAACAATTACTGGTGCTCTTACTTCTACGTATAGCAGTGCCTTCATATCAAAGAGCGCTGGATACAAGTCCTTTATTATTCACCATCCTTCGGCGGATAACTTTATTATTGCTCCTTCTGCTACAGCAGATGGTGTAGACTGGGATTGGACAAAACAAGTTCTGATTTCATCTACTGGAGCATTAACATTAAAGGATACGCTAACAGGAACGAATGGTACATTCTCTGGAACCATCTCTGAAGGCGGAACGTCATTGGCTTCTAAGTACGCTCCACTTAGTCACGTTGGTACAGGCGGCACAGCTCACGCGGCTGTAACGACAAGTACAAATGGATTCATGATTAGTACGGATAAATCTAAATTGGATGGAATTTCTACTGGCGCGAATAAGACAACCAGCTCTGCTACAAATGGAAACATCAAACTGGATGGAGTCGAGACAACGGTTTACACGCATCCAAGTGGTGACGGCAACTTACATGTCCCAGCTACCAGCACAACAAACAACGGAAAGTTCTTAAAGGCTGGAGCTACTGCTGGTTCTATAAGTTGGACTGGAATTAACTTTACAGATGTATCTGGAACTATTACAGCAGCTCAACACGCTGCTCAAACAGATGGAACATTGCACGCTGTTGTTACTACGACAGTTAATGGTTTCATGTCAGCGGCAGATAAAGTTCGTCTGAATGGCATACAGGATAATGCGATTAATCAAACAACAGCAGATGCTCGTTACTTACAGATTGGTACTGGCGGTTCTATCTCTGGAAGCGTAACAGTAACAAGCGTAGGAGATTCGATTATCAATATTAATGCCGATACGGATAACGACACAAACGAGAGTGGCGAAGCAAAACTTATTCTTACTCAAGATGGTGGAATTATCGGGACGGAAATTAAACTTAGCCAAGTTGATAACAACTTTGTCCTTGCTCCATTTGTGGATTACAATACAGCAACACCAACGAAGAACTATAATGTGCTTGTCCATGATAAGAAGATTTGGCACGAAGGAAACTTTGCAAAGACAGAGTTTACTCCTGCTTCGCATATCGGTACAAATGGCTCATCCCATTCTGCTGTAACGACAACAGTAAATGGATTTATGCTTTCTACTGATAAAGTAAAGCTAGATGGTATCTCAACTAGTGCAAAGAACGTAGCCTCATCATCAACCAATGGTAACATTAAAATAGATAATGTTGAGACAGTTGTCTATACGCATCCTTCTGGTGATGGCAATCTTCATGTGCCTGCGACTAGCACAACGAATGCTGGTAAATTCCTAAAAGCTGGTGCGACTGCTGGAAACATTTCTTGGACAGGCGTTGCCTTTACCGATGTATCTGGTTCTATTACTGCTACACAGCATGCTGCCCAAACAGATGGAACATTGCATGCGGTGGCAACAGCTTCTGTTAATGGATTCATGAGTTCGACAGATAAGTCTAAATTGGATGGAATTCAATCATCTGCAATCAATCAGACAACAGCTGATGCTCGCTATGTATTGAAGACAGGCGATACAGTATCTGGTAATACAACATTCCAAAGCATTGGCTCTGTTAGTTTAACGCTTCGCGCTGATACGGATAATGTTACGGAAACAGATAATCCAACTTTAAAGTTCTTGCAAGATGGAGATGCAGTAGGAGCCAACATTGGATTAGATGCCAATAACCATTTCTATATCCAGCCTAGTACAACAGCAAGTGGCACGGAGGAAATCTACTTCCAGAAGATTGATGGTACTCAGTATAAGCTATGGAACGCTTTAAACTTTGACCCTACGACTAAGTCAGATGTAGGCCATACGCATACCGTTGCGAACATTACTGACCTTGCAACGAACTATTATGACAAGACTTCAATCAATACTCAGATGGCTGCAAAAGGCGATGTATTCTTAGCTAGAGCACAGACATTTTCTGACACAAACACCTTTACAAAAGCAGGGGTAGCGCTTAAGATACAACCATCAAGTGCTGTAACGGCGAACACTGTACTTCTTCAAATGAATAATAGTACAGGTGGAAACCTTGTGACAATGGGAACAGGTGATTCTGGAGAGGCGTCAGGTAAGGTTGTTATTAATGGTGACCTAGTTGTTACAGGTACGACAACTCAAAGTGCGACACAAGATATTCAAGGGGATATGAATGTAACAGGAAACCTAAATGTTACTGGAACTTCTGTCCTTGGAGATAGTGCAGCTGACCAGACAACTATTAAAGGTGACCTTCGATTAGAAGGAAACTTGCTGCCAATCAATAGATATTTAGAGGTTGGTAGATTCCCAGTCTTCGGTATCGCAGATGACTTCCAATTTGAAACAGATTCAATTGATTTCCAGGACATCATCAGCCACATCTCTACATTTGATACAAATGGAAATGGCGTATTCGATGCTCCAAATACTGGCGGCACTCGTTATTATAGATTGATGATTACCTATGCAAGCAGCGGCACAGATGATTCCACTCTTCATATTGTTCAAGAGGGAACATCTACTGAAGTAATTTCATTCGCCCTTCCAGCTGTTAACCTTCCTCTTGATGCAAATAGCGGATTAGGAAACAAGGCTAGAACATGGAAGAGTGCTCCATTTACGACAAGCTACATTGGCAATACAACATTCCAAGCAAAGAAAAATGTATCTGGAAACCTAGGTATTCGATACATTGAAGTGATTGCATATGATTACTATGCATAAGAGGAGGATAGTACATGGCGGTCTATAAAGATATAAACTCCTCAGTACGAATTGGCGGGGCGCTTTCGCTCCC